TCTTTCTAAAGAGAGAAAGTATGAAAGTTGATCGAATTCAGAAAAGATTAAATAGCATAGAAATTGAGTTGGCTAAAAATTCAGCAGTAGATACAGAAAGATGGAATCAAACAAGCAAACTGCTAGAAGACAGAAGGATAGACATTCACCAAATATTTGACCAAATAAATAAAAAATGAATTTTATTATAGAACTATGGGACTTGCTCCTTTTTTTTGTACTAGCAGGTTCGCTAATGGTTGTTATTTTAAATAAGTGAGTTATTCGCGCGAATAATCGTCTTCAATGCGAACAATATCATCCTCGCCAAAATAAGTGCCTGTTTGGACTTCAACAAGAATCATATCTTCGGTATCGCTTGGGTTCGCCATACGATGCTTGTCGCCCAAACCAATCAATGCAGTTTCACCAACTTGGTAATCCTTGTCAACACCATTCTGTGTGACTCTTGCTACACCTTGAACAATAGTCCATGCTTCTTGCCTGTGATGATGGTACTGATAGCTTAATCTTTGTTGAGGCTTAACAACAATACGTTTAACTTTACAATACTCTGTGTCGAGTAAAATTTCATAATACCCCCAAGGGCGAATTGATTCATCTTGTTTTTTATTCATTATCTGCGAATTTTAAAGGTCTAAGCCAACCATCTCCATTATGGAATTTTTTCGTATCTGGTGCAGGACGCATAGGTAAATCAAGTGATTGAGCTAAACTATGCACCTGTACCTCATTAAGTTGCACTCGTTCACCATTAACCCAAACAACATAAGCATGAGCTAGATAAAAAGGCATTGGTACGGAATTTATTTGAACATTATAAACTTCTTCATGAAAATAATCTTCGGGCGAAAGATGTAGTTTAATTGGCTGTTTGTTAGGTTTTTCGATGGTTTCATATGTTGATTGACACCCCGACAAACAAATCAATAAAAATATTATTATTTTATTCATTGACTTTTTCCCATCTATTGTCGTAATTTAACTTAAAACTTCCTTGTTGTTTGTTACCCCAACTACATTCATGCGGAGCAAATAAACTAAGGAAATATTTATCGCCATCTTTTTTATACAAGTAATAAGTTTTACCAACAACAGGCTTGAATCGCATTTCAGCATTGAAGATGATTTCGTTCCATTTAAATTCATTGTAAAGTTGTTTAAGCTCATTTTTTAATTTATTAAATCTTTCATCATAATGCTTATTTGCTCGATGAACCGCTCCAATTTTCCAACCGCCCAAACTATGGTCGGGCTTAATAACAGGAGCGCCCAAATTACTAGCGTAAGGAAGAGAGTGAGGGTTTGGCGCGACATTGTCGGGCAAGTCTTTTTCATCCATTATTTTTCATCACCTTGTTGCCAATTCATGCACCATTTATAGCTTTGCACATTTGTTACTTTTTCTTTATCTTCTTCGGGGATATAGTAAGTAGCCGTTCTTAAATTAGTTTGTAAAGTATCAATTAAAGCATATAAATCTGATATTTGCTTGTCTTTGTTATGTATTTCTAGTTTGAGTTGTCTTTCGTTCATATGAACGAATAATTACACTAAAATTAATCATAAGGCTTGACATCTCCATTCTGTAAAATTTTCTTGTCTTCATACGGAGCAACCGATCTACGATACAATTCCATTTTTGCGCATTCTAATGCACCCACTATATCATTGCAAGTTTGATAGTTAAAATCATTCTGCTCAATATAAATTGAAATTAATTGGTGCAACGCATAATTAAATTGCCCCGCATTTGTGACTAAATTATCTTTGTCTACTTTATCTTTTTCTGATTTTGGTATATAAGGCATAGTAATATGTAATTATAGTATACATTTAGTGAAAAGTCAAGTATATTGTGTAATATAATTTGTGAGTAATAAGCATTATCCAAATACTGCACCTTTTGCGCATGAAAGAAACACGAATGTGAATTTCAATTATGTGTGGGATAGTGCTAATACTAATTGGGTTCCGCAATCTCAAGATAATGCAAGTTTAATTTTAGGTCAAGCAAAAAAAAGTATCCATAAATTCGGATCAGTAGTTATTGCCGACAAAACAACAGAAGAAACTATATGGGACGAAGGCGGTTTATATGAATTTCCCGATAATAATGGAGAGAACCTAGAAATTAAATCTTCAGATAATGGAGATACTCAAGAAATTATAGTAATAGGTTTAGATGCGAATTTTGAAGAACAGACCCAAAGTGTAAACCTAGCAGGTCAAACATCAACAAGCATCACAGGAACATGGACAAGAGTGTTTAGGGCATATAACAACGGATCGCAAAATTTACAAGGGAATGTGTCTGTACATAAGCAAGGAGACGACACTCAAATATATGCAAAAATTCTACCCCAAAACAATCAAACGTTGATGGCAGTATATACTATCCCCGAAGATTGTACAGGCTATTTAATGAAATATCATTGCTCTGCACAAAACACAGATAGTTCTTCAAGCGCGAATGTTGTAATTCATATAAAAACAAGAGAGTATGGTAAAGTATTTAGAACTAGAAGTATAATATCTTGCTCAACAAACCAATCAGATGAAGAAACATTAATTTTTCCTTTAGAGCTACCCCCTAAAACTGATATTGTATTTAATAAAATATCTTCAAATAATACAAATGCATCAATTAATGCAGATTTTGATATAGCATTATTGTAAATAGTTTTTTAATTTATCTATTTGCTTTTCTACATCTTCTAGTTCTTGTTTTATTTCTTTGGAGTAATCTTTTCTTTTATTTACTTGTTGTAATAGCCTAGTGGCTAATTCATTAAGCTCTTCGGCACATTTTAATGCAACTCGATCATAAGCGTTCATAGTTATAATGTGTCACATAGTTGACGACCAAATCTAGTAATTTTTCTTTTACCATCAATTTCAATGAAGTTTTTATTTAATAAATAAAGCTCATGATCTCTTTGAAGTGCGGTTTTACTTAAACCTATCTTAGCGGACACGCTAGTTAATGTAGCCTCGCCAACTTTTTTCAGAAATTGTAAAATTTGTTTTTCAGTAAAACTGATGCCATGAGGAAGTATCCCAACCTTGTCAGATAAATCTTTAAAGTTATCTAATGTAAAATGATAGTTTTCTTTAGCCCCGCAATAAAGAGTGATTTCTTTAGCTCGCTTGACTGCGCTTCTAGCATTTCCACGAATGGTACTTGCTACTGCTTGTAAGCAGTCATCATCAAATGTTACTTCGGGGGCGCAGAGTTTAACAATTTCAGATAACTGATCTTCATTATAAGCCTCAAAATCAATCGTAGTAAGACGATCTTTCAAAGGCGGAAAAATTCTATCAGTTTCGGTTGTAGCAAATATAAATGTTTGTTGTTTAAAATTAAACTCAAAGTTCATGCCATTCCATTCAAAATTTTTGCGAGAATTAGCTTCCGCATTAAAAATGGTGAGAAATGCCATAGTCAAGTCTTTAGGAAGGGCATGACATTCATCAAAAAGAATGGTAACTTCATTGTCAGCGATAATAGGCAGAAAGATTTGCTCAAAAAACTGCTCGTTATTTTTAATTGTTGAACAATTTAACTCAAGGAAAGCTCGTTTATCACCATCTTGATTGCATAGGTTTTTGGCAAATTCTTTTGCAAACTCTGTCTTCCCAAGACCTTTTGCTCCTGCCATTAAAAGGAAAGGAGCTTGGGATGTCTTATGGAAAGCATCCAAATAAAAAGATAATTTCTTTTTGACTGCATCTTGACCGACAAGATCGGGGAAATAATTACTCATAATTAGAATTGTGTTAATGTATATTCAATTTTAGGAATCTCTTCCTCACTAATAACCTTAGAACCACTAGGTTCTTGTTGGATGGGGCTAATATAGTCGTGATCTGTAATGCTGTCAAGCCATTTCTTACAGACAACAACTTTGCTTTTTCGCCCGACCCAATCGCCTAGCTCTTCATAACTAATTTCAACATATGGGCTATAGCCCTTTGGTCTTCCTCTACTCATAATGGCAATACATTAGCAGAAGAAGGATAAGTAGTCAAATAAAAACTTTAACTTGGAGATTTTTTAATGTCGCAGACAATGATAACATTATAACCATCGCTTGGCTCGTCCCTAGTGTAAATGTACTCTACGTGATGACCAAACCTAGAAGTAAGCTCGGATAATTTATTTTTCATAAAATCTAAACCCATATCTAAATGCTTATGAGCTTTATTCCAAATATGAGGTTGATGCTTATTGACTTCTCTGTACCTCTGCTCGTCAGGAAAAAATAAAATTAATCTTCCATTATCTTTTAAGATTCTCACCATTTCGTTTAAAACGACAGCAGTATCCACGAAATCCTCGATCAAATGCGAAGAGAAGACAATATCAAATTGACCATCTTCAATCGGTAGACCTTTTGTGATATCAGCAGGTATGTCGTTTTTATCTTCACCAACCTTGGTATAAGGATTGGGGAGATCAGAGCCGATGGCATGAGGTACAACTTTACTGCCCCCAAATCCAATATCAATTATATTATTTGAGTTGAGGTAGTTTAAAATATGTTTTTTATGTGATTTTGTTTCTGACATTTTATTTTCTTTTATTATATAATATTAATATTTCCAATTAAATCTATTAATTTCTTCTCTGTAATATTTGGAGACAAGGTTTTTAGTTTCAACATTGTAGTAATCTCTATAGTTTTTTATAGAAATAGGTGTATTTGATTCGATCAATTCTTTTTTGCTGTCAAGTATATTTTTTTGACCAAGCACTTCAGATGACCAAGATAAACCTGCTTCTGAGCGAGATGACAAATCTTTTGTATATGGAAATGTATTATATAATGAATCAATATCGACATTTAAATAATCACATAGTGAGCCTAATTGATCCTGAATTTGATCATATTTGATAATATGAACATCCTCTTCACCAATCAACCAATCATAGCATCGAAGTGGAGCAATATAATCAGTTAAATTATATTTTTTTAAAAATATTTCGTCTGGAGTTTCAGTAAAGAAACAATAATTGTGAGTATCCTTAATTTCATTTACATAACAATTCAGCCAACTAGAAAAATCAACAAAGGAAGCCCAAATATAAGGAATATGATAGATAGATACTAAGTGATCCCAAGGGTTGCGAATAATAGAAAATTTAAAATAATTTTTGATTTTCGAGTCAACCTGCACAAGTTGATTTAACGTCCAATGTTTTGCGTCTTTTCCTTTTATGAAAGTAACTTCTTCCCAAAATTCTGAAGAAGATAACTTATTTGCATAAAAGATATTATAAATTTGATTGCACAAATAACTACCAGAAGTTCTTGGTATATGTATAAATGCTAATTTTAGTTGATGGCAAATCATTATGATAAAACATCTTTTATTTCAGCCTCTTGCATTTTAATTTTATGCATTAAAGTCCAAGTGACATTTTTTAAGGAAATTAATTGCCCAAGATCAATTTCTCTTTCGGGAGGTATATCAATGCAATCTTGATTTAGTACAATCAACTCATCTAGCGCATCAAGTTGCTTCTTATATAAAACCATTAAAACTTGAATACAGCTTAGAGATGTGTTTTTTAATCGCTTGCGTTGATCTAATTGTGGAAAAGAGTCTTGATTCAAAAAATTCTCAATCATTCTGATATTTGCAAGATGCTTAGCTTCAAAGTCGCAAATCTCTTCTGTGTAAAAATCAAAAGTATCCCAAGCTAAATCAAGTTTATTTGTCATAAAATCTTTTGTAAAATTTCAAGCTCTTGAACCCCAAGATATTTAACAAAATAAATGCAAAAAGAAGTAAGCTCGGCATGAGACCAATTACTATTATTAACAATATCGGCAACTTCATCATAGTTGCCATTTTGCCAAGTTTCAGTTAATACTATAAATTCAGAATTCATATCTTTTTATTAGTGTACATAATAATATGGAATTTAGAAAAAAAATTTGTTGGTCGTGCATGTGTTTATTTGGGGTCTTTTTATTTATTATTTGGTCTTTAATAGCTTGCAGACAAGGTAGTTTTCAAGAGCTCTATAGTATTCCAAAAATACCACAAAGTCAAGAACAAAAGTATAGTGTCTATTATAAAAATGATTTCGGGCTAAGATTCAACCATCAAATTGGTCATAATTCAGTAAAAATAAAAGTCCCAACAACCATATCAATACTATTGCTAGACGCAAAATATAGAGAAGTGGACTATTTCTTTTTTAGAAAATTTAATAATTGGTTTAAGAAAATAAAATTTGAAAATGGGATAATGGCGATTGACCAAGAAGAGAATTTAGATTGCGATAATTTCGCTATGTTATATAAATCGTTTATGAGTGTGGCAAATTATAAAAGTAAGGTTGAGCAGGAACCTGCAGTTGGATTAGTTATAGTTGAACAAAAGAATGCTTTTGGAGGAATACCAAAAGGAGGTTTGCATATGCTGAATCTAGTATTTACAAATAAAGCATGGTATATATTTGAGCCACAAACAGGTCAATATATTGAGCTAGAAAATTACCCAAACCAAGAATACATTCAAACTATTATTATTTAATATTTAAATAAAAATGGAGCCACCTGTCAGGATCGAACTGACGACCTACGCATTACAAGTGCGTCGCACTACCATCTGTGCTAAGGTGGCTTAATTTATAATTAATTATTAATTCTATAATTTTATTATAATTATTTTTTATTTGTTTTATATTTTTCTTCCAGGTAATACCTCCAGAAAAAATGAAAAGCTTCTTCGTCATCATTTTCTAGTGCAGACTTTAATTCTTGAGAATAAACTTCTTCCCAATTTCTATCTTCTTCATTAAACATAGTATCTTGAGGCTTTAATAATTTATTATTTGAACAACTTGAGATAAAAAATATTAAAATTAAAATCGGCACATATTAAATTACACATTATTGTAGCCAATGATTATTTATAGATAGTAAGTCATAATTTTTGAGCTGATGAATTTGGTAAAAGGAAAACTGAATACTTGGCTCGTCAAAAAGCTCGGTCATATAATATCTCTGCATATTACCGAAGGCAATCTGATATATAGAACAAGCAGTAGTTAAGTTTTTGCCGCAAAACAATGAAATTTTAATTAATGGATCTGACGTAAAAATAAAATTGACTATATCACTATAAAAATCGTCAGGAAGAGAATCGTCATGATCTATATTAATATCTTCTTCAGCAATAGAATTGAAATTATCAGTTCGAACAATTGTTCGGTCAATATACAACTCATTAAAACATTCAAATAAATTTAAAAAATGATTTGATACTAAATCAAGACCATTAGATAAAAAAATATGACTTTCTGTACTCAATGAGAATGCTTCTTGACTTTAATAGATGCGATAATGGATCTAGCTCCATTTTCATTATCGGTCATTAGCGCCTCGCCATTAGTCATCATGATTTTCCACATCATTTTGCCCATGTGTTCGCGTTCTTTTACATAAACAACTTGTTTAGGATTAATGTGATATTTTTCGTTATTTGAATCTTCTATACGGATCATATTATTTATTAAGTGTTTGTCCAAAATTAACCATAGACCTTTTAATTCTATGTAAAGTAGCGCTCATGAATCCATCGGATTTATTGAAAATTTTACATAAATGTTTTCTTGAGCAGCCTTTTTTAAAATGTAGTACAGCTATTAGCTGATTTCTTTTTGAAAGATTTTGATAGCATTTTTGCAATATAGAGTTACGCAAATTTAAGAGCTCTGCTTGCTCTATGCAGGTACTGTGCAAAAATTTAGAGTTACGATAGCTTGATTTTTCTGAAAGAAAACTATAGTCTGAACTAGTAAACTCTCTATTTCTTTTAAATTCTGTAAAAAAACCTCTTATTTGCCAATAAGCGATTGAGAGTGCAAAATTCTTAAAAGAACCTTTTGTGGGATCAAATTGATCGCGCTTTTTCCATAAAATAAATAAGGTATTTTGCAAAACATCTAAAGCGTCAGATTTATTTGTGATATGACTAGAAACAAATGAACGAAGATCAGGGAGTAAATCTTCAACATGCGATGAAAACTCTTTATTTGTAATATTTTTATTTAATAACATCGATAATTAAATCCAAACTATTATTGGGGTTTTTTTCAATAATTAAATTAATGCTAGATTTGTTCTCCACAAATAAGGTTTGATAGATGCAGTCAACAATTTTTGATATTTCAACATTTTCATGCAAAGAGCCATTATAATATTCGATCTTATTATAAATAACATCCAAAAGATGCTGTAGCTTTTCTTCATTATTGTGGTCTGAGTTAATTCTTATCATGGCAAAACTATCCTATTAGGGTCATGTTCAAGTTCATAGTTGTCCCAATAGTCGTGATCATATTTACTAAAAGTAATATCAGAAAATAAAGTCAAGTTTTTGCCATCTTCAGAAACAAAGGCGACAGCAATTCCTTCAGGCACACGACCGCTGCCGTCAGTGTATTCAAAGCATTCATCATAACCATGTTCAGAATAAATGATTTGTTCAGAGCTAATTTTCATTACAATAGTCTACATCTTGATTTGAAAGTGAGTCGCTCTCATTCTCCCATTTATCAGAATAAGGGTTATACCGTTCAATGCTAAGATTTTGTGCACAAACATGCTTGTGCTTTAATGAGAAGTCATGAAACGATAATGCTTGTTGTGCTGACTCGGCCATATAATAATGATAATTATTTATTGCCGCCACATCTTTGCCGACATTATATTTAATTCGATATTCGAATAATTTATTATTTGTCGATTGCTTCTTCATTAATTTGATGGTAAATGTAATCAAATAAAATAAAAGTCACTTCTGTAAACATTCTTGCATCATCATGTTCATTACTTATTTCAACCCCAACAGGTTGACCCTCAGACACAGGCATGTCATCATCTACATAAAAAAATTCTTCAAAATCAGAAGCATATACAAGTTCAGAGTTCATAATTAATTAATATTTAACAGTTTGAGAGGAAACAATAAAAAATGGATTCAGTAAGTTTTCTTTATTATATAATAAAGGTTCTTTAGTGTCAGCAACAAGAACTTTAGCACCACTTTCTTCGGAAATTATTTGTGGAGCGCAAGTGTCCCATTCCATGGTTGGGCCAAATCTAGGGTAAATATCAGCTTGACCTTCTGCCACCAAGCAAAATTTTAGGGAGCTTCCGATATTAATAGTTGCTACTTCGTAATTATCTTTTAATTTATTAATAAACTCTTCGGTTTCTTTATTTAAATGAGACTTGCTCGCAACTACATTGATCTTATTTTCTTGGAAATTGTGGGAATAATTTGCATATATGCGCTCATCATTTTTAAATGAACCAACTCCTTGGATTCCGTAATACTGATCTTGTTTTTTGGGGCAAGCAACATAACCAAATACAGGCTCATCTCCTTTACATAGGGCGATATTAATGCAAAAATCATCCCCGCCCGCAACAAATTCTTTGGTTCCGTCAATTGGGTCGATTAACCAATAATAATCCCAATCTTTGCGGTCTTCATAATTGATATGCTGATCCTCTTCAGAGATAATATTTGACACTTTTGTGTTAGCAAATAGAAATTCCCTTATCCTTTTGTTGGAATGAAGATCGGCCTCGGTAAGAGGGCTTTTATCATCCTTCTGCAAAGTCTCAAAACCATTTGCTTGTATCTCTACAACTTCTTTGGAAAGTTCGGCACCAAAAGATAGCAGTGAATCGATAAATGTTTTATTTATTTGCATATTTATAGTAATTTCATTTGATCAGGATGATCGACATTTTCTGATTCTAGCATATTTTCAGCAGTTTTGTCAATAGTTTTTTTGCTTCTTAACCAATTTCTTTGAGCCATGCGCACGACAAAGCGCATAAAAGCAAAAGCATAGACTTTATTTAAAGATATAGATTGGCTCGAGCCCGTGTTGTCAAATAATGTAAAGACTTTAGAGTCTTCATCGTACTCAAAGGTCGCATTTTTAAGTTCTTTTTTAATTATCATCCATATAAGTATAGATGAAAGTTCAACAAAAGTCAAGCTACAAATTTAAGCAATAAAACCCCCCTCATTTGAGGGGGTTTGAGTTGAGTAAAGTTTCTTTAATTTTTAAAAAATTGCCGCAACTGCTTGGACAGAATCATTAAACATGACCACTTCAGGGATCTCGGCGGTATAGTCAAGTCCAACTGATTGAAAAATGATATTTATATCATCGCTTCCAAGCCAGTTTGAGAAGCTTTGGCTTACATTGCTATTAACTGTCCATCCAGCATAATAATAAGCATCAACGGGTGTCGTTGAATCTACAGATAACGATGTCCATGAATTAGATTCTGATAGTGAATCTGTAAAAAAGTATGAAGCCATTTCACTGCCATCAGAGCTGTTTATCAGGCCGCAAGGCATCCAGCCATAAACATCTGAATCGAAATAAGTATTCATAGATAATGCAACATCTATTGCCAAACTATCTGAAGAATACCCTCTTTTAACGATGAATGCATACATGTATGCTGCAGCCACACAACTATGAGGTGCTTGAGCGGAATCAGCCGTCAAATTGTACAAATCTAGCCTGCCGGCACTTCCATTTTCAGTAATAGTAACTTCTGGCTCAAACGAAATCCAGCCATCAAACACACTATTAACACAGGGATCACTTGACCCCAATGAGCTCTCATCGGAATCTTCTTCGATTACCGTTAGATTATCTAACTCCCAAGTCGCACGACGAGTTTTAAATACATCATTCTTTAGGTCATCTGGAAAAGGATCATCGTCCGCTCCAAATAGTATAGGGAAGCCTATGCAGTTTTTGATAGTATTACCGAAAGTTTTCAGCACATCCTTGATCGTATCGGAAGTAGATACCGAATTAACAGCATTAGAAAGTGCAGTTGTACCAGAGAGAAAATTGGTGACATTTTCACATTTTGTGCCTTTTAATTTCCAACCAGGAAATAACTGACTATTAAATACAGTATTATCCTTAAACATATTTTTTACAGATATTGCATTACTTACATCCCATCCTTTAACTGGCTGATTAAATACAGACGACTCAAACATGCCACTAAAATCAACTTCTTTTTCATTTTCAGCGAGGTTTTGGCCAAATTGTCCAGCCCATGCGGGTAGTTGTGAATCAAAAGCCGTGTTGCTTTTGAACATGTTCTTGAAAGATTTTACTTTGCCAATATTCCAGCTATTGGTAGATTCGCCAAAAGAACTACCCTCAAACATACTTTCGAAACTTTCGACATTAGAAGTATTCCAGTATTCAGTTCCTGGCTCAGCCCAAACAGTCTGATTAAATGAAGAGGCATTACAAAACATTCCTTTCATAGTGGTTGCAGAGCCAGTTTTCCATTTACGAATTGGTTTATTGAAAGAGCTCGCACCGCGAAACATGTTCTTGAACGAATTCACATTAGAAACATCCCACTGAGCTGAAAAACCATTGTATTCTTTTGCGTTATGAAACATTCCCTCCATTTTTTGAGCCTTAGAAACATCAATTCCTCCAAGATATTGCTTGAAATCAGCATTATTTTTAAACATGTTCTTGAAATTAGTAACATTAGAAGTATTCCAGAATTCATTGATACCTGCTCTATTGTAAACAGTACCCTCAAGGAAGCTTTCGACACTTACAGTTTGGCTAACATCCCAATGCTTAATATTAACTGCTTTATAAGCGGAGTACTCGAAGCATCCAGTCAAATCGGTTAAATTACCCCCACTGACATTATTAAGCTTAAAATGATAAACATAAGAAGAACAGCCAGACATAAATCCAAGCATGCTTGTAATTCCATCCAAGTTCAGATTTGAAAGCACACTGCTGTACTTAAAATTAGTACATCCTGCAAACATATGGTCAATTGCTCCAGAGAAAGACTGAGTATGGCCAGCCATGTTTTCAACTCGCTGCATGCCATAATTTGCAAAATCTCCAACTCCATGCAATTTAAAATTAGTGCCCAAATTGATTCTGAAAGCTTTACGTTTATTCATTGGGTTGATACTGTTACTATTAAAAGTAAAAATATCATATGCAGATTCATCGACACTGTAGCGCTGAGTTAACATGCCGCTCCATTCACTTAAAGCAGGTGCAATACTTGTATCAACAGAATCGACAATTTCAAACTCAGAACTGTATGTAATCCCATCGATGTCATAAAAATATTGCAAAAAGCCTGATTGTGTTTTTGTGTCTAGCTCGCCGTTAGAATAAGTTGCATCTAAATGAGAATTAGATTCAAGTCGAAAATTAACATCATTAGATGGGATACTGTATTTTTCACCCTTAACAAGTTTGATCCCATCAGAACTACTAACCCCAATATAATCCCCACTAAACTTAAACACTAAATCAGTTTGATTTATTGACATGCTCAGATCGCCTTTTTGATTGTTTAAAAACACATTAGAGCCATATCGTGCGACAGACTGCTTGGGTAATGCCAAATAAGATTCCGTATCGGAGGCGAAGTTTTTCCAGCCGCCCGTTATTGAAACTAATTTTAAACCTGCATTACTGTGATATCTAATTGTCTGTGAAGTATTGTCCGTGTGGATAAGGTTGACTTTTTTGTCGGAAATAACAATACCATTATTACTGTTATTTGAATATGTAATATTCTGTTGTCCGCCCTCGCCCCAATTAACAGTAGCGCTAAATATGGGGTTACTGCTAGTAATCCCGGGAGTGTCTGATGCCCCAGCAATTACGAACGATACAATATCTTGGGGTGTATAATAACCTTTGAATTCTAATTGAGCCATAATGTTTGTTGTTTATTGTTTATAAATGCATATACACATTTTTTTTGAAAAAACATATATTTGAGAGAATAGAAATCATGAAAGCTGCAAGGGCATGTAGCAAATATTTTTATAAAAATTAAGCGGGTTTTTCGAATTTATAACCAAACCTAATGATGTCCGAGTGATATTTTTTTGCCACCATTCCGATAGTTTCTTCATCATAATATTCGCTATAATGCTTATGCTTGGTAGTATTTTGGGTAGGTAAGGCTTGATATGGAATGCCTATCTCTTGGCATGCATGCTTGTAGTCATCCGGAAGATTTTCGACTTTACCTATAAAATTAAAATCTTCGGTTATCCATTTTAGTTGAGATGGTTCATGCATCCCCTGAAACGCGCTTTTAGTTAAAAAATCTTTAAATGATTGAGTACCTTCCTTCACTTTTAGGCAATCTTTGTAATAACCGGGAGCGCATAATTGAATTTCTTTATCGTCAGCACATTTAAGTGTATAAAAATATTGAGAAACAATTCTCGAAAAAGGATTACGGACAAAGGCAAACCTATAGTATTCATTCCAGGCCAAACCTTCCTGATTAAAATATTCCTCCATTTTATTGCCAGTGACATGATGATAAAAATAAGATTTTCGGCCACCAACAGCTTTTACATCAGACCACCTGCATAAACGGTGACGCATGGCGGTAGTGGCATTTTTTGGTATCGATATAAAAAGAAATTTTTTTCTGTGAGATAATACCATTTTTATAAAGGGTTTTTTTGAAATTAAGTGGGTTTTGCGAATTTATAACCAAACCTAATTATATCTGCGCGATATTTTCGAGCAACTATTTCCATTGTTTCTTCGTCATAGTATTCGCTATAATGTCTATGGGGAGTTTGATTTTTTATTGGAAGAGGTTTTCTGGTAATTCCCAGTTTTTTACAAACTATATCGAAATCAGTTTGCAAGGTTTCGAATCTGCCGATAAAGTCGCAGTCAACTATTTGAGATGCTTGATCTGAAAACCAAATGCCATCTTCAGCGGTATGATTAACTAAATTGATAGATACAAATTCTTTAAAATTACTTGGGACCACAAAGTTCTCTGAGCATTTTACGCCATCGTGTTGCTGCATATATTTATATATAGACACTGCTCGATCAAAAGGATTACGCACAAATGCAAACTTAAAATAAGAATCTATTAATTGTCTGTCATCCTCGCATGTGTGATTCTTTAATACTTTATAGCTTACATGATTAGGGTCATCATCGTAGTTTTCATACAAAAATTGAGGCTTTAAAGCGTCAAAAACTTTATTGAACTGATGTTCTGTGCATTCATCGGAGCATTCCAATAATGAATATAGTATAGATGTAGAGGCAGTTTTAGGGACTCGAACGAAAACAGATTGTGTATTCCAAAAAATCATAATTTATATTAAAAAGTTAGATATAGTTTGATGCAGTTTCTTGACCCTTAATTTTATTTCAAAATCTAACTTGTCGGGCCAATTAGCAAAAAGTTTAGAAGCAATAGAATAATTATAATTTAAGATATTTAACACATCTAAGGAATTTACAGAATCCAAGCAAAATTGATTGACTTCGGACTGATTGATCGGCTCAGCTTCGGCGATATTAATTCCAATAAAATCATGATGATTATTTGAATCGTAAAAAATAGGTATAGAGAGAGAAAGTACTGAGTCGAATATTTTTTCTGTAAGATAATTATTCTCGATTGTGTTTTCAAGTGCAAAAAGAAATTTAGCATTTTTAAAGCACCAATCTAGTTTATTTCTGTGAAAAGAATTTCCAGTATAAATAGTTTCTTCTGTCAAAGAGCCAAGTTCTTTATTTCCTCTGCCAAAAAAATCACAATTCAACTCTGGTATAGTGACAAGATAGTCTGCTAATTCATCTTTTAATCCATTTAAGCACAAGCCTGTAGGATTCTTAGAGAAATCGAATTGATTTTGCTCAGGTGGAGTTTTGCGATAATATAATCCTGTAATATCATATGTTTTGCTTTTGTAAATTTTATTAAAATCAATACGATTTAAAAGATTTAAGTAAAACTGATAATTTTTTAAGTAAACTTGGTCGGTAGTCAAGAAATAAGGTATATATTTATATTCAAAAATGTCAGTAAATTTATGATTAATAACGTGGTAATGAAAATATAAGCTATCATCATCCTTATCCCTAGCAATATAATCACCTTTATCAGATCGAGTAAAAGTAGACCAGCTATTGTCCCAAACAGGCTCTTCGCTAACCAATATAACTGGCTTATTTTGCTTTACCGATAAAAATCCAGAAAAATCTTTACGAATATCATTAATATAAGAAAATAAAATAAAATCCGCATCATTAGGACAATCGACTTCACAAAAGAACTTACTTAATTCCGCTTGGTATGAAGCATAAGAAAATAGGCAAATTTTTGTACTATAGCCGTATTTATAATATTTAATTAAACTCATGAATAGTATAAGTCTTTGCAGAATCCTGAACGATATGCCAAGACCTTCTTTGGGAGTCAGGTCGCCAAGGGTTTAATTGAGACCATATTCTATTTCTCTGTATCTCGTAAAACAAACGAATATCAGGGCAATTTTCTGGTGGGCTCATTTTATTTAAATGCTCAACAATTTTCATGGCGTTAAATTTATCTTTGCCAGAAAGAGAAGAAAAGTCAGGATTTAACAAGTCATCCAAATCCAATAATGTTTGATTGATATAACGAGCTTCTTGGGTAGACTCTATGTGATTAAATAAATCATAATTAAAGTCTAGACCTTCGAGTTTAAGAGCTGACAAGCGGTTGTATAAATCAGAGTCATCCCAGCCATAAGTTGTGATTCCTTCATGATAACCATTGACCCGCCAAAAATCTTCAGTCTTGCAGTAAAGTTGTCCATTTAGATGAAGTTCGTTTTCATTTCTGGCAATTTTCCAATTACCACGAAAAAAAGAAAATTCAGGTAAAATGTGAAAACTCAAAAAAGTTGGGTCAAGTACAATATCTGAGTCTAACTTTAAAATATGGTCATATTTAGCGAAAGAAATTGCCAGATTAAATGCATGACTTAAAATCCATTTTGGCTGATTATTGACTCTCAACAATTTAATATCTTTTGATGCACAATTCCGGTGTAAATCAGAATATTTAATTGGCTCATCGGAAGACCAATCAAGCACAATGATTTCACTGACTTCATCTAATTCATCCCACGACTTTATCGAAAGCAGAAGATTATCAGTGCGATTCATTGCACAGGTTACGAGAGAACACCCTTTCTTGAAGCTTTTCATAAACTTATTTTACACTAAAATGAAGTACCACTCTCTAAAAACTTATAGGTTTCATACATGCAACTTGGCGACAAATAATGAGATGAAATTTTACCATTCAAGAGTTGTTTTTTTGCAAAATCATCAGATTCATGAGCCCAATTCAAATCTGCATTACGATCTGCAAACGGAATCCATAAACCTTCGTTTAACTGAATGTTGTCTATAATTTCAATTCCTGCATCCCTCATAGATGCAGCAACTCCAATATCCTCACCTCCTTCTTGATGTAAATAAAAATCAAGATGATTCCAAGCTTTTTGAATTGCAGATCGCGATAAAATATAACCTGACCCCCCTTGAGCATATGGTAGTCCTTTGAAATTTTTTTTCTTTCCTATATACAAATCATCTTGGGGGTTAAAATTTTTTAGGTACTCTTTGAGAAGTTCGAAATTAACAAAAGTGTCATCATCGCATTTAAATAAAAAGTCCCAATCGTGAGACAAGGACTGTTTTAACATTTTATAAGTTTTTTCAGGAAGCCTACTGCGACTCTCACCCAAGTCGGGAGAGCAGTTCAGGGTATTTTTCATTGATTTAGACTGAACTAAGTCACCATAAAAAAAATATTCATGAGGGCTTTCAATACCTTTCAGCCAAGTATTTAAGCAGGCATCGGCCTGCTCTTGTGTTTCGCTGCAGGTTAATACACAAACTAATATTTTCAATTATTTTTAATTAGGCTAGAAGTATGTAAGTAATTAATCCCAATTGCCTTGGGCAACATTTCGTCCGTCTAAATTACTCCAATCTACTGCAAATGGATCTTCGTCTTCGTCTTGCTCGATATGTTCGCCTTTAAATTGCTGCTGTTGATCGTCGTACAATTTCGCATGCATGCGCTGACCCATCCATAAAGATTCTAACAATAGCGCTCGCACCGCTTCAAGATTATAACTTTCTTCTCGACTGCAACGATATGCTTGTTTTAATACATTGCATAATGTTCGTTTTTCATCAAGTGGCTTATCCATTTCTTCGCGCATTTGCTCAGAAATTTCTTTGGTAAATGGTTTTGGTTTATATTCGCTCATGTTTATATATACACTTAACCAAAAGGATATCCTTCTTTTAAATATTGATTGTATTGCTCTTCGGAGTAATAATCCCAGCCTGTTTTTGCGCAAATTTCTCGCACTAATTCAAGGAAATAAAACACATGTGGATGATTCTTTTGTTGCATTGTAATTTTAGAACCATGTTTTTCTATGATTGTATGAGCGGGGATATCTATATTGAATTCATTAGCTCTTTCGATCATACCTTCTAAATATTCAGGGTGATCAGTGTCATAAAACATAGAGCTAATTGAAATTAATTCTACATTTTTATGATGTTTTTTAATTTCATATACATTATAATTACACTTTTGAACTGAAATATGTTGAAAAATGATATAATCTGAGTCTTTTAGTCTTTTCAATGATTCATTTTCATCGAAAATTATTGGAATATCTTTACCTTTGAAATTTTTATTTAAAGCCCAAGGATAGTCATTAAAAAAGTCGACACATATCCATTTTACATCAAAGTTTTCGTTTAACTGCTCAACATACCATGTTAGGGCTTTTGTTTGGCAATTCCCGAATAAGGTGATTTTCATACAGATTTAATTGCTTAAAAGTTTTGGGTTAATATTTTTTTTGCGGCAGCGACTCTGATTGAATCTAAACAATCTAAATGTTTATACTCAGGGAGAAATTTTAATTTAAATCTAGCAGCTGAATGAGGTATATGCCAAGCTCGAGTGGCCAGATCAGTTCCGGAATAAACTTGTATGTGTTGATTAGTAATGTCGATGTTATATTTTGAATATAAAGATTTATAATCTTTGTTGTGGTCTTGAGTAAAGTTGAAATAAAAAAACTCTTGATCGTGATAATGGTCTGCATTGGCAATTAAATAATTCAACCTTTCTTTTGTGATGTCTACAAATGCTTGGCATAAATTTTTAAAATATTCTGCGGTTCCTGATGCTATAGATGGGCATGTCCCATCTAAGAAGGTTAAACTAGAATCATTTAAATTCCAATCCTTTTTGCTCGATCCATTATTGAATACATCGTAGTCTGATACAAGAACGAATTCATTTAGGTTATTGACAGTAGAGTATGCCATCCATCTCAGATAGCAATGCAGACCATATGCACTCAAAGCTTTTCCTGTAATCTGGTGACACAAGTCTGACATCTGTTCGGATAGAGTTTTAAAAAAAGGAGAATTTTGCGCATCTTTTAAGCTTACAATGCAAGGGTCAAATCCAGCCCTACTCCAACTTTCGCTCCAGAGATTTAAAAGCTCTTCTTGCTTGTTGAAGGTGTGAGTGTTTCCAGGTTTATTGTTTAGCCCTTCATAGTATGTGAGTATTTTCATATAGTATATCCTTTTAATTCTATTACGCCTTTTTCTTTGAGTGATACAAGATCTATTAGCTCTTGATTATATATATCATGCATGTTTTGCGAATTAGAACTTTTGTTCCCGTGATGTAAAATTGGAGGACTTATTTCTACTTGCTCGCACAAAAAGGCAAATTCATTTGATAAATTTTCGAAACTAGCAATATGGTCTACGATAATTTGACCGTTTTGATCACAATAATATTCATCTTGGGCAGGATTGTTGATTATAATGTTTTTGAGTATAGTTTGTTCGTCAGAATTGGAAAATAATGAAACACAATATTGTCCTTGATTAATTTCTGCCGCGCCCCAAGCTATCGATTCATCTCTACGCAAAAACTTGTCGGCGTAATTTTTAAAATATTTAAAAAAGCTAAAGTATCTAGCCCATGGATTGCGAACAATAGTGAATTTAAAATAGTCGTTCCAATCGAAGTTGTGCTTGGCGAATTGTTTTTTCGCTCGAATGGCTGTATCGTGCTGATAAAAGTCTGCTTCAACAAATGGTTTGCCAACTATATCAATGTATCCTAGCGGATACAAGCTTTCGCGAAAAGAGCGTGTGCCAGTTTTTGGGATATCAATTGTTATAAATTTATGAGAATGAGAAATTAACATGATACATTAAATAATAATTCTGATTGTAATTTGTTTAACAGCGATTCAAATAAATTATTGTTACAATAATCAAAATTATAATTTGGTTGTGAGGATTTGTTGGCAATCTTCCACCATTGTGCATGAGATTTAGTGTGTTTTGTTATAGGTCGAAAACTCGGACATAGGGATATATTAAATGCGTCAGAAATTTTTGTTAATAAATGACGGCCTTGATCTTTTTGTAAAACATCTAGCCGACCGCAAATAAAATTAAATCCTTGTAAAATCTCGAGGTTAGATAATGCTCTGTTAGAGTACTTATGATAGATCGCAAGATCTTCGATGTTTTGATAGTATCCATAATTTATGACTTTCATTCTTGGGAGCCAGCTTGTGTAGGTTCTTATTGGATATATATAAAGGAAATTTTTTTTTGGTTGAGAAGTGGAAAAGTATTCATGCTTATTATCGTCAATACATTGAATATCTTGAGAAAATATATTTTCGTTTATTAAAGAATGTATCCACCTAGTTCCAGAATGTATGTCTCCAATTACCTGAATAGTTGCAATTGGATTGTTCATTAAATTAATGAGTTAAATTTTTCAACTTCTATGTATCTTGGATTGTTTGTTTTTGAGCTGTATTGCGTGCACGGAAGAATATCGTTTGCTCGCTTCCACTCTTTGGCACTTTCGATGACATCAATCCAACAAAAAGATTCTCTAATAAATTTATAAGCATATGCACCAAGTAAATTGTATTCACTGATTGTCTCAAGAGTATTTAAGTAATCTATAATGTCGCCTTTTAAATTTAAAATGTATTCTCTTAATTTTGGAAATAGATCAGTGTGATATACGAGCGGCATTCTTCTCATGAAATTATAATCAGATTCATACTCTAATGTTTGATCTGTCCACGGTTTAAAAACAGTGTTCGGCATTTGTGACCACTTTTGTATGCCAAGGATTGGTTTATTGCCATTAAAATAAACTGAAGGATCGTGGTGGTCTGTGAAAATATTATCACTATCAACGTGACAAATGTAATCCGCGTCGCTCGACACATATTGTTCAGAAAATAGTTTGATGTATTGTTGTCTTATATAACCTTTTTTGATTTTTTTTGCTTCTCGATTAATGAAGTATTTTTGATCTATTGATTCAAGATATTGTTGTGTTTGAATGCAATCGTTTTCATGATCATCTATTACTACAACATTTTCATAATAACCTTTGCAATATTTTTCAATAGACTCCAGGTTATATTTTAAATACTCGAGATCTTTATCGTAGGTTACGGTTATGATTGCGGTTTTCAACACTTTAAAAAATATCGATTATATCTATCATCAAAGGCTATATCAATATATGTACCTTGTGAGGAGTTTCCTAGTAATTTATGTATTTCCTCTGGTTTCATGTTACATTTATTTACAATATCTCTCCCATAATTTTCTGTCCCAATATGTACGATCTAGAAACGTTTGTTGAATACTTGGATCTAGGTCTTCGAATTTTATTTTTATTTTTTTGGAAGTTTTGTTCTTATTAATATGAGTGACTACAACATCGGACTCAATATCTGATTGAAGGATACCATAAGCACCGTGAAATACATTATTAATTAATTCATCTACTCCGCTAATATCGGATATTCTAAAATACTGAAGGTATTGATTCGCTAATGTAAAATGTCTGGGCTCAATCACTTGAGAATCTTGCATGTCAAGCAAATGCCTTATAATCCAACTATCTTCTAACTCGCTAGATTCAAGATATTCAAGTAAATTGGCAGAAACAATCGAATCGTGAGTCGGTTCATGCTTACTACTGTTACCCTTTATGTAATGATATAGCGACATAGACCTTGCAAAAGGATCCCGCAGAACTGTAAAGTTTAATTCATAGTCTCTTTTTGAAGCATGTTTAATCTTTTCTACAGCATCTCTTTGTATTGATGCTCCGGGAATAGTAGGATCAACACTAATCGAAAAAACTTCGACATCTCCATTATTAATAGAATCGATAAAAGATTCCAAGTCAACATAATCAGTTACTTCATCACTGAATTTATGTTTTTTAAAATTGTTATTTATTGTTGCAACATCTGTAGGGGTATGAATGCAGCAAGTCAATTGCTTTCCTTCTTTTAATAAAACAATAGATCTCCTTATTCTTTTGGAAGTCCATCCTGGTATTTGATGCTTGCCTAAATATAAGTTGTATTTTCTGCATAACATCATCATCCAACTTAAAACATAAGTTCCTGCATTCTTGGCTATATGATAAAAAACAGGAAGATGTTTAGGATCTTTAACTATACTCATGACCTTATATAGGTACACTTTATTAAAAAATAAATTCTATTTAAGATAAAAATCTATTTTTTTGATGTAAAATTATTAAATCTCTATTTTTTTGGCAAATATAACTTTCTTTTAGCTTTCTGTCTGCACCCATGGACATATTAGAAATTAATTTTATATCTTTATACCCAGGTTTGTATTTATTTATGTTTTCTTCTGAAGATTCGATAGTATAGTAAATCGCAATGTCGTAATTAACAAAATGATCATGAACACCTTCTTTCACTAGTTGTTTCAACTTGGATAAAGATTTATCAATCAATTCTTTAAGTAAATCACAGTTTTTATAAATAGCCACCCCATTTAAATGATCTTTCCATTGGCAATTTTCCGGCAGATCGACAATGCCCTCATAATGACTTCCGGCGATCAAGAAATCTTCTTCGGTGCAATATTTATGCAGTCGATCAAACCAGCGATACTTAACAGGACGAGTATCAGATTCTAAGACCAAGAAATTTTCATAATTATTCTGAAAAAGAAAGTCTAAGCCTTGAAAAAAAGAGTTATTGGGCCCAGAAGATAGCCCTAAGATAGGAAAGTCATGCTCTTCGTATAATTCATAAGAATGGTTGGTTCGAACATAAATATTTTCTTGCTCGCTAAGATCCAAAGAATGTATATGGATTTTATTTACATATTTATAAGATTCATACTTTAATAAATCTTCATAATCTTTAGGGTCGCCCTGATCAAAAATAAAAAATAAATCAAATAGATATTGTGTCGAACCCCCTAGTCCAAAATAATATTTTAAAGAATGATCCAGGTCGCCTTTTTGGTATTCTTTTTGAGAGCATAAGAATGCTGTAGCTAATTTATTTGTATACTCCATATAGTTAAAATTATATATCAATAAATAATATATATTATAATATATAAAGAACTTAATCTCTATTAATTACCACTTATATTTTTCCCAAATACAAAAAGTATATAAAACTGCTAATAATAATATTGTTGTCATTTTACGATTCTGTCTACTATGATTTGATGTGCGAATTTTTTGTCATGCCAGCCGTGTACTTTAACTTTATCACCTGACATAGATAAATCTTTGTAATGAGCAAAGAAGTTTTTTGAAATCTGAAGAAAGCTCTCTTCTAGGTCTTTGATGTTAGAATATTGTCTGGTATAAAAATTTGGAACACCGACTAGCTTGTAATCCTTCTCTCCCTCGTCGTCCATATCTAACACCCCAAGAATTTTGGTTTCCACAACTGTAGCTCGCTTGATTGGTTCAGGGCTGATAACTAAGATATCAAGGGGATCGCCATCTTCACATAAAGTGCCAGGAACAAACCCATAACTAGCTGGATAAACCATAGCAGAGTTTAAGCATCGATCATACATAAAGACACCAAGCTTCCCATCATATTCATATTTATTTTTAGATCCTTCTTCGATCTCGATCACCGCATTAACAACTTGAGGCGATCTTTCATGTATTGGTAAGTGGTATAAGTTCATTTTATTCCAGTCAAATCAGAAGAAGAGCGAATTTTATCACCAAGTCCATCAATAACTTGTGTTTCGTTTTCTTTGCAGATTTTGTATTCAGGTATTTCTCCATTGCTGCGGTCGCCCCCATTGGCAAAAACATCAGGTTTAATTAAATCAAGAGTCTTGCATACAGTTTTGTCGTCATCGATAGACATTACAGCCTCATCAACACCTTTAATTTGAGATACAATTTCTAGACGATCATCTTCACACATAAAAGATTTTCCTTTTTTTAAAACAGCTTGTTTGTCGTTATTGACAATAACAATTAAATAATCACCAAGTGATTTTGCCATTTTAATATATTCCAAGTGACCAATATGGATTGGGTCAAAGTAACCACTAATTGCAATTTTTTTCATGTAAGATTTTTTTGTATTTGTCTGAAAATGTAAGCCATACACTCGCTATCTGTAAGCTTTAGAGCTCGATATATTTCTAAATCTATAACTTGCTCTATATCTAAATCATTAAAAGGTATTAATTCATCTTTATCTTCCTCGTACAAGCAGACATCGATAATTTTATTTGTGCCAATCGGTTGGGTGACATATATTTTATATATATCCATGTAACTTTTAGGCAGCTCTAATAATCGTTTATATATTTTACTGAAATTAATAGTTAATTCAATAATTGCATGATCTGATAAGTGCTCGTCTTTATAATATTCTCTATAAAGATGATTAAACATTGATTTAAATGTAACCTTTTGTGCTAATTCTCTAAGTGTCATTGTCGTTTACAAGAAGTTTGGGCGGTTTTGATAAGTCTTCCTGTATTCCATAGAATGAATTTGATTTGACTGTAAGTCGATCAATAGCTTCTGCTTTAAAATCGCTTCGTGCTGAATATCAAGAGTATCATATAAAGATTCGATCTTCTCATTTTGTTGGTAAACAAAAAAGCACAGAAAAGTAATTAATAATAACAGTGCAACCTCTATGAAAGAAAACTTCATACAAGTGATTACACAAAAAAATTAACACATTCTTTGATTAAGTCTTTCTTGACCAAAAAGATATTTAATAGCTTTATGACCTTTGTTGATGGCGCGATCCTTAGATGAAGCAGAGAATTGTATATTTGAATACTGTTTAATTAATTCACGAGCTTTTCGTAAGCAATTTGATACATTTTGGTGGGTTGTGCCAAACATCTCTCCAATAGCTTCGCCAGTATAACCTTTTAAGTATAATTGAAAATAACGAATTTGTTTTTTAGTTAAAAAATAGTTATATTTTGTCAATGAATTAATAATTCCATCTATATGGTCGGAGGCGTTAAGTTTTTCAAAATTAGGATCAATTGCACCTCTGGATTCAGATACATGATCAAAAGTTGATTTTAATTCTCCATCATCATTCATTAGTGTGGAATCAAGCTTTCTCATCAGATATCTTTTGTCCGAATTAGAAGAGCCAGATGCTCCCCATTTGGTGGATTGAATCGCCATCATGCACAGAAACTTTTTAAACTCATCAGGCGTTTCAAAATTGTACGAAACAAAATGATCGATCCTTTTAATTAGTCTAAAATTGACATCAGAAAGAATTTCTTCAACAGACATAGCATGCCCAGAGTAGTATTGGTGACCAATAATCCTACGCAAGTCTTCTTGATACTCTAATAAGACTGAAAGCAGCTCAGATGATGAAGTCAGCATAATGAATGTGATAAATCGTTAGAATTAGACATTTTAAAATAAAACAAATGATCAGCAGTATTAGGAAAAGCAGAATCGCGTATGCACTCCCAGTCTTGAATGTCTAAAGAATATCCATCTATTTTACTGTCACGATGAAACATATAAATTTGAATGATCATAATATTATTAAATATATCATCATCATTAATTTTTTCAAGAAAGAATTTTCTTGCGCAAGCAGATGAATTTGCCTTTAATATCGTACGATATATGTTATTGACACTACCGCTAATATTTGCAGAATACTCGATAAGCCAATACTGAGAATAGTCAAATTTTTTTTTAAAGAAATAGCTTTGACTAGTGTTTCTTTTACGGCCCATGATTATTTGTTGTTTTTTTTCTTCCAATTAATTTTGGAGTAGTTGTCTTGAAATTTTTTAGAAAAGTTATTGCGGGGAGAGTCTCCCTTTCCATTTGAGGAGGTTTTATTGATATTACATTTACCTGATTTGCATTTATTTTTACTCATTTCCATTTACAGTAGTTAGGGTTTTCAGCACGCTTACGTCTCATGTAATCTCTTTTTTGAGCTCGGCGCTTTTCTAAGTTCTCATCATCATATTTTTTTTGCGCTTTTTTTTGAGCAGCCTTACCTTTGTCTGATTTTTTATATTTTGATTGAGGGTCCATTGAATGTATAGTCCACTATTGGTTTAACGTCGTTTGGAAAATTTTTTCTATATCCAAATTTTGAAAAATATTAGAATGTAAAATGACCTCATCACATGAGTCGAGATGGTTGTGCCCAAATGTGGGCCAAGAAATTGTATAGTCAATCAGGTCTTTAAATAAATCATACTGCTCCTGTTCATCATGGTTTGCTGGACCAATACCTTCACGCACAATATTAATGACTGTGCCTCCTTGGTTTTTTATCCACTCGGCTTCATTTAAGAAACGAACATCTGTAATAAACACATAATTATTTTGTTGCAAATGAAGATTGACCCCGGATGATATACTGTCTATCCAGCAATTGGGATTAAGTTTCCGCCTAATGTCAGTTCCGTAGGTCACTAACAAAGGACGAATGATAGATTTTTCATCATCCTTATCAGTGAAAGCCGAAATCCCTGTATATTTAATTAAAAGTTCATCAAGTTCCCCCTTGAGGGCGTCAGCAAAAGAATAACGCTTAGACTCTTGCTTAATTAAGCCAAGCATTAATTTACAGCGTTCATAAAAAGTATCTTTGCCTGATCGTGCAAAGCCGGATATTCCAATTAATTTATTCATCGTCTTCATCAAAAATTATATCAGATTCAAAATTGCCATCATGGGTTAGTTCTATGATTTTTTCTTGTAGTGCCCCAATCATGGTGATAGTGTTGATGTCGAACTCTTGTAGGTATCGTTCTACCAAAGTATCTAAATCAAACCGAAATGCATCTGTTTGTTCGTTATAGTCCATAATATTTTTTTATTATAATATATAGTCCACTGTTTGTCAAGCTTATGTTGGAAAATTTTTTTAATCTTCGATTTTTTGGCCAAGTATATAGTCAAAAGATTGCTCAAGATTTTTCTGATTCAAATCAAATGGGTCTAGGTTCTGCCACCCTTTGAACTCTGTCCCTCCAACCTTGCGATATTTACTGAATGCTTTAATCTCATCAACTGGATAAATATTTAATTGTTCAGCATAAACATAAGCATGATATAAATAATATTTAAGATGATTGGGGCATAGAATAAATAAAAACATTTCCTCTTCAAGAATGCGATCCCATTTACCATACCTTAGATGAAATACATCTCGCTCCAAAGAGTAACCTAAATTGTCTACTGCGAGCTCAATAAAAGCATTGCCAAGGATAAAGTCAGCCCCGGAGTTAATGGACTTGCCTTTCTCTAGCATGTAATCGTAATCACAGCCAGACTTCTTGAGGTTAAAATTTTTAAAAATAATTAATTCAAAAATCCAACCAATAATTAAATCAAAAGCAAAGTCTGTTTTGTTTCTGCCTTGTAGATTCCTGTTGTATCGAAAGAGACTATTTAAATATTCAATAGACCTTTCTGTGTGACAATTAAAGAAAATTGAAGCAAAAAGGTAAGGGATTATTTTACAGTCACCTTCTCGGCACAGAAATGCCCTAAGAGATTGTTCGGAATTTAATGCATCTACTAAACCCCAAACAGAATGAAACTTTTTAATGCTAGTTTTATTTGTTAACCTAGACGACCTGGTTTCAAATAAGTGAGTTAAATTATTTTTTAATTTATCTTCCTCTACGATCATAAGAAATCAAATTCAAGCTGAGCATTATCCAAAGAAACAGAAGCTTGCAAGGGAATTGACATCACCATGGCTAAAGCCATCTTTGGTAAGAACAGTTCACCAAGAACCTTTCGTATAAAATTACTAGAGTATTTATAACTAAATGTTCCGTCAGAATTTATACTACAAAATTGATCGAGACAATCAGTAGGAAGGCCACAGATAGCTAGTATCTCTCGAACGGACAAGACTCTGGCATCAGACTGAGTCCCGTCTGGAAGTTTATATCCGGGGTGCACATTATTTTGACTAGATATAGAACCATTAGTCATTGTTACTGTAGGTGCAGGGTCATTCCAGTTCATTCTTTTGTAAGTCGTTTTGAATCCAGAGATCACTCTTTTCTCTCCATCCTCTATGACATGCGGAAAATGAAATGAATTATTAAATGCAGTTTCTCCTTCTGGGGTATGCTTCATCCAGTCAATATGATTTTTGTTATGCTTCGATGCAAAATGCCAAGGAATGTTAGACTGTTCACCACTCTCTAAACTTGGAAACTCAGATACATCTCCTATTACATCTTTAAGTGTTAAGATATCATCCTCTGCATCAGGATGCTGCCACTCTCCATTTTCAGAGATTAAACATATAGATCTGCTTCGAGATTGAGCCGTGCCAAAATGCTTGCCATTTAAAACTTTCGATTTACATTCATGGTTATTTGGAATCTTTGAATTTATAAAATCAATAATTCTTGTAGCTTTGTCTTGATAATTAATATATGTATTAAGCATGGCAGGTACATTCTCAATCATCATATATTTAGGCTGGACTGATTGGTATATCTCCATAGCATAAACAATCAGTTTGTTTCTAATGTCATCTTTTGATCTTTGGGCGTTCGCGATACTCATGCCTTGACAAGGCGGTGTAGCAATAATTAAATCTATGGGTCCAGATTCTTCGCAAGCTTGAACGATTGAATCTCTAGTAGTTTTTTCACATATGTCGCCACAAATGACATGAGGAGTGTTAGGGTACAATTCTTTGTAGAAATCTACACGATCTTGCAATAGTTCATTTGCAACTACAACATCAAAGCCGTGGTCTTTTAAATAAAACTCACCGAATCCTACATTCGCAAATAAAGATAAAACTTTCATATAAATAAAAAAAGGGGGACGACTAATTATAGTCGCCCCCCTTCGGGAAGTCAAGAATAAAATATAATTATTTAGACTTTGAGCACTGGTTACTGTCGCAACTCAGCTTACCGATCAATGCAACTACTAAAACAAGAGTTACAAAAGAAGTAAAGTCAGCGCCTACGCCAACAAAACCTCCAAGCAAACCTTGTAGGTTGCCAATGACATTAACAGGAGCAGAGGCTCCAAATACAGCTTGAACTACAATCAATAGCCCAAGAACACTAAGTAATGTGGCAGCAATACCTTTTACTGCACAAGTGATTTTTTGTAATGTATCTTTCATAATTATTTATTTTAGGGTTAATTAGAAATTAAAACCAAGAGATACTCCAAATACGAACTCTCGTTCGATTTCATCAGAATCTACAAGGTCAATGGAAAATCCTGCTTCAGCATCTCCGACACTACGAGTAAGTTCTGCTCCAACAGCATAATATGTGCGCTCATCAGATGATGTAACCTCAGTATTACCAATAGAACCATCAAGATTCAATCCAGCGAACGATAAATCAAGACTATGAGACAATGAGCCTTCGTATGTGTATAAACTGCGGTTGACATTGCGATAGATGCTCACAGAAGGAGAAAGCAAGGCATTTGAACTAGCAGTAATAACTACCTCAGAGAGAGCTTCTCCGGCCACATCTTCATAATGATTGAATCCACCGTATAGACTAAGTAGGCCATCAAGAACTGATGATCCTAATCCTGCGGCAAAACCATAACTATCAACACCTGCATCAACAGATTGATTAGTGCATGCATGAGCTGATGCCTCTAGCCCAACAACTTGTGTTTCTAGATCAAGCTTTGATTGAAATGATTCAAGAGCTTTTTGCTCGCCTCTATAGATGAAGTCAGAGACATATCCAATGCTTGCAGAGTTGCCATAAGTGGCGACGTTAGTAATAAGCCCAAGGGCTGCGAATAATGATACGATTTTAGTTTTCATATATTGTTAGGGTTTAGTTTATTTAATGCGAACCTCTTTCCATACGACAGATTTTGCTTTCACTTGATCGCGAATACGTCGCTGGTTTGCATTAAGCTGGCTTTTGCCACTCTTAACTTCGATGAATGTGATTTCATCTTCGCCAAAGGATATATAATCAATTGGCTTGCCAAGAAAGTTACATTGTTCGGGTTCAAAATCAAATTGATCTAAGAAAGGAGCTAGTGTTTCAGCTATATGGCCTAACCTAACTTCACTACTTTTTTTTTGGCTAGTGACTTTTTTACGAGCCTCAGTTTCGTCAAGTAATTGTTTCTCTAGATCGGCGAAATCTTTTAAAAGTTTTTTTTCTTTATTATTTAATTCGAGCTTTTGTTCTTTAATTAATTCCTGTTCTTTTATAAAAGAAGATTGTAAATTATGAATTGTTTGATTTAAAGAATTTTCTCTATTATTAAATTCAGATACTTTTTGGTTTAGTTGATCTTTTAATTGATTGTTTTCGGCAATTAAAGATTCAGCGTTAAATTGAGATTGTTTATTAAAATATAGTTTATAACTTAAATATATTATACATCCAAGTAGGATAATTTCAATAAAAAAATTCAAAACTCACTTTTTTGTGATGGAGATGATGCGGTCATGACGAAAAGATCGAACAGCTTTTCTGCCAAAACAGTATGCCTTAAATCCAGCATTATCTCGATGCTCGCCTTTGTTGCCAAAAGATTTATATAAATTAATATCACCAATTAAATAAGTTTTTATTTTATTATGGCGACCTTTATAAACCACATAATACTGCTGGCCAAAGAAAAAAGATTTAATTCGATTATATATTTTATTGATCATCTAATGGAATGTTATGTTTTTTACAATATGCATAGCTATAGCCCGCATTAAAAGCAAACTTGTCTATAAACATGCATGCACCGATTACGATAATTGAGCGCCATAAATCTAACCCTGAGTTGTAAAATAAAACAAACAAAATTATAATGTAAGGACAAAATTTATTTAATGAATAATTTATTATTGCATTCATCTTCCAGAGCTTCCGAAACCTCCCATATTGCGATCAGATTGACTCAATGATTCAGTTTCCATAAGCTGAACCGCAGGCAGTCGTAAGAATACAATTTGACCTACTTTGTCCCCAATCTTGTATTGGGTATTACTTTCATCTGTAGAGAAGCGTAGTTTAATTTCTCCTCGATATCCGCTATCAATAACTCCTACAGAGTTCCTGAGAAAATGCTTTGTGTTAGTAATGCTAGAACGAGGGAAAATAAACCCAGCATATCCTTTTGGTATTTCTAGTGAAATGCCTGTGCATATTTCAACAAAAACCCCAGAAGACATTGAGGGATATGTTACCGCTGTAGCATATAAATCAAAGCCGGCATCGGTTGGATGAGCTTTGGCAGGAATTTGAGCATTCGGACTTAGACGCTGAAACTTTACTTTCATATTAATATACTTTTTCAGGAGAGCTTGTATAAATAAGAGCAACTTTGTGCATAGTAGTTTGATCCCATTGCTTAAGCATGTTAACTAATATTTCCGCACGATATTCTGCATCAGCTTTAGATGAATAATTTTTAGATTCAATCCGTCTGCCATCACGAGTAACAACATAGACATTATCACGATCTTTTGATACATTTCTTTTGATTAATTTCATATTAAAGACAATTTTACCATGCATTATGTATATAGTCAAGTTTTTTTTAAAAAAAAAATTCAACTTTGGTAGAAATAGATGTAATATAAATGGTATGACAAAACGAAAAATACTTATCATGGGACTACCGGGATCAGGCAAAACAACACTTGCCGAAATACTGGTCAGGAAACTAAATGCAGCATGGTTTAATGCAGATGCAGTAAGACAAGAAATCCATAAAGATTTAGGATTTACTGCGGAAGATAGGTTAGAACATGCTACTCGCATGGGTAAGCTATGTGATTGGGCGAAATTAGGCGGCTCTTATGTAATCGCTGATTTTGTATGCCCAACTAAAGAAGCAAGAGCTGCATTTAATCCTGATTTTGTAATCTGGGTAGATAGAATCCAAGAGGGCAGATATGAAGACACGAATAAAATGTTTGAGAAGCCTGAAAATGCAGATGTAATTCTGCGAGAAGGATCCCCTGATGAATGGGCGCAACAAGCTCTTGAGGGTTTGTATAAAACAGAGGCATGGGACAACCAAGCTCCAACAGCATTACTCATAGGAAGGTATCAACCTTTTCATATTGGACATAAAACACTAGTTGCAGAATCGATTAAAAGAACAGGTCAATGCTGTATTGCATTGAGAGATGTTGGAGGAATCGACGAAAAGAATCCTTACGATTTCAACAAAGTAAAAGCAGAAATAGAATCAGCATGCGTTGAATTTGGTAATAAAATAAAAATTGTAGAATTGCCAAATATTACCGATGTTTTTTACGGACGTGGAGTTGGTTACAATATTGAACAACTGGAATTAAGTAAAGAACTTCAAGAAGTCTCTGCAACCAAAATTCGTGCAGGAGAAATTGGGCAAGACGGCAAACCTTTAGGTAAAAGACCAGAGTAGTAACATATTTAAATGGTGGACACGAGCGGAGTCGAACCGCTGTCTTTAAACCTTTAAAGATATACATCTACAAGTTTAGTTTATTTTTTTTATAGTTGTGATATAAACATCTAACTACTTGTTTCAATTATTTACAGTTTGTGATACAAGTAAACTTTTTCTGTTTTGCAGATAAATGACCCCACAATCCTTCTATCTGCATCAAAGGTTGTGAGGTAGCAGAACTAAGCTGCTAAAGCAAGCTCGCGCTTTTTGAAGGCGAAAGCTTTAATACGTGACTTATTGCCATGTAGATTTTTGCACCTTTTTAAGGAGCCAGATGCAACTCCTACTTGCAGTATACCAATCCAATTTAAATCAAATCCAGTACGTGCCCATAAAATATTAAAGAACAAAAAAATAATTACACTAATTATTGACCTTGTGCAATCTCTTGATTGCCATCTTGAGTTGTAATAGGGTTCTGGGATCTAGCAGCTTCATAAAGAGCATTATAGTTTTTGGTTACTTTTTGATATCTACGCCTAGTTATTGTTCTGAGTGATTCTTCGCTCATTCTGCTGGGCCCTTCTTCGCTAAATAATTTTAAGATAGCTATATCTTTTTCTGTAACATCTACTTCCCATTTAATTTGATATCCGAAATCAGGAATCGGCGATGACAATTCCGGCGCAAAAGCCCTAGGCTGATCAGCACTTTTAGATTCGGTCCAAGTAAATACTGGAACAACACCATGCCAAGTTTCGTGAAAAGCACCGATATTAATCTTGGGTTCAACTACAGAATTATCGATACGAGAAGGATTAATTCGGTCAAATAAATTATTATAAGCCAACGGAAATCCAAAATCGTTTTCTTCATAAGAATAGACATGCAAATATTTGAATAAATTAAATGCAGACCATGAGCCATGGTCAGCATTTTTCAAAACCAATCTTCTTTGAGCTGAAGGATCGAGCTTTTTAAAATTTTCATAAAAACGATCCGCAAAATCACAATAAGAATCATGATCTTCTTTTGCTGGTTGAGAATTTAAATGAAGCAAGATAGGCGCAGAGATATTTTCCTGCAACCCAATTTCATCAAGAAACCAAGAGTAGAAATTAATTTCTTTGATTGATTTTTCAACGACTGCATCATCATCATCAATAAGTTTACAGAATTTATCAGGCTGAATAGATAAAGAAACTCCTTTTGTAATCGAAGCCCTTCCAATTGATTGAATAGCTTCCGTAACCTGTCCATAGTTAGGTAGGTCTTGAATGGATAAATCAAACGAAGGATCAGAAAGAATACCAAATACGGTAGCATTTAATCTATAATGATCAATTCCGCTATCTCTACAGAAATCAATAATTTTAATTGTAAGATTAAGATTTTTTAAGATCTCAGACTGCAATTGATTTATTGCAGCCTCATCTCCTTGCTGAGAAGCTAATTCGGTATAAGCCTTGCGAGTTAAGCCGACGAACTGATTGGCGGGATCCTCTTGTTGGAGGATTTTAGAATTACAAACTAATCCGTATTTGGTATTCATTCAATTTAAATAAGATCGATTTCTTCTACCTCTTCTGCAGGAGTATCAAGATCAGAGGAGTTCGTTACTTGAACCGTGGAATCTCCCTGCTCTTTCTGGCGATAGATCCTGAAGTCAGGAGCTTTAGGATTTTCATCCTTGTACTTATTCTTAAATAGAATAACCTTCTCGCCATTCACTTGACCGGTAAGATACTTCTCGTTACCACCGTTCTTTACGTTAACCCAAAGGGCTCCAATTTCTCTATCACTCCACTCATTATTATCTTTATTTTCACTCATAATTTATTATATAGTATATTAATATTTAATTCAAAATTTTCTAATTTCACCACTGTTTTTACATAGTATGTAAGCTACGAAAAGCATTATTAATATTTTAATTGTTATCATGTTTTTTATCTGTATTGTTTTCTTAGTAGACGCCAGCGATCAGAATCGATAGGTTTGCTGCCATTATCTATAGCATACAACATATCTATGATTTCGTCAAGCGAATTATAAATATATTTGTGGGGCATCATGCCAAGCATCCATAATGGGGTCTTTGCTTTGCCGCCTTCCATGCTGATAAAGATTGGTTTTTTCATGCGTACTGCGGTGACGATTTCTTCGCCGCTTCCCCAGCTTGCAACTTCTGGTACAAGATGGGCAACAATAAAATCACTACGATCAACAAGGTTCAAGTCATATGAACGAACAGTCTTCATTTTCTCTGCGACACGATCATATTGCTTGGTCTTCATCCAAGTCTCCATCTCAACACGAGAAGCTTCGTCTTCTTCCACATCCTTAATAAAAGGTTTTTCATAGGGATTAAAACAGGTGATATTAAGGTCCGAAAGTTTTTCGGTTACTTCTTGTCGCCAGTCTCGACCGCTCAAGTACTGCATGTGGCCAACTAAATATGTTTTTGTTTTATATAAAAGATTCATACTGCCATATAATATAGCAAATATGAATTAGTTTGTCAACACTAATATTTCAACCTCGATTATAGATGTTAAACATGTTGCCAGCCTCATTTTGAGAAGTTACAAATTCACCAAGCACAAGCTTGCCTAACTTAGGTAAGTCGGATATTTTAGCTGGTCGGATTTTTGCTTTAAGGTGCACCAGTATTACGCATCGTAAACGCGATGTAGTGAATTTACCTCAAGAACAATAATCTTACCCAAGTTTTCTCCATTTGGACGAACAGGATCAAAAGGCTTTAACTCCTCTTCTGTTAAGCCTGAATCAAGTAGCGCTTGCTTTTCTTCTTCAGATAACCTGGAAGTGGGTAGAGTCCATCCAACTGCACTCTTTATTGCAGAAATAACTGAATCAACCTCTGAGTCTTCACAATATTTTTCGACCCTTGTTGAGGTTTGCTGATTACCTGTTGAGTCAATTCCGTAACATGAACTAAAACTAAGTGCGGATACTTGATCACTAATTTTGTGTATTATATTAGGATCATGTAAAGGTAAGTATGCGATTACTAATTTCATAATTATGTCCACTCAGATTTCCATGGTATTATTGCAGAACCGCCAGTAGCCCAGCCGCTATTATGGTCACCACTAGTTAAATATATTGGAGTACATGTATCACTCTCACTACTTCGGGTATTAAATTGAACCTGATAATTTTTTGTCTGATTTCCACCGGGGTAATATGAGTTATCTGGGATCACAAAGGATTTAACATAATCTAGACCACTCCTTGATTGTTGGACGCCACTTTTTAATATGTTCACAAATGCCTCATAATACTTATATGCCCCGCTTCCAGATGGACTGGTAAGTTGCCAAACTTGCATATGGTCATCGCCTCCTGTAACATAAATATATACTCTTCCTGTTGATGGATTAATACCGCAAATCAACATGTGATGCTTATACTTTTGCGAATCTGTCAAAGTTGCAGGCCCTGGGCTGGTTAAATAATCAGATGTAATAGGGAAATATTTTTTATTACCAACGTAACTATACGCACTAGGACCGTATGGTGTGTTGAGGGCACCTTTCGTCATATTCCAAATTTCCGCATTATCTACTTGGGTGTTACCGTTGCTTTCGTATCCGAAGCCCATGATCATATCGCCATTTGATCTTCGGCATGCTATATTCCATCCATTCCCAAATGCATTACCTCCACCTGTAAAAACACCATCCACTCCCTTGTCTGCAATAGTTGCTGCACCGGTTGATAAATTTACATCAATATGAGAAAAGAAATTAGCTGAATATTTAATATATATTCTTGCAGTACCACCTACATATGCACCATCAGTCCACATGTGTGGCCATGGCGTGTCCCAAGCTGTTGTATGTTTAAAAGGCCAGGATGTGCTATTACTATAACCTGCAGAATCACGCGGGAGTATATGACTAACTAATGTGCCGTCCAGTTTGTACTGAGCCAAATGCTGGCCAGTGGTGGAAGCACCATAATTCGAAACAAATACCCAAGTGTCATTTTCACCAGTTATAACAACTGGTGGGCACATAACATTTCCCTTTGACCACCCTGCTCCTCCACCCGAAGAAAAAGTTCGATAGGATCGCCAGGCAGGGTTGCCTGAGTCATCAGTCATCCATACTGCATCAGCATTGCTACCCCCTGCAGATACAACTCCGGCGGCAGTTTTAGTATTTGTCGGTAAGGGTAGCCAGCTACCGTCAGCATTTAACCATTCTTTTGATGCCACTTCTGTAGCTGATGGTCCGGGCACTAATCCCGCATATTCACTGCCAAAAGTTCGATGGGATCGCCAGCCGGGATTGCCTGAAGCATCAGTCATCCATACTGCATGGGTATTAGCAGCCCCTGCAGAAACTAATCCTTCTACAGTCTTTGAATTTGTACGAACACTGCCCCAACCAGGGTTGCCATCCGCATCAGTAGTCCATACTGCATGGGCATTGCTGCCCCCTGCAGATACAACTCCGGCGTCAGTCTTGGTATTCGCAAAAAAACTAATCGGCCTCCAGTTTCCATCAGCAACAAGTATTTCTTTAGCGACCATTTCAGTTTCAGTTGGGCCGGGCACTAAGCCTTTGACATCTTTGGAAAATACTTGTTGTAGTTGCATCAGCTCGTGAACTGATATTTTATAAGTGATCGCACTATCAAAATCAGAAATCGCTAAAAGATCCTGATCGTTTAGAGAGTTTGCGGCAGGGGAAGTTAAATTGCGAATAGTATTAAATGACATAACAAGAAATTAAAATTCATATATTAAAACAGAAAGAAATCCAGAATCAAGCCCTTGGCCGTTTTGATCTGCAATAAATACATCGATATATTGTGTCGATTTCTTCACTTCAACATGAGACAAGCTAGAACTAGAAAATGAATTAAATAAATCGCTAGTTGAGCATACTACCTGATAATCAGATACACTTGAATAAGTAAAACCACTAAACCACAAACGATACATGCCAACGCCCAGCCTTCCTATTGTTAACCCTTTGCTTTTAATACTAGGAGTAGTGCCCAATGTAACTTGACCCCCACGAGTTGGAACCAGTTGATTATGTAATGAGCTATTAACAGTTAAAGTTCCATCAACTTCCATAGATGAACCAGAAATTGTAACAAAATTATCTTGAGCTAAATCGCCAACAATTAACTCGTCAGATAGGTGTCCGGATATGCCGTCTAAATCTTGATAATATCCACTAGTACCGCTGACCCTTCCAAGGTCATATTGATAAATAAAATTTTCAGATCCGACTAAAACTGAACCGCTAATAAATTGAATATATTGGTCTCCAGCTAAATTAGTTGCCGAGCCACCGCGTGGCTCACCAAGTTCAGCAATTTTGACCCAGTCAGTATTATTATTTTCTCCAGTCTTTTCATACAAGAAATTGCTCGAAAGATCTAAAAATTTAGACCCACGTATTCCAGCTGCTTTTGAACTCTTGGCATCTCCTGTAGGGGGAGCAAAGTCAGAAATAAAAGGCTGACGTATGCCTAAATTTGAATTTACAAAATCTTCGAAAGCTCCCATAATTAATCCTCTTTAACTATATATTTCGCTGGATTGTTTACATCAGCATTAGCTGCGCGGGAAAGTGAGTCGAGATTAAATACATGATCTCCATTATTATTAACTACACCGTTAGAATCGCAAACACAAAATCTATTGTCGTGATTGAATGAAAAGTCTAACTGAGTGCCTGGACTCAACTCTAAAAAACTATAAATTGTACCTCCACTTGGTCCTGACCCGCCCTCGCTAACATTTTCAAAATTAACATTATTAGGATTCGAAACTGTTGTGCCAATGTACGCTAAACCTCCTGCCAAACCGTTGGGAGATGCAGAAATTTCACGTTCACTAAAACCAGCAAGAGTATAGTTTGGGTTTGTACCTATAGTAGTGGTCGTAATATTCGCTAAATTAGAGGCTGAAACAACCCAAGAAAATTCACCTTTTTGATCGACATCTTTAACTGTTATAGTAAAATTATTAGAATTCAATCCTGTGCCGCTATTAGTTTGTGTCAGTAAAGAAGCGGGAGACTGCTGGGGATCGGTAGATAATGTAGGTGGCGAATTATAAACCTGATCACTAACTAAATTAAAAGAATCGCTCAATCCTGAGTTAGAGCTAGCCAAGGTAGATGCAAGATTTTTGACTTCAAGGATAAGTGCTGAGTTGGCAATTTGTACAATAGTAGATGCAGTAGCTTTTAGGCCATTACTATTTTTAGTGGCAATAATTTGAAAATTATTATTAGTTACATTATATCCTCCACTATTGTAGGTACATGTTTTAGATGATTCAAATGTAGAGTTATTATCGATGGTGATTTGTTTTGTGCCTGATGTTGGGTCAGTATATGAGATAGAATCAAAATTAGATGCTACATTGTTGACTGTAGCAACCTCTCCAGATTTAATTGCCCCCTGCCCTGCAGGATATGACACTGAACTAATAGTGAGACTTGGGCCTACATTATTAGTGCTTGCCGTATCGGAAGTTGCAGTATCACTGGTAGTACCATATTGATTTTGAGCCTGTAACTTAACAGAAAGATTGCCATTTCGCAGCCCAGTGACCTTCACTGGAATCGTATATCGATAAACATCTCCACTAACCAAGACTGAGTTATAATTAACAAAAGATGTTTGAGAGCCGTCAGATAATCCTTCTGAGAATACCTTAAGTTTAATCGATGTATTCAATTCGCCCTTTGTATCAATATCCGCTGTGACATTGACTGTGTCTCCACCTTTTAATTCAGTAGTCCCTATATTATGGCTAGATGCAGAACTAATGGCTGGTGTAATAATGGATGCATTACTTATAACAGGGCCATTGGCTATTTTAATTTTTACAAAATCTTGGTCTGTGGCTCCGTTGGCATCTCTAATAGCTTCAATTTTTAAGTTGTCTTCATTTGCAAAAATACCATCCGAATATGATACAGTTTTAGTAGCTTCAAAAGTAGAAGGATTACTAACAGTAAAAGAACTACTATTCACAGTCTGCGCAGAATAGGATATAGTATCGGTAGCCGTATTAAAATTAGATATAGAGTTAGAAAATGTTGTCGACTCGTCTTCTCGCAAGCCATCAGTACGACCATTATAGCTAGCAGGATCATTCGCAGAAATATTAGGATAGGTTTGGTCCAATAGAACAGATTCACTAAAATTGGAATCGGAAGATTGCTCAGCTCCAATAGAACCTAAATTATTTTTTGAGCGTATTTTAATTCCCTGATTGCCTGAACGATTAGAAACAGTAATAGAAATTGTAGCTCTTTTAGTGTTAGCATCAAGGTCTACGAAATTATAGTTGGTGAAATCAATACCGCTAGAAATACCATAATCCAAGACTTCAATTTGCTCAGGAGTTGTTAGGGGGTTGGCGAATAAACTGGCAGGGTAATCAATGAATACATTGATCTTGTCGCCAGACTTTAATGCGCTTGATCCAAGCATTTCTCCAGTTTTTGGGGTAGCATTACTGATGGCATCAATAGTAATATTATTAGCTGTAGGCCCGGATCCAATAACTACTAAGCTGATTGTAGACTCAATGCCATTAACGGAGCCAGTAAGTTCAGATAACCCTTCTGCATTAAGATTATCGAGATAACCTTCAAAGCGTCTAGTTCCAGAGCTTATTTCAGTAATGTTTTCTTGAGGTATAACTGTTCCATTAATCGATGCAGTACCCATATATTCATTAAGTGGGCCATCCCACCTGAGTGTGACTTTTAAATTATTAGCTGACTCAACGGAAACACCAGATAGGTATGTTTCGGGAGTAGGAGTATTATAATAAGTTGCAATACTTGCGCCTTCATTATTCAGAACATCATGAAAAAACACAAAAGAAGTATCTGGGCCTTCTGGTGTGGGTATTGTATCTATTTCGTTTTGAAGGTAGCCGCTTAAGCTCGAAATCGGCCCGTCAATATCTGGTGTGGGTATTGTATCTATTTCGTTTTGAAGGTAGCCGCTTAAGCTCGAAATCGGCCCGTCAATATCTGGTGTGGGTATTGTATCTATTTCGTTTTGAAGGTAGCCGCTTAAGCTAGAAATAGGACCACTAATGTCTGGAGCAGGAAGGTTATTGATAGATGTATCTACATAATCACGAAGGGCCTGAAACTCCCCTGATACATTTGGTGCGATACCCTCAGACTCTATTCTGCTTTTAAGAGTGCTAGATAAATCAGCAAATGTAACCCTATAATTAGTCTCAACAGTAGCAACTAAAAAGTTAAAGTCATCCTGGGGAGCGACCTTATCGAGCTCTGTAATCTTTTTACCTGGAGCAGCCATTGATTATTAAGATTCTAAGCTGTCAATGCGCGATTTTAACTCTTGATTTTGATGTTGTAATTCTTTAATTGACTCAATTAATACCGGAATTAATTTATGGTAGGCTACTGTCTTATAGCCGTTTGAATCAGATTCAACTGCCATAGGCAAAACAGCTTCCACATCTTGAGCGGTTATGCCAATATCATAAAATCCAGGCTGTCGACTATTTTCAGACCAATTAAAATAGACTCCGTCAATTGAGTTTAACAAGTCAAGAGGGTTAGACACTTTTTTAAAATTGTTTTTAAGACGAGCATCGGAAGAATAAAATTGAGCTTCTAGTAAACTACTCCATCCATCAAACTTCAAAAATCCGCCCTCCATATATAAACCTCCGTATCCAGGTCCAGGATCAACTCCACCAGATAATGTAAGATTGACTGCATTATTAGCCAAGAAAGTGCCGCCTGTGCCAGGGGTCGGAATCGCATTAACCCAAAGAGAACCTACAGGTCCATTTAAGGCTGCTGAAAAATCTGTTCGAGTAACTTCTGTGATAGAATTGGCTCGCATTGTCACAGTTAAAGTAGTAATCCCAGTGCCAGAATCCGTAACCTCAGTCACTTTAAAAGGTATAGCCGTTGAATTTTCTGACAAAGCCGGATCTACAGCAGAGTTAATTCTAATTTTATTTGCATCAGCTCCAGGGTTACGACCTTGAATTGTTATACCTTCAAAAACAACATTGGCATACACTGGTTGAAGGCCAATTTTGACAGCGCCAGGAACGGTATCAGTTGCTAGAATTAGTTCTGACCAGCTACCATCTCCTTTAATATAGTAATCTTCTTCTCCTGATTTAGGCTGTGGCACAAGGCCTTCAATTCCATTGTTAGTAGAAGTAGATCCAGTAAAGGGTGCGGATATAGCGATATCTTCCCAATATAAGTCACTTTTGCTTTCTCCTGTAGTAATATGAGAATATAATAAATTATTCGTGTTGTCAGGTTTCTCGTAAACATCTTGCCCTGCAAATCGCGATGTCCTAATAATGTCAGGTAGTCGAACACCTTCTCCGAATACACCTACCTTATCAACATAGAAATTAGTATTCATGCGCCAAGTATCACATTCTTTGAGCCATTGAATATATCTATGAACTCCACCTGCACCTGCGCCCCCATCAAGTAATTCCATTTGGTACTCTGATATTAATGAGGATGCACTGTTATTTGCGGCAGCTTTAATAAGATGACCCGCTTCACTGCAATTAATTAATTCAGCAAGATCTGCTTGAGTTCTTTCAGTAATCTCCCCTGCTGCTGAGCATGCAAGAAACAGCTCGATCATAATCAATGGATTAGCAGTCTTATCAATGATAGCATAATCATCAATCCCAGGATCTCCTTCGATGCCGAGAATTGTTATTGAAATAAGATTGCCATTTTCTCCAGCTTCTTGAGCGGTGATAGTTACTCCATCAAGAACAATGGATGCATGAGTCGTGTTGTCATGGGTTTTTAATGTGATTCCGCCAAAATTAGCGCTATCTTGATTGGTGCCTCCTGCAGATGATTTATTGCCCAATTCAATATTACTGTCTTCTACAACCAGTTTTTCTGTCTCAAGAATAGCATCGTCACCTAAAATAGTTAAATTACCACTGATGGTTGTATCTCCGGCCACATAAAGATCATCACGCATATGGCTATCTCCGCTAACAACAAAAGTTTGTCCAATATAAGCATGATCAGATACATGCAAGTCGCTTTGAAGAAAAGAATCCCCAGTGACAGAAAGATTATCTGTAATAAAAACATCAGAATTTAAAAAAGTATCACCAATGACTGTTGAATCTCCTTCTACTTTTAGTGATTGCTCTAGAAGACTATGACCGGTGACAATTAAATTTTCTCCAACAAATGCATCTCCAGTTAAATAAAAATTATGATCACCATTAACATCACCAGCTACATAAATAGAACGACGTAAAGTTACATCACGCACGTCTTCATCATCTACAGCTCCAAGATGAATCTTCTGTGTATCAGTAAAAAAAATAGGTGATCCGCCTCCAAGGGCAAGATTAACATCATTGACTAAGCCAGTAAAAGGAATACGATAATTTGTTGCATCTCTATTTTCTGCCGCTAAACCGCTTGCGACTACATAGTAAATGTCAGCATTTTGATAGACTTGATCGTGTGGAAATTCTGGTAATTGTGATATTTTTCTATCTGCCATAATATATTATATACACATACAACAGATTAAATATATAATTTTATATCACATTATTTTATATGAAATGTTATCATCTGATAGTTCAAAATTTAAAGTAACTTTTGAAGTGAGTTGAGTCTCATAGTAAAAATCAACAACCTGGTCTTCTATATATTGTTTTATTAGCCTTTTAAGTGGCCTTGCCCCCATCTTTTCTTTACTGGCAAGAGTGCATATATAACTACAGACAGCATTAGAATAATTAACTCTAATTTTTTTGATTTTAAGTTTATCGTTGATTTGTTTAACCTCATGATTGAAAATAGCTACCAGAGAATCGTGTTCAAGGTGGTTAAAGACTATCACATCATCTAATCTATTAATTAATTCTGGGCTAAGTATTTTTTTTGCAGAATCGATAATCTTAGATTTATTGTCGATGGTGTCGGGAGAAAAGCCAAGGGTAGATTTAGTAGTTAATTCAGCCCCTATGTTGCTAGTTAATATAATTATAGAATCTTTAAAATAAAAAATAGATCCATTATTATCTTGCACCTCGCCCTCCTCCATGATTTGAAGCAATAATTGCTGAACACTCGAGTGCGACTTTTCAATTTCATCAAACAGAACAACAGAGTGAGGATTAAGCTTGATTTTTTCAGTTAATAACCCGCCCTCTTCATAGCCAACATATCCAGGAGAGGCTCCAACTAATTTACTCACTGAAATTTTGTCAGAATATTCTGACATATCAAATCGGATGACTTTATTAGATGAACCAAAATAATGAAGAGCTAACATTTTAGCAGTCCAGGTCTTGCCCACACCGGATGACCCTAAGAAAAGAAATGAACCAATAGGTTTATTGTTATCCTTTAAACCTAATTGAGAGCGCATGATGGATTTAGCAATCGCGGATGTAGCCTCTTCCTGGTCGATCACATCTTTAGTTAATAAGCCAGACAATTTAAATGCTTTTTCGTTTTTATCGCCAATTAAATGAGAGACTGGGATTTTAGATTTACGAGAAACAATATGATACACATCTGATTCTTCAATCCTTCGTTTTGGTGATTTTTTCCATTCGTCAGATAAAGTTTCATACTTCTTAAGTAATAAATTTTCTTCATCAGACTCGCAAGAGTTTGCATGAAAGCAATCATACAAATCATTTTCAAGTTCGCGTAACTCTTCAGGGGCGGTAGAGTTATGAATTTTAATCATAGCTCCAACTTCATCAAGTATGTCAATCGCTTTGTCTGGAAACTTTTGACTGGGTAGGTAAATATCTGCTAAATCAATTATTTTACGCAAGATTTTTTGAGAGTACTTTGTGTCATGAAATTTTTCGTAGCGACTCTTGACCCCTTTGAGTATTTCAAAGCATTCTTGAGTGCTAGGCTCTTCAACTGTAACTGGCTCAAACCTTCTGGTTAATGCAGGATCTTTTTCGAAATTCTTTTTGTATTCAGAAAAGGTGGTCGCTGCAATTAATTTAATTTTACCGCGAGCCAATGCTGGTTTTAATATATTAGCAGCATCCATAGCTCCCTCGGCACTTCCTGCGCCAACAAGGGTATGGGCTTCGTCAATAAATAAAATAACATTTGGTTTTTCGCTGCACTCTTTAATTAACGATTTAATACGTTGCTCAAATTGCCCCCTGTATTTTGTGCCAGCAATCATAGATGCGAGATCAATTGCATAAATTTCTTTATCAATTAAAAAATCAGGTACATCTGACTTAAGAATTTTTTGAGCTAATCCCTCAACTATAGCTGTTTTACCCACTCCAGGGTCACCTAATAAAATAGGGTTGCTTTTGTTTTTTCGGGCTAAGATTTCGCAAATTCTTGAGATTTCGAATTCTTTGCCAATGATGGGGTCGATTTTTTTATTACGACACTCAAGGTTCAGGTTTACCCCAAAAGATTCAAGCGCACTATCTTGAGTTTTAGCATGAGCTGTAGAATGATTAGAGTCAAAAGGGGTTAAGGTTGTGTCATTTTTCTCAAAAAAAGCCCGGGTTTTCATTTGAATTAAAAATGATTCAATAGCAGATCTAGCGGGAATTTTATGACTATTAAAATAATGATAGATGGCACCATCTTTATGATTAATGCAGCAAAAAAACATATGATCTATATCAATATAATCATCTTTTAATTGATTAGCTAAATCATATGTACTTTGCAAAAAGTCAGTAAGCTCTTTAGAGTAATCAGCAGACTTATAAGAAGGTTCTTCCTGGTTTTGAATATCATAAAAGAAAGTAATAAATTTAATTAAACTATCAATAGAGATATCTAAGGAGCTTAAAAAACTATTAATGGAGGGGTTATTATATTTTAATAAAATAATTAAAACATGAAATGTCTCTACTTCAGAATAATGTAAAGACTCGGCAAATTGCTTTGCCTGTTTAATAATTTTTTGAACTTGAGGAGTAAAGTTTGCAGGTAATTCCATATGTAAGTATGAATATATTGATATACACTTAAGATTTAATATCTTTTAGGTTCATGTAGATCATTTCATCAATTACTTTCATATTGTTTACAAAAATAGCATCTCCATCTCTAGTTTTTTCTCCGTTGATGGTAATTATACTGCCCTCTTTAGGCACAGGGTTGTTTTTTAAATAATTAGTGCACTTTTTTTCTCTGGCAGTATCGCAGAGTATGGCATCTACTGTGCCGAATTCATCTTCTAGCTCTAGCTTAATATAAATATTGCCATTCCTGGACTTATCTTTCTTGCAGAAGGCTATATTGAAAATGTATTTAGCAGTAGAACGTGGCTCAAGGGAGTGAAAGTGAATTGAGTTTTGAGGAGGGTGATCTTGGTTGTGAAAAACTTTGCATAACTCAGATGAATAACTAAAGCCTAAAAGCTGCTTTTCGAAATACCAATTAGCAAATTTCTGGCTCTTGTTGTTTTTATAATAAATTTTCTTATATGGATCATACTTCTTTTTTAATGTTTGATATCTTGACTCTTTAATCAAAGGTTTATTATCATCTCCAATCATTTTGAATTCAGAATCTGTAACATCTTTAAATATAGTAAACAAATCTTTGTTGTCGTTTTCTGAGATAGCCATAAAGTTTCGTTTTTCGCGTTCTGTTAGAATGTTAAACAATTGAGCTTCTAAAACCAGCTTCGAGCGATCTTCATTGGGGTCATCACTTAGTGCTCCTGCTTGTATTAAGGCACTTAATACTCCAATATTTAAGCCCGCTTGTTTTGCGGCAAGAAATAATTCAAACTTAGTGGTGCTTTTTTCATCTCTAAATTTACGAAGGGCATCAAGTGATTTTTCGCTAATTCCTTTTATGCTGCTAAGACCATAGCGGATATTGTCACCCTCAAGAGAGAAATCCATTTTAGATTTCAATAAACTAGGGGGCAATAATTTAATACCAAAAAAGGGTAACTCTTGACTGATCTTAGCAACTTCTGCTTGAGGAGCTGGTTCAAATTGAGTCATTTTTAATAAAGAAAGAAAAAATTGCTGAGGATGATTGAATTTAAGGTATGTGGTCCATGCAGATAATGTAGAGTAAGCAATAGAGTGAGACTTATTGAACGAATAATTAGCACTATCTTCAGCAACCCGCCATAAAATATCAGCAGATTCAATGGGCAAGTTATTCTCGATGACTTGCTTTTCTATTTTAGCTTTCCAAGCCGGCATTTGATCTACTTTTTTCTTTCCGACAATTCTTCTTAATTGTTCGGCTTCATCTAAAGTAAAGCCAACCTGAACTGCCATCTTCATTAATTGCTCTTGATACAAGGGGATTCCTCCTGTGTACGAAAGAACATCATCATATAATTCGTGCTGACTTTGAAATTCACCAGTCCTAACATAATCCGCATATTGGTCAGCGAAATCTAATGCTCCTGGCCTGGCAATAGCTACTACCGCACTAAGTTGCTCTAAATTTTGAGGTTTAATTTTTTTGCAAACACTAAAATTTGTATGAGCTTCAATCTGGAATAAACCATGTGCGTGATCAAGTTCTTGAAAGGGTAGGTAAGTTTTTTCGTCGTCAAGAGGTATAGACATGGGGTCAAAGTTCAAAGCTTTACATGCATCATGTATGACACTTAAGGTTCTTAAACCTAATATGTCAAACTTGACCATTAGTTCGGCTACCCAATTCATGTCATATGCAGTTACTAAAGCACCTTCATTAGTAGCTTGGAGCGGACAAATAGAGGAAATTTTATCGTGAGATATTGCTATGCCAGAAGGATGGACACCGCTATTCTTATTTAGGCCTTCAATTTTTTGAGCTATATCAAAAGACTCTTTATTAGATTCCGCCCAATCCTTGAATTTATCACTGTCTTCAATTGCATCATTAAGACTCGCGACCTTACCAAAATTCTTGGGGATAAGTGCTGTAATAGCATTGATGTCAGTTTCGCTATAACCTCCAACAATTTTACCGCACTCGCGGATACATAACTTACTACTTAATGTATTTAAAGTTAATATCTTGGCAGTTCTTCCGGGGTATTTATCTTCAATGTAATTGATGACTTTGTAACGATGTTCGTAAGAAATATCATTATCAACATCAGCTAAAAGACTTCCATCCAAATATGTAATCCCATCTTTTTCTGTTTTTTTAGCCCTGCTCTTACTTACAAACCTCTCAAAAAATAAATCATATTTGATGGGGTCAATCTTCGTCACATCAATCAAGTATAACACTAATGAGCCAGCTGCACTCCCTCGACCTGGCCCAGTAGGAATATTGTTTTGATGGCAGAAGTTTAATATGTCCCAGTTTAATAAAATATAATCAATAAAACCAAGCTCTTTTAATATACTAAGCTCTTCTTTAGCTCTATCATAGTATTCCTGTTTATTGCTTTGTTGGTCAATTCCTTTGTCTTTAACCCCTTTCAAGCAAAGTTCTCGCAGAAAGTCATAATTAGAAATGTCGGGAGACTTGCCTATAGACTTGTATTGCTCTGGGCTAATTTCAATTTTTGGTAACTGAACACCGGGAGGTATACAATCTTCATAAGCAACAAATTCATCTGTAAAGTTGGCTGTCATTAGTTCATGATGGAATCATTTCTGCATTCTTCTAAAGCCTTATGATGAATAGATAATGATTCTATTTGATTAGATATTTTATTATATTCAATTGGATTGTTTTCCCAGTACTCAAGCGACTCAGAAAAAATTCTTGAGTATAAGTCTTCGGCTTCAAACAATAACCCCGATAGCTCTGATTGATACAAGTCAAGTTGCATGTTTATTTCGTCTTTTAATCTCATATTTTAATATTCCAAATCATTTTTTTAAATACTTCATAGTTTTTTTGTATGTCATAAAGTGCATCATGTAACTTAGCAGGGTCGAATTCAACATCATAGGTTTTACAGCATGCTCCTAAGTTTAATCGCATTCCTCTTTCGTATATAGAGTTTAATTTAAACTGCCAAGATAATAGATCTAGCTCCTTGTCATACTCAATATTTTTATGAATAGCTTTAGCAATAGAGAGAGTATCAATAGATTGCTTTAAATAAGAATAATCAGTTGGTCTGCCTAAGAGCTTTCTGAAAATGTTGTGAATATAAATGTCAAAACCTAATATATTGTGCCCCAAATTAATATACTCATCATTATATAAATATTTTTCAAAATGATCAAGAACTTTTTCGGCGGGTTGAGCTAGTTTTTTATATTTAGCATCTTTAAACCCTGTCACCTTACGAGCACCATCTGACATGCGAAGGTCTTCCCAATAAATATGATAGTCATTTGACTCAATTAATTTTTCACCTTCATAAACTAAGAAAGCAAGTTGCCATGGCTTATTGTGCTCAGAAACTAAGTTTAAATTACATGTTTCAAAATCAAAAACAATATATTTTTGCTTCTTTTTAAATCGTAATAAGTCTTCAATCATACCGTAGTTAAATTATTTTTTTCAAGATAGCTTTCCCAACAAAACTCATCACTCCCTAGATGATCGAAATTGGGTTTCTCGAGAGAAAGATCGCGACCAGCAAAAGAACTCCGCCCGCATATTAATTTATAAGTTAAATAGGCGGAAAAATCTTGCTTGTTTTTATAGAAAATTGATTGAGTCGACTCGGTTTGGAAACCATGAGAGTCGCAGTATTTAATTACAGCATCCTGGGTCATTGCATCAAATGGCAGGCTATTACTTTCGATAAAAAAAGTAGGTGCGGTAAAAGTAAAATGAGCAAAACAAGACTGAAATGTAGTTAAATTTTTAAAAATAAAGGAATCATAAAAAGGGATACATAGCTTTAGGCAATCTTCATCCCAGAACGATTGAAGAAAATTAAAGTCCATCCATCCATTATGTTTTGTTTTACATTCAGTATAAATTTTGTTTAATAATTTACAGCCGTCTGAGTTTTTAGGAAATAATATAACTTTATGGCTGCATTTTATATCTTTTGGATCGATAGATTTTGATAAATCATCGCACATGTCTAACCTTAAGCCAAAAATGAGTTGCTTGTTTAAATCAAAGCATACTTTGCGGGCTTGCAGGAATCCCATGAAACTGTCTTCAACCAGAATAATTCTATCAAGAGAATAATCTTCCGCAATATCAAATATAGAATCAGGATTTTTAGTATTAGGATCTATCGCAGGAGAATCTAAAGTTAAAATAGATTTTCCTATAGAAAAATGACTTTTAAATAATGGTAAGATCACCCATACAGGGTAACACTAAAGAGTAAAAAAGTCAAGTATTAATTGCAGATCCGTAAATTTTAGGCCAACAATTAATGGGTATACTAATCCGAGATTCAGAAAGAGGTCGCTGTCCAGAGTTTGAATTACAATTTAAATGTAGATAATTACCGGGAAATAAGATGACCGAACCTGGCAACGAATCAATAGAAATAAATCGATCACTCTTATAGTCTAAAATTTTAGAGCTAACATAATCAAAGGATGAGTCTATAAAAGAGGGTTTGAGTACCCAACTATAACGAAGTTCGTCGAACTCGGGATCTTTTTCGATTGTAAAATAATCATTCAAATCATCGATAGTCGTACCATCAAGAATGTGAAGTTTGGAATTTGTTTGGGAAGTCTTGTTGAAAGGCAAACTTACAATACTGTATTTTGGGAAGTCTTGATTCAAGATAGAATCAAATAATTCAATAGATTCATCTCGATCAATATGAGGAGCTCTTGAGCTTCTGCTAGCCCATGTTTCATAGCATTGAATATTAGATATATCTAATAGATTCAAAGAAATCAAAGAGTTAATAATGTGCTCGGTATATCTTTTGCGAAGTTCTGACTGAGCTTCGTTTAGCTCGCCAAACTTTTGAGAATATTCAATTAATTTTTGATTACTAGAGGCGATAGAGTTGAAATTCTTATCAAACACATGAGTGTAGCGAAAAATGTTGTCTGAATTTATTGGATCGTTTACTGAGCTGCCAGAGAAAATACATTGCTCGATTAAATTACCGCCATAAGAATCAAATAAATCTTGGATGATGCCGCTTATAATATATATACCTGAACCTAATTCTTGTACCTTCATAATTAAAAAGTAATAAATGAAACTAAAATATATCTAGTGCCTGATGTAACTGGTCTAGATCCGTGTTGATATTTACGATTGCCGGGATGCATTAAAAGATCTCCTTTATTGGGTTGAATTAATTTTCCATGAAATTTTTGATCTCCTACAAAAAAAGTGCCTCCTCCTTCAAAGTTGTCAGACAATAAAATATTAATAGTATACATAACATGATCACCGTCAGTATGCAGCTTGAGGTGGCCTTGTGTTTCAGGTGTATATTTAGCAATAAAACTATGATCCGAAAAAGTTTCTTTGCAAACAACTCCAGGGACGAAAGATAGGCAGTATAAAGCCATGGGGTGAATATACTTTCTTAAAAATTCTGTGTATTCTTCGTACAAGTCTAAAGATACATCCTTAAGTAAAATATCAGTAGTTGGTGCAGTTTGATGGCGATCTGTTAAAAATCTAGATTCATCTAAGCATTGAATAAGATGATCGCATGTATTTCCAGAAAAACAAGGTATTTGAAAAATTCCAGGATGAACTTCATCAACCATTAATTCCCATTCTTGGCTCAACAAATGAGGCGATATATTTAGAGAATTCATTAAATTTAAAATGAATCGAGGATGTCTAGGCTGCCATCAGGTGGTGTTAGCCGATAGCCGCCATGAATCCAAAGCTCGATGCCATGATCGGGCATACTGGTGCCTATCGGATACCTCAAAGGAATATCATGAGTAATATCTAAATGATTTGTACTGCCATCGTCTTTATAAAGACTATCAAACCAATCCCTCGGATGAGTTCCTATATCAACGCCCTCAAAAAAATATACCGACCACTCATAAAAAGCGCATGGATTATCTAATTTTCCGCCATATCCATTCGATCTAACCCATGTTCTATTTAGTTTTCTAATATGTCCGTGAGGTAAAATGATAGCCATCGAATAGTATCCATTACCCAAGAGGGTGCCGGTATCACCAGCATTAAATGTGGTGGTGTAATTCGGCCATTTTGAGGTATAGCTAACCAAAGGCCAAGTTTGATGCAGAAGATGAGCATACATGGGTCCATGGCTACTACCACAACCGCCTTCGAGAAAAACCAATCGCTGTTGATTGCCATATGGGTTGCCAGTCTTCCATTCGACATTGAGTTTTATTTCTTCGCACCCACCTCCAGATTTAAGAGCTTGAAACCATATATAAGAACCCTCCTTGCCAACCGTGTCCGCGTAGTTCTGTCCTTCAATTAAAAAATCAGTATAATCACTGCCTGCACCATTGCTATTACCATGAGCTATCAATTGCCAACTAGGATAACCTGTGAGAGCCGGCGGGTTTGGTTTTGCGGAATAAACAATTTTAATATACTTGCCTTGCCAGCTTACGCGACCATAACCATCTACCCAAAATCCATAAGTAAAAGCATCGTATCGACCATTGGTATTCTGGCCATCTTCTAACATAATATTAAAGCCAGCTTTACTCAATTGAACATCAAACTGTATATTACTGGTTTGTATAACCGCAACGCCTGAAACCTCTAGGCCTGTATCATAATCCAATACTTCAACTCGATGTGCATTTCTACCATCAGCGAAAGCGGAAACCCAAACCTCTACAAGCATGGATGTGGTGTTATGGCCATGATATACTGTCCATGCACTTCCTGGACTAACTGGGCCTACCCACCCAGTAGATTCAACAGAGCTGGTGGGCATTTCAATGGCGCCCCAACTGCCGTCACCTTTAAGATATGCATTTTCGCTTCCAGCTGAAGGGGCTGGCACAAGACCAGATGTTCCAGCCGTACTTGAGCTTGCGCCACTAAAAGCAGGTGTGACGGGCAAAGGCCTCCATGTGCCGTCAGCATTTAACCATTCTTTTGCGGCCACCTCTGTAGCTGTTGGTCCGGGCACTAATCCAGTATGGCCACTACCAAAAGTTCGATGAGATCGCCAAGCAGGGTTGCCTGAGGCATCAGTCATCCATACTGCATGGGCATTGCTGCCCCCTGCAGATACAACTCCGGCAGCGGTTTTACTATTTGCAAAATAACTAATCGGCCTCCAATTTCCATCAGCAACAAGTATTTCAGTAGAGACAATTTCAGCTTCAGTTGGGCCGGGCACTAAACCTTTAACATCTTTGGAAAATACTTGTTGTAGTTGCATCAGCTCGTGAACTGATATTTTATAAGTGATCGCACTATCAAAATCAGCAATAGCTAAAAGATCTTCATCTTTCAAAAAATTTGCGGGAGGAACAGATAGATCTCGAATAGTATTAAATGACATAGCAAATATATATACACTAAAAACTATCTACGGGCACGGTCAATGAAGTGATCTGCTAGCCCACCTTCATTTAAATATTCCTCTAAATCATCAAGCAATTTATTCCGTATTTCTTTTACATCAGCAGGCAAGTCTTCTTTCTTGTATTTAGCGAAAGTCATAGTAGATGCTATTAATAATAAAATAGCCAGCGGATCAAAAACAAATATCAAAGTAATAATAACGATTCTGATGGCTTGATTAGTGTCAATGCTGACACCCCCCCATTCATTTAATAGATTCGCAATATATAATATCGGACCAATCTCGACTTCCAGGGCCCTAAGCTTGGACCCATATTCAAATTTTTCAGATTCGAGCAAGGTGATACGATGATATGCATCCTCTATCTCTGAACGAGAGGGATGATCAAAGGCGTCAATAGTTGAATCTTGAGGTGAAAAAGATAAAATGGAGTCAATTTTTGCTCGAATTTGTGATATGTCAGTATCAATATCACTAGATATTTTTTGAATTTTATTTTCGGCGGCTAATTTACTATCAGAAATAGATTTTCGTTCAAGTTCTTGGTTCGAGATTAATTCTTTGTATCGGCTTTGATTGCCAAAAAGACCGCTAGGCTTGGTGTCGGATAGTTGTTTGTCAAGTTCAGTTAATCTAATATTTAATTTATCAATAATATCATTTTGTATTTTAATTGAATTATTTTTTTCTTGCTTTAAATCTTTTACTCTGTTTTGTAATGTTGTTATTATACTGTCTGAATTATCTTTTTGATGGTTTTTATTATTATTAAATAATTCAAGTTGTTCTTTTTTTCTGGTGATGAAGTTTTGTTCTCGAATGATTTTCTGATCAATTTGATGGATGATGGCTTGTTCTTTTTCTATAGAAGCATGATGCTCAACATGAGAGCGGGATAAGAATCCAAAGATGCCCATGCTAGTAATCAGACTAAGCACTACAACCGAGAATAATAAATATCTTTTCAGAAACTTAAATGAATCATTCCAGTTATGGTGCAGCCAGACTGAAGCAACTAGTTTGCCCACTTCAAGCACTCCGCCCATTATGATAATAGCATCCCTTGAGCCAGGGAACATAGTAGCTAAACCAATTACACTAAAGTATGCCGCAGTTAACGAAATTGAAACAGCCGACAAAAAAGTTAATGCCGCAAAAAACATTTAAATCTCCCCTATCTGATCGTTGTTATTACAATCTATAATATTTTTATTTAATAATTCGAAATGCACTAATGTAAAGTACTTTCCGCTTCGCTTATTGGATGAATATCCATAGCCATGATTTGATAAAAATTTTGTTAACTCAGCGATATACTGATATTCAATATAAACTATGATTTTTAGAGGATATCCGCAATCAGATACTTCCTGAGAGAACAAGGAATCTTCGCAATACTCATGGCAAATTGCTTCTACTGAATGTGTCATTAAAATAATGTACACATATAAAATTATTTAGTTAATAATTTATAAAAGGTCATCAATGTCTGTTTCAGGTTTATTCCAGTAAGGGCATCCTTTATATTTTAATAACTCCATTGTTTCACCTTCTTCTTCTTTAAGAATAATGCTATCTTTGTCCTCTTCAAAATAGGATTTGATAATCTTCCCGCTTGAATTTTTGACTGCATAATAATTCATAGGTTTGCGATATGGACAAATATATGCAACAATAGGATTTCCTTCTTTGTCTAGAACAGGACTACCTCGAGACATCTTATATCCATCCTTGCCACACATCAATGGGCCGCCAAATGTTCCGTCTGCAGGATAACTCTGGGCTCCTGCGAAATTTGAAGTAGCATCTTCTTCGTCAAAATTATCAAGAAAAGACTGGATACTGGTAAGAAAATATTCAATGCCTTCCAGCTCTTCATCAGAAATTTCTGACATTTTAACACAACCAGAAGCATGTAAATCAAATTTTAAAAACAGGAATTCAACTTGCCGCTTCTTAAAGTGAGGAAATAATTTACGAACAGCCAAAGTATAAATTAAATCCTGCAAATTATCGGTAATTTCTTTGCCTTTAAAAACAGACTTGCTACTTTTAAAATCGCGAATAACCGCTAAATCAGAATCTTTGTACAAAAATAATTTATCAATAAAGCCACGAACCCTGTAGAGTTTATCAGCTTCATCCACTGTAATATTAAATTCTTGCTCAGAAATAGCTTCATCTGGCTCTCCTCTGGCACCGCCAAAAAAATCAAAATGTAGACCTGCTAGAGTCATGTCATTGATGAGCGTCAGGTTTTCTTGGTCATTGACATTCAGTTTTTTTGCGTGGTAATGAACAAGCCTTCTTATGGGTTCACATAGGAAAATTGAGTCCTTTAAAATGATCTCATCATAAATATCTCTATGCTTCGGGTCTCCTAGTAGCTCGAAAATTAAGTGGCAAATCCAACCCCGACTAGCTCCGTCATTACTGCGGTCAGGAACTTTTAAGTGATAGGTGGCCCAATAACTCCAAGAACAACTTTGAGCTTTTTTAATTCTGCTAGCAGATAGTGGTGTTAAGTCAATCATTAAAAAATTTTTGTTTGTATAGACTAGCGGAAATTTCTTGAGATTTTACAAGAGATTCAATTTCTTTCTGGTAAAAAGCTTGATCAAAAATATACTCTTCGCTATCTAGATAATGTTTCCACTTTGGGAATTGATCAGATTGCATATCACCAAAATCATTAGCCAATGGATGGTGTATAATGACATTGGATCGATCAAAATAATTTAATAATTTTAAATAACATTTAAACGACCCAATTCTACCCCGGTTAGAATCTTTGTCTTGATCGTTATTTAATGACAGAACGATTTTAGAGCAGCCACAAGAAACCAAAAAGCAGATCATTGCGGAAGAAATAGATGTGCCAAATAAAACTAATACATTCTTGATGCCATGCTGGTGAAGATTCAATAAGTCGCCAATACTTTCCACAAGTATAATAGTTTCGGAATCATAAATAGATGATTGTATTGATTCTCCATAATCATTAGGAAGGTAAAAAGGGTAAATCCAAGATGATTTTTTACCTACATGCTTCCATTTTGGGCGATCTTTATTGCTTGGAGCCATGTCTCTTCCACTAAACCCACAAATTAAGAAATCTGAATTATAAATAGGAAAAACAAATCTCTGGTACATCGAGCCTTCCGTGCATAGTCCAGAAGTAAAATTTCTTAAAACTATATCATCAATGCCCTTATTGTTGTAAAATTTGTAATGAGGCAATAGCCGATCAAGCATTGAAGTCGGGTATGTTTTTTCCATAATTAGCTTGGGTTGAGAGGGCTCGACGATATTTGGTACATCAAAATCATATCCGCCAGTAATTTTTGAAATTTCATCCCTGTCGTTAGTTTGTAAAGTGGCTGAAACTAAAGACTCTAAAGGTAGATAGGATGAATTTTTAACATGATCTACCCATACTCCTGAGTCCTTATAAACTTGCAAAGCAGTTGGGTTAGTGCCACCTCTATAAATAGCATTTGTCCGCCAATGATTACCAAAATCAGATAATTTATAACCTAAATTTGTTAAGATATGTTTAATTTTTTCAGAGGTCATAAATCAAGTAAGGGGTCCATTGTACCTTGGCCGGTTAAAGAAACATCAACTTGAGAATCTACTACATCTTGAAGATCTCCAACTTCTGTAATATCAAAATTATCAAAATCTAAATTAATAAAATTTCTTTTTAAATCTCCTGTGGGCATACGAACGGGCTGTATTGCTCTATGTACATCTTCACCTAAGTGTCTGTATTTAAAGCATGTTAAACGATGTGTGCCAAACTGATTATCTTCTTCTGCTAATTCATCCATTGTTTTTTGACGCAGGCCAAAGAGGTGTGAGCTGAATTGAGTGATGCGATCAGAAAGAGAAACTATACTATCGTCTTCTACAATATTATCGGAGTGACGATTATTAGTTATACCAGTACGATTACTCTGAACACTAGTCATCATTGAAATCATTGGGTCTCCGTCACAAGTAATATCTCGCTGAATTAGTTTTTTAAATTTGTCAACCATTTCACCTACAACTTGCCATTCTGTTTTATTGCCGACATTTTCTGATGTAGTCTTGATATAGTCAAAGCTTAAGATCATTTTATTGCCTCGTTTAACATGACCATAGTAAAAATGCTTCACCATTTGAATCATTGTGTCAACTGGCATGCCGCCGACATTTTGATAATAAAACTGATAGTTTTTAATTAAAGGCCAAACACTTCTCACTTTGTTAACTATTTCTTCTCCGGCATTGCGCCACTGTCCAGTCTCTAGTAGGTGAAGTGGTATTTTAGATAAGGCAGCACATTGACGCATCATTAGTTCTTCTTTACTCATTTCACCATTATCTAAATGCAGAATAGGTATTCCTTCATTTTGAGAAACTTTTAAGCAGAAGTCCATAACGAATTGAGTTTTACCGACACCAGTACGAGCAACTATAGTAGTAATATTACCTGGCCGTAATAATGAACCATATAAACTATGCAATCTAGGATGAGGACCCCTTGGTCCAAATTCTGTTTGGGGGTTGTTGCCTCTAGCTTCAATCAATTCTTCCATTTCAGCGAAAACATTTTGAGGTGCATGATCTCCGTTTTCATATAAAGAACTGTTTTTAGAATAAAAAGATTCAGCTTGATGAAAGATGTGATCCATACCTTTTGCAGGATCTAAGTCTTTCATTTCTTTAATAACACCCTGTGCATTGCCTATGATTTCTCTCCGTAAAGACAATTTTTTGATCTCAACAGCTGATTCGGTTACTGATGAAATAGATGCACGTTTAAGTTTTAAGGCTCGAATGTAGTCAGATACATTGATGTTATCCTCAAAAGAAACTTGAGCTAGCCTAAGCCTTTCAGCTAAAATAACTTCATCTACAAAGTTGCCTGATTCATAATCAACACTTAGATGACTATAAATTATACGGTTTGGCTCAAAGAAAAAGTCTTTAGGTGAAATAAATGCGGCAATTTCAACATACTTATCAGGATGATTAAGTAAGCCAGCAAGAAATTGCTTTTCAACTTCAGCAGAATATACCATGAGGCTATGTTAGCAGAAAAAAATCAATTAGTCAACACCATTTTCTGGGTCATCGTTTTCTGCACCATACATTAAGTCAGATTCTTCTAAACTTAATAAGTATTTTTCTACAGCCTTTCGTAGTCCCATCTCAATAATTTGGTTTTGACATCGTGTGTAAACCATAGGGCTTCCATGTTGGTCTACATATGCAAGAAGAAATCCTTTATTATGATCAGCATCACCGGTTAATTCGAAAATTTTCTCGAGCAAACTGTCGGGCAACTGAAAAGAATGAAAATTATTTGGATTAATTTCTTCGCTCACAATAAATATTACACATAGTGTTATAAGATAACACCAAAAGATTCAAACAAATCCTTGGATAATACATCATTTGGATAAATTTCGACAAGCTTGATATTATTTAAGTCACAAAATTTTTGTTTATCATTATCTCTTCTTATTTGACTTAGAAATGTAGACTTAGATTTTCCATGAAAAAATGGAGTATACTTCAAGTGTTGTCCGCCTTGCACTTCGATGGCTATATTTTTATTAGAATTATAAAAATCAAAACTCATTTTAGTGCCAGCAATAGGAAATTCTTCAAATACTATATCCATATCCCAATAAGGCTTAATGAATTCTTTGACTGAATATTGCAGTTTGCTTCTACTTGATGCGCCCCATTTAATTAAATAAGATTTTGGTTTTTTTACTCGTTTGGTTGAACCTACTAATGTTTTAAATATCATTTATGAGTTTTGTTGGTAAATCAATTCTTTAAAATGCTCAATAAGAAAAGAGCAAAGATCTGCAGAGCCTTCTAGCAAGGCATTTAATTTAGGTTCACCTTGAATTTTTTCTGGAAACTCGAGTTTATTAGATGCAAGTATATCAATAAAGTCTTGCTCGACAGAAATCCATGCCCCTTTTTTATTAATATAGCCCCATAGATATAACATATCAATTAGCTCTCTTTCTATCCATATAGATGTACCGTTAGTTCTTCCATATTTAATAGGATATTCTAGAGTATAGTTGGTTTTTTCATTGGGAGATTTTTTAACAGTAATCTTAGCAATATGACCCAATATTTTATTCTTTTGCTGATCAATGGGCTGAGTTTGATTCTCAAGTATTAAGTCTTTCTTAAACCGTGGCTCAAACTCAAGGATGTAATTTGCAAAATGCAGCAAGGCATTACCACCGGTTGCTGTAGTCTGGCGAATTGGGGCTTTGCTATAAGGGTCTAGTTTAATATCAGCACGAACCTGAGAAATGAATATAGCCATATGCCCTCGTTTAGCCAAGGCGATACTCATCTTTTGCATAAATTTAGCTCCAAGTAATGCACCTCCTGCAACCTTATGAGAGTCCTCGAAGCCCTTATTAAGGTCGTCTTTCATGATTAATCCATCAAGTGAATCTAGTATAAAGCAATACTTTGTGCCTTCGGGATTTTTGGCAACTAGAATCCTCATTAAATCAAGGACTGTTTCGTAAATGTTGCAATCAAAAACAAAGCATTTGCCACAATCCCATTCGTCTTCTTCGTATGTAAAATCGATTCCGCATCGAGCTCGCATTTCTTTGGATAAGCGTCCTTCAGCTTTAATATAAACGCCTTTAGAGTCTGGCATTTTCAGGAAGTTCTTCATAACCTCTAAAGCTTCAGAGCTTTTGCCGCCTTCATTCATTCCTGTAAAGCGATGCAGCCCAGGACCGAGTCCACCGTTCAATTCAAAATCAACTTTTAAACTGCCAGAAGATACTTTATAATCAATTTCTTCTTCAAAATTATAATGATGCTCTTCATTCTGTTTAAGGAATGATTTTAATGCCTCTTTAGTCTCTGATGGTTCTAATGTTTTGCTCATGATAAAAAGTCTCTCAATGTTTTGGGCCTATTGTCTATTTTAAAGTCTTCTCCACATTTTTCCCCTAATTTAAACTCTTTTTTTTCAGGGATATTGTATTTAAATAAATTATATTTTCTTTTTAATTCCTCGCTAAAGAATCCAGAACGAAGCACAATCATACTGTCGAGTTTTTTGCTAAAAGTTAAACCTTGCCAGAATTTAAATTCAGGATATAGTTCTAATAAAATATTAAAAGTTTTAATTTCTCGACCCCAGAATAAGCGTTTTTGCTTCTCTGGAATATTGATTAAATTCTCAATTATTTTTTTCTTTTCAGTGTGAGTCACTGAATAAAGATAACAAATAAATGTTTAAAAGTCAAGTTTATTTAGGTCTAAAGCCAGAATCGTAATCACCTACAATTTGAGACGACAATCCGAAAGTATATAATTTTCTATTTAATTCGCGACCTGTGTGGTTGTTGTAATAGTTTGTTTGACTAGAGTCTGCGGATAAAATAGTATTAATTCTACTGCGAATATCACTAAGCTTAGCTGATAAAATGTCGGGAGTGGATATAGAGTGAATTTCTTGCAATAAACTAGGTAAGGTGTCTTCCATAAATATATGTACACTATCTTCGCTTGCTTGGGATTGCATAAAATCCCACCACCATGAAACAAAGATCAATAAAAGAAGAAAGCATTAAGCCTCCCGTAAGCTTAACAACTTCCCAGTCTTTACCACCAAAAATCCAGCTGAAAAGCCCCCATTTTGAGCTCTCGCCCCTTGGCACGATAATTTCATAAGAAATATCAGGGTTATGAGCATAATAAACCATTAAATAACACATGGTAAAAGTAATAGACATAAACAGTATCCTGCGAGTAATCTTTACAAATGGGTCACTAGCCTGCTGAGCTTGATTGTCAAGCATTGCCCTCATCATTTCATTGTCTCTGGCGGCGAGCATCATCTGATCTTGGCGTTTTTGTTCGAGCCAAGCATTTACTAGGTTGCAGGCTAGTTTTATTCCAGCCCCTAAAATAGTATTAAAGATGGGACCCATTAGTCTGGGATACTATCGTAATCAGCTTTGCTGCAGAATTTAGTTAACTTTGTGCCATCATCAACTGCTTTTAAGCAATACCTAATAGAGAGCTTACCTGTTTTGGTAGTTTTTTCGATAGTATGCTTGGTTACATCTGACTCAGAGATTTGAACCTTTTCTTTTTTCTTTACATTGTAGAACTCGATCATAATATTCGGGGTTTAATATCCGTCAGAATCATTACAATTCTGCATTTGATTATAAATCCATTCGTATGTTTTTTCAAGTCCATCTTCAAGAGTAATCGATGGAGCCCAGCCAAGAACTTCTTTGATCATAGTATTGTCACTATTGCGGCCACGAACCCCCTGGGGTGCATCCAGATTATAGTTGCGTTTTAATTTAAGCCCAGCAATACCTTCAACAATATCAACAAGTTGATTGATTGAAACCATACGGTCGCTTCCAAGATTCAATGGGCGGGAGTCTCCCTTGTTCCACATTAGTTCCATGCCAGTAATGCAATCATCAATAAACATAAAAGAACGGGTCTGTTCGCCGTCTCCCCAAATTTCGATTTCATGCTTACCACTCATTTTAGCCTCAATAACTTTACGGCAGATTGCAGCAGGAGCTTTCTCTCTACCACCTCTCCATGTGCCGAAAGGTCCATAAACGTTATGGTAACGACAGGTGCGAGAATCAATATCAAAATCTTTTCCGTAATAGTAGGTGATGAGTTCGCTAAATAACTTCTCCCATCCATAACCATCGTCTGGATTAGCTGGAAATACATCAGATTCTTTGAGGGCTTGAGACTCTTGGTCTTTAATTTCAGACTGAATTGCAGCAGGATAAACACAAGCAGTAGAGCTATAAAGAACTTCTTTTACTCCATTATCTCGTGCAGCCATCATCATATGAGTCTGGATAAGTACATTTTCCATACAAAGGGCTTGGTTGTGCTCGACGAAACCCATGCCGCCCATATTACAAGCAAGGTTATAAATTCGGTCAACTCCAACACTTAGCTTATAGCAATGATTTTTTTCTTGGAGGTTACAATCAGGATGATTTTCGGCCGCGTCAAATGTCTGATACCACATATCTGCGGGCTTAATATCGGCCGCAATAACTTCGTGCCCTTGGGCCAATAAATCTTTAACTAAATAACCAGCAATAAAGCCGCCTGCTCCTCCAACTAGTATTTTCATTTTATATGTTTTTTTATAGTGTCATCGAAATCTTCTAATTCACATTCTGCTTTATAATGGTTAAACCAAATTTCTTCATCATCTTTAAATGATTTAATCTTAGACCCATGAAACTTAGCACTATGTATTGATAGCCTTTTAATTCTTTCTCGATCAGGAGGATTTATTAGCCATTTTTGTGATCCATCTAGATAAAGACCGCAATTTGAGTATATATCTCTTACTGATTGATTTCTGATTCTTTGGGTATAGGTTTTACCGTAAAACTCAAAATAATTAAAACCGTTATTGTCTGAAATAAAATCTTGAATGGAATCGTGATTCCTTAATACCATATATTCGTCTGGGTCTATGTTTAGTATCCATGACTCAGGGCGTTGTAGCATATCCCAATACATTTTAACTTGACAAGAAGGGTGGCCACTATTATGGTCAACCCCATAAACCCAGGGAACTTCATGTACATTGGGGTACTTTGATATAACTTCGTTAAATTTAGAAAGTATATCATCATCAGAAAAATCATGGAAATAATCTAAATTAGGCTTGCAGCCCCATACCATTTTTTCTGGAGCAGTTCTTAAGGATTCCCTTCTTTCTAATTCTTCTTTTTTTATGTTTTTCCAATACGCGTTTTGGTCAGAAATGGAAGTTAGCCCATTATTATAAATGTATATTGAATTTATGCCCAAGCTTAAATGGTGATCTATCCATTCTTCTAAAAAGAAAACTTCTTTTCGAAGTAAAATTACTGCGCACAATGTAACTGAGTTATTCATCTTTTATATTTTCTACCCAATAATTAAAGTCTAATGTTTTATAATAAGGTTTTATTTTTTTAGATAATATATTATACTGTTCATTTAAGAAATTTTCAGTAATTTTTTGATAATCTTTTTGGTGATCTAAGAATAAAATTGGCAATTCAGAGTGATCAAATTGATTATACATGGGATCTTTTATAACGATAGGTATGGCTCCACAATAAAGGGTGTCATAGAATCTAAACGAATCAGGCGCTGTACCCCTGGGGCATATAACAAACTTACTCCTTCTTAATTTAATAAAAAAATCTTCATTAGACATAAACCAAGAGCGCTTTGAGCCATTAAGACCTCTTAGGCCAATATTTTCCAGGGTATAAATGGGGTTGTCTTTTATAAATAAATAAATAGCCTTTCGGATCCAGCTTGTATTTAATGAAAAGTTGCCGTAAACTAAAATATCGCGATCCCTCTTTTGAGTACTTTTGTGAAAACAATCTCTTGCCCTAAAATCTCTGCCCATTGGAAGAAACTTAATAATGTCGTGAGTATAGTCGACATTATTGCAATAAATTTTTTTAATGTTATCAGGTATGTCTATATCTTTACTTAAGCAGCGATCTGTTTTGCCGCAAATAATTGAGTAAATAAATGGTTTTTTAGATATAGGTTCAAAATATTCAAGTATCTTTTGAGGGTTAAAGGTATGCCTATGGCTGCCAATAAAAATAATAGAATCTTGGTTTGGTATATCTTTGGCAGAGTTAACGGTAATAATACCGTTTTTTTTAAAAAAGGTTTCGTTAAATAAAAGCAGTATATCTTCCATTGGAAGCATTACTTTTTTTGAATGCAGAATTGATCTTGCTGGTTGTCGAAATCCTCTATTTCGTCGAAACGGTCTTCGAGGAAACTATCAACTGCGGGCACTACACCGAAATCTAATAATCTTACTTGAGTATCACCGTCGATATATGCATTACCGCATAAAAACCCTTGAGGCTTTAATTTAGTCCACCAGATGTCAAGGTCTTGGCTTACAAAAGAATAGGAATGGTTAGCATCCAAGTATATCCAATCTAGTGATTCGTCTTCAAATTGATGAAGCGCATCAACAGAATATTTTTTGATGATATTTACCTTTGGCTCTGTAGAAAATCTAGAGGAAACTTCTTTGAAAATTTCGTCCATATCATCTTGTGGAATAGCATGCCATCTAGCAGGAATATCCATAATACTATCCCAAGGATCAATTAGATTTAATTCTGAAGGGGATTGATCTAAGATACAAGATGAGAAATCGCCTTTGAATACTCCTACTTCCACACATTTGGAGTTAGGAGTAATTAGTTCTAATAAGGACTTTCGGCCGCTAGATAATTCAAAATAATAAGGAAGTGGAAATTGATCTGTCATTGGTTAAAATTGGTAATTATATTTATTAATATCCCCTTGATATATATTATACACAGCTCTTTTACTATCTTCCATATATAATTTTCTATAGTCTGAATTATTTGTTGAGTTAATTTTACGAAGATTAGTTCTTGGTAGTTGAAGTTTTTTTAAAATGTATGCATAGTCTTCTTGAATGTTTTCAAATCTAGCAAGATAATCAATATTAGAATCAAGGAAATAATCATAAGCTTGAAAATGGATGCCAGATTGAAAAGAACCCTCTTCCCGTTTCATTAGTTTCATGAAGTCAGGGATATGATTGACGAATTCATTAAAATCCATTTCGTTTGCAGCATCTGATATAATGCTATTTCTTTTATACCAATGATGTCCTGGTTTTAGTTTGCGAAAATATTTATACGCCGAAACTACCCGATCATATGGATTGCGAATAAAAGTAAACGAAAAATAATTAGAATGTTCAGAGTGATAAGACATTGGGGAATGACCAGAAAACCCAAGCGACTCTAAGTTAAGCTGTTGATTAATTGAACTGCCAGCGCACTTTGGTATGTGGATGAAAATACATTTGTGTTTGTGATTTATCATATTAAATTTAAAGTAGTTGTTAAAAAAAGAAAATCTAAACCTTTATCCATTTTTCTGGCCTCAAGTCTTTTGCGTTATCTAGTCCTAATTTATAGTTATCAAGTTTAAGATTCGAGCCAAACCATATTTGCGGACATATGACAATTTGATCGGAGTGAGTATTTAACCATGCTCCCCACCATGAAAACGATGAGTTTGCTATTATATTATAGTTACACAAAGACATCAACCACATATCTATATAATCTTTATTGCCCTCCATAAAAATAAATCTATCCCCTTTAAAATTTTCTTTGCACCATGGTATATCATCAGAAAAAATCAAGAATTTAACTCCGTCCCCAATCAAGCTAATCGATTCTAAATAATACTCTAAACCACATACTGGATGTTGATCAGATAATGTTAAATAATCGCCCCGCCTAACATGTATTGAGCATGTAAAATCATTTAAGAATCTACCGTACTTGCTAGTGATAATATCCATGCTGCTCTCATCGATGCTAAATAAAGATATTATGTCATCTCTGTTATGAGCGAAATATCTTTCGCTTTGGAAATACCCTGACAACTTAAGATTGGGCTCATAAGGTATCTTAGCATACTCGAACGCAGGTTCTTGATAAATAGTAGCCGTAGTAAAATCATCGGAAAACACAACATTTCGTAATATATTCTCTTTGTAGCTACTAATAGCGCCATGTGGCGAAAAAACATCATTCGGGTCAAACGCGCAGTTATCATCATTATCTAGAGCCATAGAAAAGGCCGCAGATATTTGAAACATATAATTCCCCAAACCTCCCATTAGCGATGTTGTTATCATTTTTATATTTAGAATAGATTTGTACATGCGGCGCCATACCCGCGAGCGTATTCAAAAAATAAATCTTTATTATCTTTATAAATATGCGTCCACAGAACTTGATCTGTCCAGATATTATTTCTATCCACTAATTTATCAAGGTATTGTTTATATAAAACAGCAAATTTATTTATCATATTTTTATGAATTACGAATGATGTGCCAGCTATATGTTGGTAATAGTTATCGCGTTTAACTTCTTGCTCAATATAATCTTTGCTAGAAGAATATATTAACTTGTCTTTTGGTAAATTATTCAATTTACCAATATTTGGAAAAGGAACAGAAGGAGGAGGTTCCGTGCGGTAATTACATATACCTGCATCTACCCATGCAAAAAAATCTGACGAAAAAGGATTTATTTTCGAAGCCCGTTCAATCATGAAAATTTTTTCATTCCATATTAAATTCAATTCTACAGAAGGACAATGAGTCGCATCTGTAATCATTTTATTTTTGTATTTATATGTTGTAAATTCTTCAATATCAAACTCTATATAATACGTAGGCAATTCTTTCCTGTATTTTTTTGCTAATTTAATACTTTCTTTATCCCCAAAAAACGCATAAGGGCAATTAATTTTTAAGGTATTTTTAAACCAATTATTATATTTAATATCGTGTTTGTTTTTAACAGCCCAATATCCAGATACACAAGTTAATTTTGAATTATTCATACTCGTGTAAGTTTTTTCCAATCAACTTTGCCCTCAGTTGAGTTATTGAATATAAGACTTCCATATTCTGAATCAGAATCTTCTAGACTTTTAGCGCCGCAATAGTTTAAAAAATCTTGTTTGTAAGCGGCGCCATTAAGCGAATCGAATACTGGAGGTCTCATAAGTATTTGGTCAATGTGGTCATTCCATGGCAATTGCTTTAATATTTTAGACACAGAATTAATATGAAAAGCTTGAGCAACTGTACCCCACGATGGCATCAGTTTATAAAAACCGTCAGATATATGCCTCGATTCATCAAATTGCAATTCAGGTGAAAACTCTATAATTTTCCCGTTGATATTTTCTTTACCTGTTGTTATAAAAAATTTAACAAAATCTAAATCTAGTTCAGATGCCTTGTTTAATATGGAAGAAAATACAGAAGTGGCGCCCCCTATTTTAATTTCAACATCATCTTCTATAACAAGAAGCCAAGAAGGAAAGTCGGGATAAAAATTATAATTAAGATGGTAATCTTTCAACAATTTAACATAAGACAAATTACATCCCAGTTTGCCAGGAAGCCATTTCCACTTATCAATATATTGATGGGTATGATAATTATTTTTTCTATCAATTGATTCAAAATGGCTGTAATGATCAATAGCATTTACCGCGTCAAATAATTCTAAATTATCTAAATTTAATTTAGCCTGATTGAAATTGATAAGACGATTGTGATCTTTAGTAAAAGTGATCATGTAAGATTTAAAATTCATTCTAATGTATTTTTTGGGCAGTCTTTATGACCATAAAGGGATTATTTTTTGTTTTGTGCTGATCTAGATCGAGTGTTTTTGAGATGTAATCAAAAAACGGATAATGGCCTGCACCAATAGCCCTATCTTGAGCGGTTTGAGCTTGTACTTCTAATATTTTAGTGCCTGGTTCGCAAAAAAATAAATTACTCATGCATGCTCCGTGTGCGCATATAATAAATTTAGCTTGATTGAATAAAAAAACCTGCATCCGAAAAGGCATTTCTTCGAGAACAACAGAGCGCATCCGACTTCCGTATATATTTTTTAATTTTTCTTCAACTTTATCTACCCCTAATATTTCTCGTCTTTCTTTTCCGTTAGTTTGATTGGGGTTCGCTAGTTTTAATTCTTCGTCACTTATTAGTTCGGTAGGCTCTCCCCTTTTGATTAATAATATTTCAGGGGCCGAACAATAAAGCTTGTTCATTTCATCAACCAAGGCTTTGATATCTAAGCGGTTGAATATAAATTTTCTGAAAGATTCAAAATTAGCAAAGTCATTTTCGCCTTCCTTCCTCTGGCAAACAACATGTTCATAATCAAGAGAATCAAAGGAGTCTAGTGCTAATTCGTGATTTTTCGCTCCAGAAATTTCTTCGTAAAAAGATGCGAAGTTTCCTAATGTCTGATGGATGCTTTTTAATCTGAAGACATCGGTATAATCAAAAACTCCAGATAAAAATTCAGGATATAAACAATCACAAATAAAATGTGCATAGTGGAATAAATTCCCGCCAGTACGCTCATTAGTAACTTTGATAGGTTTCATTTCTTTTAATTACACTTCTTGGGGGTTTCCCATGAATGCTTGTATACAAATTTTCTTTTGCTCATTGTTATTGCATTATAAACGCTTGAGTTCTTAAAATCAACAGAAGTAGGGTCGGGAAATGAATCCATGAAAAATTTAGTTAATTTCACGACATAGGGAGGAGTATTTAAAAATATATCTGACCTGAATTTATTATCGTTAAGCCAATCTGGTGATTCAGCCCTGGAACCATATTCAGAATTCATGTCTAAACCTTTTGCATAGCAACAATTGACCCATTCATCTCTAAATTTATTATCAGTAAAAAATAAATCTTTAAAAATAGAATTCATCCATAAGAAGGTGTGCATTTTTTGCATTTTACTCCAATAAATATCACATCCCTCTTTCCATTTGTTGATGATGTAGGAAGATTTTTCTGACAGTATGAACCAGCTAGCACACCCTATGAAGTCAGTTTTTGGGTCTATGCATGCATGATACATCCATATACCTGAATGAGACACGGCTTCTTGAGCCCAGTGATCCAAGGGCTGCATGCAAAGCAAGGAAGCGTCAGCCCATATACCCCCGTGATTTTTTAATAAAGATAAGCGTATGATATCGCTTTTAGCAGGCTTTCTTATATCTTTACTTTTGTCATAAATATAATCTATGTCATCAACATGATCTTTTAAATTATTGAAATCTATATAATGAATTTTCCAATCTGGGTTATTGATTTCCCAGGATTCAGACACTTCGCGATATAACCATGGAGCATTGTCCCATCCTTGCAGACATAGTAAGAAAATATTTTTGTTCATTTATTAATGTTGAATTTTAAAATAGTCTTACCTTGCCAGGGATCAATTTCTGATGGAACAATATCAAACTTAAATAAATATTTTGCCACTGCAAGGTCTTCGTATATATCATTGTATCTAACTTGATTAAGCCCAGTAAAACCTTTCCATTTGTTTAATGCATGCGAGCTTAGAAAATAAGTAGTACCGCCATCAATCCAGTCTATGTACTCTCCATCGTATCGCTTGTTGTACCAAGGGGAATCTTCTTTTACTCTGCCAATGTGCCAGCCTCTTTTACCACCTTTATGTCTAGGCTTAAGTTTAAAGCCGCAATAATGATGGTTCTTTAATTCATTATATAGATTTGCTTCGCGATGAACGTTCCATTTAATGAAGTCTATGTCGTCATCTATTTTCCAGAAATAATCATAAAGGTCTGCATATCCACGGTTAGATAGATAAGTGTAAATCGCAAACATTTTCTCTGGAAGGTCTTCGTATAGATCCCTGCATTTTAATTGAATGACATTTTCTTCTAATTCTTTTTCTTCTTCGCCGCCAACAAAAATTAAATAATCGCCAAGGTGCCATTTATTAACACGAGCTTTTATTTCTTCTACTCTGTGGATATATTTATGGCAACATACAAAAACTTTTAGAATTTTTTTCATTAAAATAAAATTTCCCTCTTTAAATGATTTGTTTTAACCTTACTTGATTTAATATGATTTTATGACCATTTTTTGTAATTCATGAATTTAAAATCATTTGCATAAACATGCTCCAATATATTTAAAGACTCTTTGCTTAAAATTTGATCCTTGTCTTTGTTGCCCCCTTGGTTCTTATGAGGTATATCTGTTTCGATTCCAAGCGTAGATAGAACTTTAGGCAGTTCATTGCTGATGTTTTCTAACCTAATCAGGTTATCGACAAGAAGGTTGTTGCGAAAATAAAAGCAATTCCATTGAAGCTGAAAATGTAAATCTATCTTGTTTGGATTGGAGGTCTTTGTTAAATTTTTACATACAAAATCATTTATATCAGAGCATGGATCTATTCTCTTTTTTTTTGAAAGATAAAAATAAGCCGAAATGAATTTGTCAATAGGGTGCCTAGATATTCCAAATGTTGTTAGGTTCGACCATTCTTTGGGGTTTAGATAAATGTCGGCAAGTTTCATCCATTCTTTTTTATCATCTTTTTTGACAACAGCCCTATCTTTGAGAATATTTCTGGTAATGCTGGTTTGAGCTGCTTTATTAATAGGAATGTAGGCGAACTGGCCAAGCCTGTCAAAAATAACAGGATTGGGAAGCTTGAAAAGATATTCGAACTTATCCATGTTTAAAAATTTCAAGGAAAGCTTTATTTTTCGCCTCGAATTCTGATAGTCCAGATGAAATTAAAGACCATTTTTTACTAAAATAAGTCTTACCTAAATGAGATGTAAACTTTTTCGGTTTTTTATCATGATCTAAATGGAAACCAATAGAGTCAAAAGAAAATTTAATAGATTTACCTCTTATTAAAAATCTTCTGGCAATATCAAAATCTTCCCCTCCCCATCCTCGAAAATTTTCATCTAACCCATCAACCTCTAAGAAGTCGTTTTTTTTACAAGACCAATTTCCTCCATGCATTCTCTTGGCTACAGTATTCTTGCCGTCAAAAATATAAGGCCTTTCTTTTTTTTCAATAAACCTGGCTCTTCTATCTTTAGTCGCTAAAGACAATATAGAATTAAAATCATTTTTAATCACATCACTTGTAATCAGGGAGACTTTATCCGTAGGGATAGAAGGGTATAAGCCAGCAACTACATCATCGTTAAATTTCAAATGAGATGCTATGTGATTTGGGGACCAAATTATATCAGAATTACCAAAGATAAATCTATCTCCAGATGCTAGTTCTGCGCCCCGATTCCATATATACGCAAGTCTATACCCTTTGTTTGGACGACTAAAATACTTTATGCCTTCTTTTTCTAAGTATTCTATTGTTCCATCTGTTGAGCCATCGTCTGCTATAATAATCTCAAAGTCTTTTTCTGTTTGGTATTTTAAACTTTCAATACTTAACTTTAGTGCAGATAAATTATTGTAGGACGATAATATTAAAGACGCTTGCATTTTGATTCTTAAAGATCAGTAGGTTTTTTATTGATTGACGACAAGTATTCAATCATATCTTTTTTATTTGGTCTTTTGTAAGTATGACAATAAAAGTTTTCAAGATACATGTCGTTTCTACCGACAAAGCTATGAGTTGATTTTTCGTCTACTTGAACCATATTATTAATTGTTTTTTTTATTTTTTCATCAGAATCGTATAGTTCTGATATAACAGAAAAAACGGCATGGTATTCAAAGTCCTTATTCCGATCAAACATAAACCTTTTCTGAAAATTTTCTCGCCACCGTTGTATAATGTAGGAATCTTTATTCGGACTCAAAAGAAAAAAACTAGCAATTTCTTTGGGGCCCGCATCGTTGATAAGTCTCGGCATGTACCTATATGCAAAGAAGCCTTCTTCATTAAGATAATCTTTTGCGATATCATTCATGCCAGTAATTGGATATAAGCTAGCATCAGCCCAAACACCCCCATATCTTTCGAGTAAAAGAAGTCTTAATAGGTCTGACTTATGGGACAAGCGAGCCCTATAAGGAGAATTTTCAAGGATGTCAAAAAAATCAGGCACATAAAATTTAACATTCTTAAAAGAAATAATATTTACCTCCCAATCTTTATTTAAATTTTTCCATCTTTCTATACATTCGCGGTTTAACTCTGGGATCTTTGGGGATTTCTCCCCTTGAAACCAGCACATCCATATTGTCTTATTCATAACTAACACTTCCTCCTGTTTTGTTTTTGTTCCACTTTTTTAAATTATATTGCTCGCCCCATTTTCTGCCAGCATCTTGAAATACACCGTTGAAATTTATCCGATTAACATGTTTTAAATGATTGGAGTCTTCGGCCCTGGTTTGTTTGTGGTGATTAATTAGCAATTGCTCTGGGTCAATAGATTCTTCTGAAGCCGCAAAAGGCTCATATACATTTTTTGTAAAAAAATCTTTGCTCCACATGGTTGGGTTAAACGAAAACTCAAAAAAATGATGAAAATGAAAACCAATATATTCATAATTACTGGCGACTAACTCTCTCATATTAAATGGAATAAGTAAATCCCAATCATCTTCGAGCCAAATAACATAACCGTTTAAATTATCTAGCTCATTATATGCAGAACTGATCACATGTTTTGCGGCCGAATAGAAACATGCCTTATCCGATATATGTAGGTCTTGAGTGCCCCCAAGAAAATTTTTAAAGTTACTTACAGCTTCTTCTGTTTTTTTGAATGGAGAGTCTAAATTAATAAACCATTTATAGTTAATATTTTGCTCTCTAAGTATGTCAAAAAATGGAGGCAGTGTCTGATTGTGCAAATCAGGTCTATCAATTGCTGTAGTTAATATATATAAGTCATGCATTTTGAGAGGTCTTGATTACTTCTAGCCACTTTTTGTTTACAGCATCTATAGAGAAATTTAGTATACTAAAATTAAAAGCATTTTCTATAATTTTTGCAACTGCTTTAGGATTGCTGTTTGCCCAATTAATTTTATCAACAAGATCAGATAGATCTTTTTTGATTGGTATATAATGCTCCATGGGAACCAAATCTTTTTCATAGTATGCTTTATGAAAGCGCTCCTGTAAAAAAGTCAAACGATGAGACTGAAGAAAGTATTTAACCCTTGGGCTCCAGCCAGAAGCCTGTAGGTCAATAAAATAACTGTAACCAAGAACAGCATCTTCTAGAGAAATAAAGTTTTGGTCATTTTTATTAGGCTTTGCAAATTTTGCATCAATTAAATCCGGGTTCTGCTCGCTAAGATCAACCAAAGGGCCACGAAGTTTTGGGTATTTTGTGCCACGCCAAAACATTTTTGAGGAAGCTGGCTTTGACTCTCCAGCAGTACGGATTTTAATAAAGTAACGATCATATTTCATTCCACACCAATCCCAAAAAGTGAAATCGGGGCAACAAATAAAATCTGGATGATTCCTTAAGTTAAGGGGGCATTCCGGTTCGTTTTTATCAATGTAAGACTGAAATAAAATGGGTTCAGTTGATTGATTTATGATATCAGCTTTGGGTGGGACATCTATAAAATAAATTTTAACTGGATTGAAGTCTGGAAAGTTTAGAGCCGTATCAGCCCTTTCAATCTGCTTGATAAAGCTAACTGCTTTTGAGTTTTTTGCATCAAATTTCCATGGAGAGTGATCATAGTAATGGTTTAATAATGAACCATTCTTTTTTTCAACTACAACCCTGCCAAACCGAAAGCGATCCTCTTCGCAAGTAAGGTCAAAATCAAAAGGTTTTCCTATAATTCTGTATGGTGTAAAATCAGAGCTCACTTTTTGTTTTTACTTGAGAGTATTTATCGCTATAAAAATTACTAATAGCTTCATCTAAATCAGATGGGGAAGCTAGGGGGTTTTTGTATACCGCAATCTCTCTAATTAAAAGCTCAGAAATGTGAAGAGCCAATAAAAAAGGAGAATTCTCTTCTTTTAATCTTGAAAACTTCGGATTACCTTCGTTAATTAATATAGTGAAATTTTCATTATCATCCACTCTTGACATTAGGTTTTTCTCTTCTTCGCCAAAATCGATAATTATATATCGAATTCTCTTCGATTTCTTAAGTTTTTGATTTTTAAATCTATTCCATAGTGGAGGAATGTTATTTTCGGGTTCAGGCTCTTCCTCCTCTTCCTCTTCTTCGGGCTCTTCCTCTTCTTCGGGTTGAAAGTCCAATTCTCTTCTGGCAACAATCTCGGCAAGCTCTTTAAGTTCCTCTTTTTCTTTTTCCTCTTGCTCTTCTTCTTCTGTTAACTCTTCCTCTTCTTCTTCGTCTTCACCTTCGTCGTTTTCCCAGAGGTCCGAAAAATCTTCTTCGTCAAAATATTCAGCAAGCATAGTTGATACTTCGTTGGCTAAAGCATCAAGCATATTCATTTTTTCCTCTTGATTTAATTTAATATATTCAATGATCCATTCAATAACTACCCTATAACATTTTTCCAGAAAAGGCTTAGTGATTGGGTGGTCATCTCTTAAACTATGGTGAGATAAATCTTTAGCAGGCATACCCGTGTCGTCAAGAACTTCAGAAAGAGCATTGCACGAAATAAACCCAACTAATTTATTAAACACATTATGTATTTTATCGTGATCTAAAAATTCTTCTTTGTTTTTGGATTCAATCCAGCTTATTGTTGATTCAAGTAAATCTTGGTCTGATAAATGAAATGGGCATATTTTAACTTTTGAAATAATATCAATGTTTTTGAGCGGGTGATTTTTCAACAAAGATCGGTTGTAAACTAAAGATAGTCTAAATTCGATATTAGCTTTTTTATTTTGACCATAGTAATCATATTCGAATTCCCTATTAATCACTGGAATATTAGACCCTGGAAGTTTATAAATAAACTTTAAACTCTCTCCATTCAAGGTAAGGTCAAACTTTTTACCCTCTTTCTCTAATTGAGGAATAAGGTGTCCAAAAAATGTGCGAAGCTCATTCTTGATGATTTCCTTGTTCCAGCTATTTGCTTCAATTTTTCGTTTAACTTTTTGTATTGTTATCCTTGTTCCAGTATCACTTTCAATAGAAGATTCTTGCAAGCTAAGTTCTCTAAGAGATGGAGAGTATTCGTTTAAGAATGTGACATTAGTTGGTTTATATTCTAAGAGAAAACATTTACCATGAACATTTTTGGTTTCAATTGTCCAGTGAATTTCTGTTTCATGAGAAAGTTTGTCATTAGCCAGTTTACCTCCTATACCCATTTGACCTAGTTGAACACCTTTCCCGCCAGTAGTATCGTATGAATTTCCAAAAACAAAATACTTGTCAAAAGCGTTCATTCCATTTTCATCAGGAATATGATCAAATCCTTGGCCATTATCAGTTATGATGGCGCAGCAATTCGTGTCACCATAATAAGGATGGTGCAAGTCAATAGAGCAAGATGTTGCAAAATTTTGAATGGAATTTTTAACAAGCTCAGTAAAAGCTTGAGGTATGTTTACTGTAGATTGAAGGAGCCTGCTTAAATTAGCCCCAGTTTTGATCTGTATGTTATTCATGTTTCTATGGTTTTAGGATTGACCAGCTGGGATAATCTGGCTATTTGTATCCAACTATAACTTGTAGGTTAAATAAATATAGCAAATGAACCCGATTTCTATATGTTGGTATTGGTTTTTTCATCAAGATTATATTACACTATATAATAGCTCTGTCCTATTTTGTTTGATGAATTTGTATTTATCTTTAAGCAGTAACTCTATATCTTTTTTATTTTGTTTAAAATTTTTGTTTTTTAGTGGATTAATGGCTACACAAAGATATTTGATTTTATATTTAGAGTGATCAATAGATTTAAGAACCTCAAAAGCATTGTCGGGGTCTATTACAGAAAGAAAATCTATGTCATCCGGGGCATTATCAAAAGAATTATAAACTTTATGTTGAAGATATTTTTTGCCGACAAATGTATTAGAGTCTTTATTGTTTTTAAATGGACTAATTTCAATACATGTTAAGTTTCTTTTAAAATTGGATTTCCTTAAAAACCAACGATCAGTTAACCATTTACTTGTCGAGTTGACAACTTCGCCACTATCAAGCTTAATTAAATTGATGATGTGCTTGTTTGGGCCTTCGAGGTGTGATATTAAATTTTCCATTTCCCTCTGTCGACGAATGATTGTTTTTTATGCTCAGCTTCTTTTCTTGTATTTGGATGCCATACATATGTTTCATTTTCTATAGGCCCTCGCTTTACTAGAGGTTTGCTCAAAGCTAGTAAGGAGAGTTCATGATAATTATAATCTTCGTCAGCTGTGTTATCAATTGTTAGCTCATCGCCAAACTTATGAGTTTGAGAAGATGGACGATTGTTTAATAAAAAATGATTAAAATTTTTCTGATCAGAACCTTTGATTTCTCTGGTACTAAGGAATTTGTCTAGATAGCTTATTGTCCTGTAATTACTGCGAAAGAAAATCCAGCCCATGCAGCATGTAAATCCAAAGGCCTCACGAACTTCTGATGGAAAAGCTCCCTTATGGCGAACCGTAGAAACAATAATATCTTGATTGTTTGATTCTATTAATTCAGGTATTGGGTTTTTGAGCCAAAGTGCATCAGTATCCGAATGAATTATATCGAAACCTTCTTCTAGGTATTTTTTAAAAATAAATGTCCTGCGCATAGTGTGCTTACATCCGGAAATCCAATCATCATTAAATTCATCAAGAACTCTTGAGTGGCATCCGTGAGATTTTAAATATTCATCTGATTCAGGATCAAGGCATAAAACCTCATAGTTATCTATAGATAGTTCCTTAAGATGTTTAACCCAGTTGAGAGCTATTTCTCTATAGCGGTAATTGCAGAAAGATATAATTTTCAAGCTCATGATATATATTTTAACAAGTATCCATATTTTCTGCATCCTCCTTTATGATGAACTATAAAATTCTGCCGGAGGGCATTCAAAAGAAATTACGGCAATGAAACTCATTTTATGGAATTAAAAAAATACTCATCAAGTGGTTCAGTTTTCAGTATGTCACCTTCATTTGTTTTAACCCACTTTCTGTAAAAATTATTAAATTTAAGTTTTAGCTCTGGCCCGCACCTCTCCCTGAATTGATTATCAATATTGTCAATAACACCTGTTTTTTTGATTATGTCAAACAGCCGGTGGGCGCTTGATAGGGATGTTATGTATCCTTCGCCCCATTGGAAAAGTCTGATTATGTTTACTTCTTCATCAAGCATTCCCCATTTACCTTTCATTTGCTCATCAAGGGCATCAAAAAAGCCAGGTAAGAGTTTTGCATCGTCTTCAAGAAAAAGCGAATAAGGTATTTCGTTTTCGATTTGAAACTTAAGGAATTTAACCTTTGTAATCCAACATGCAAGAGTTCCGTAAGTATTAAAGTCATTTAATCCTATTTTTAGCTGATGAAATTTGAGGCCCAATTTTAAAAACTCATCTACTGTTTCTTTTTTATCGTATCCATTTACGGATTGAATTAAATTAACAAAAGGAAATAATTTAACTGTTTTATTGACATAAGTAAGTCTTTCTTCTGTCAATAGTGAAAAAATATATGTTTGGTATTGCATTATTTATGATCCGGGCTTATAAAGAATCTTTTAAAATTAATAGACACAGGTCTTATGTTATTTTTTCTTAATAATGTGGCAATATATAAATCTTCGTAAGAAGCATATTCATTATAAGAAGAATCATCAAGAGATCCAATAAAATCAATAGCCTGACGAGATAGTACATAACCGTAACCACCAAGACACCAGGGGATGAATTTTCCTTGATAAGGTTTACTATTCCAGTCTGAACCCTTTGAGCATCTTCCAATATGATATTCTCGATTGGCCTTGAGATATCTTTGGGTCACACCGCCATAATCAATGTCTTTGATTAAGTTATAATTAATATTATCTCCAAAAGTAATATCATCATCCAGCTTTATAAAATGCTTATATTTTGAAAACAAATGGTAATTTGATATAAATTTATAGGAATAAAAAACCTTTTCGGGTAACCCTTCATAATAATCGCTAGAACAAACTGAGAGTATTTTTGTATGTGGATCAAAAGAAGTCGCCTTATAACCACCCACAATAAAAATATAATCCTTTATTGATCTTTCTTTCATCATCAAACTGATACGTGGATACGCAAGGTCTATATTGCCTTGATGACTTAAGAAGATGTATAAGATATTACTCATCATAATTCAGGTAAATAATAATCAGGGAACCAGGTTTGCTTACACTTGCTAACACGATACATTTCAATGGAGGGGTTAATTATTTTTGCCCAGCTGGAAAAAGCGGAATGGTTTTTGATTACAAGTTTGCATTCTGATAGAGCCAACATTTCAGCAACAGACTCTTTTGTTAAATCAAGCTTATCAAGCCTATCTTTTTGATTAATATGATATATGGGTTTAAAGGGAGATTGAAAAATTGGCACATCAAAAATAGAAGAAACTTGTTCAGATAAAAACAATTTAAGAGCTGGATCGTCAGACAAAATAAAAATGGTTTCAAACGAATGAGTTTCGGCCAGCTTTTTAATTTTTAATATATAATCTTGATTGCTAATTGGAATGTTTTCTTTATTCTTTGCTAATGATTTATCATAACCTCTTAAGTGTAGGCCTAAGCAATTTTTAAAGTCTTTAGATATGTTTTTCGATAAACTAATTATATCTTCACTAAACTTAAAAAAATGATTAAAGTAAAAATGAGCATCATTAAAATCTTTGTAGTCAAATCTTTCAATATCAAGAAGCTCTACATCTTCATTTGATGAATTAGAATCATGGCTGGGAATTATAATCTCAGGAATAATTCTGTTTAAATTACCTGGATCCCCGTGGTTGATGTTTCTTATATCCCAAGATGGATATATATTGTTTTTGTAGAGATACGGAAGCCTGGCATTGATCCAGTTCATTGTTGAGCCAAAAAGACCTTGCTTGCTATAACTGTTGATGTTCATTTGTATTTACTTAATGGCGAAGTTTTTATTATTCAATTCCTGGGTAGAATAGCATAAAATCTTTTTTATAGTAGTTATATATTTTATCTCTTGATAAATCACTCCATTCAAATTCTTCCTTGAAGTTTTTTGAATTGTATGCATGTGGAAGTTTTAATTCTTTGATGCCTATACTGGAGCAAACCTTATTAAAATCTTCATCCAAGTTTTCGAATCTACCAATAAAATCACAAGTGAAATCAGAATTGATTTTATCTGTAAAATAGTGACCGCCATTTAAGTGAGGGAAAAACTCAAACTGGGGCAGTGTATGATAACTGTCGTACTCACTCCAAAGGTCTTTGTTGAACATTCTATATTCATCATCTACCGTTAATTGGACATACTCGTCAAAAGATACAGACCTCTTTTTTTGATAAAATTCTATATCTGGATGTACTCGATACTGTAACTCGCCCCATTTCCATGCAGAGACAAAACGATCATATGGATTGCGAACGAAAGAGAAAACATAGTAATCTAAATGGTCATTAAAGAATTTACTGAACCCCCTCTTTCTTAAAACTTTAGATGGTATTTCTGGGTCGACTTGCCTTAAGAATTTTTCCACAGAAGTTCCGGCGGCTTTAGGAATATGTATAAATATGGATTTATGCTTGTGACTTATCATTTCTCATTCTCCAAATTTATATCCAAAATGCTCGATGTCTAGCGCATATTTGTCTGAGACGATTTGCTTGGCTTCATCATCATAGTATTCGGTGTAATGCTTATGCTTTGATTTGTGTAGAGGATCATTAATAAGCGGAGGTAAAGATGTACCGATTGATTCACAAACAAACTCGAAGTCTTCATCTATGTTTTCAAACCTTCCTACAAAATCTAGTTCTAAATTCAGAATATTTAAAAAAACAGAATTTTTTATAGGATTAAATGTGTCATCTTGACTTTTACTTCTTGGGTCTATTTCAATTTTAGGAAATTTTTTAAGATAATTTGATATATCGATATTTCCATTTTTTATATGAACCCCGTAAAACTTTGAAAATCTCTTCATAGAAACCATTCGATCCCAAGGGTTTCTTACAAAACTAAATTTAAAGTAATCATCCCAGTAGGGTTCATATATCTTTTTGGCGGTTGAGGCAACAAGGTGTTTTGTAGTTGGATCTATCTCAAACCAATTGTCCCCAACTATACTGATCTCCATTGAGGTCCCACCGCACCGAGGGATATGTATAAATATGCATTTATGTTTATGGCTTATCATTTAATAACATTTCTCCTGGAAGTTAATGTGGAAATTTGGTATGCCTTTGTATAGACAAAACTCATTAAACCTACTAAAGTTTTTAAATAAAAAGTTTGTATACTGAAGCAAGTAAAAATCAACCAATGCCTCTTTTGCTATATTAATCCTGCCGTATGTCTCTTCCATCTCTAGTTGTATATCTGTAGATTTTTCTCCTTTTTCGTGACCTGTGCCACATCCCGGAGGGGCGAAATACCTCTCTGTTGTAATACTATTTGGATATTCTTTTTCAAATAAATCAACGAATTGTTTGGAGTCTGTAGCAAGAAAAAACTTATAGTTATCACAAGATTTTAAAAATGCCCTAGGAGATTCGAATAAAACATTATCTATTTTATCTTTAAATATATCAAAGATAGTTTCTATAGCATTCCTCTCGCCCTGAAATCGGTTGGAGTTTCCTGTTTTTGGAGGAAGAACTTCTCCGTTTGATGTTCTGGCATGTACGCCGACCACATAATTACCTGAAAAATATTTCTCACGAACTTCATTAATTTCGGCGGCAATAGTTCCATGAACATTGATTCGATCAAATGTGTTATAAAACTTCTTAGACTCTTCTTTTGATTTAAGTGGGTTTTTAATAACTAGCCTTGAATCTGAATGGGGTTCAGCTTCTTTTTTGTATTGATCTATATATTCTTCATTTAGGATGACCTCTATATCTGTGTCTATACTCTGAAAATATTCCCCGAATAAATTTTTGTCGCCCTTGCTAGCCCAGTGACCCCGCATATCAATAAGAATGTCTTTTTTATTCTGCTCGCAATACATTAATGCATTAGTGAGGTGCCACAAGGTGTCACCCCATCCAGTATCACGAGAAAAATAATAAAAGTTACTCACAATATAATTTTTTCTTCCCCATACTTATCGAGCATCTCTTGATAATTTGATATTTTATCGTATGCTTTTTTGCCAAATACTCTTCTGTCTGTGCCGAGAAAGTTTTCTACATTGTTGTAGTCAACTTCTATATCTAAGTAGTCTATTAATTTATTAAATTTTGTGAGCCTTTCTTGATAGGTCTCGAGACCATAAAGGTCTTCGTATTTAGAAACATAAGCATCAAAAGGTAGTAATGAGTGGTAATACGGTATGTATTTTTTATACCATTTAATTCTTCTTTTTATTGGAGGCTCTTCTAAGTCTTTGTATTGAAAAGACTCAACCTTGGATTTGTGCTCTTTATTTTCGCCCAGCTGCCAAACTTGAACTTGATTAGCTAATTGCCAAGAAATAGCGGGATAAAATGCACTTTCTCTATATTGAAATATGATTTTAATACCGTGAGCAACACAATACTCCAGGAAGTGTTCATTGCCTGGCTCAGACACAGTACACCATACATGCTTAACTCCGTCAAACTCCTCAAAAAGAGAGTCAAGAAAAGGCCAAAGTAAATCACGATCTTCAGAAATATTGTTAAATTTATTAAAAAAAGGTATATTTTGTGACTTAGGCAGATGCTCAGGATTCATCTTATGCTTTTCAATAATCTTAGCATATCTTGGATTGTGCTCAAGGTCGCCAGTTAGGCATGATAGGGGCTCGTGAACTATCCTGTCGTTTTTATTCAAAGCAGCAATGAGACTGGTAGTCCCAGCTCGCTCCTGTCCGAATATAGCAAACTTAGAATCCATAATTAAAATAATTTAAATCTTCTATAAAATGATCACTTATTATATCTCTAGTGTCTGTTGTATAGTAATCTTTATAGCTCTTTTTCTTTTTATATTCACTGCTGCTGTTTTGCCGCCAATCATTAAAACCAGTATAGCTTGAGAAGTTAAACCGCTTTGATAAATCTTTTAAGCAAGATTTTATATCTTCAACTTTATAAAATTCATCTATAGACACCTTGACTCCAATTTGAATACGACTGACATAAGTGTCGTAATATCCCGCATGAAACTTCTTGATGTTACCCTGGATATAGGCATAATCAATAAACCCCTCAAAATCATCTCTTATATAATAGTCGTGAAACTTTTGAACATAAGGCATCATTGGGGAGTCAATGTTATTTTCAACAAAGTAGTCAAATTTCCATCCACCTAAGTATGTATACATTGATACAACTCGGTCAAATGGATTCCTTACTATAGTAAATTTAAAATAATCTTTATATCCAGGCACATCCTGAACTATGCCAGAAAGTGCTCTTTCGCAAGTGGTTCTGTATTTATCATCATAATCTTGCTGGTTTTGGTTACTCTCGTATTTAGGTTCTATATTTGATAGAAGGTAATGCTTAATAAAGGTCCCAGCAGACTTGGGGATATGAACATAAATAAATTTATGTTCATGACTATACATCGATCTTCTCCATTACTTCTGGGTTATGTAAGTTGTCAAGCAAAAATTGCTTACCATCTTCTCCGCAAAGGTGGCAGAGGTAAAATTCTTTGTTAGCATCTCCCTTTTGAAAACATGCTTGATAGTTAGCATTCCAAGCCCATTGAAGAGGTTTATGATAATCAGTAACATCAGTCTTGGCATAAGCATAACCGTACATATCTTGGTCGATAAAATCTTTCGGCTCTCCAAAAACTTGTAAAACTGGATTGTTAATTAAATTGTGATCCTTAAGGAATTGAACTATACCATATTGATCAGGTAAGACCGACGTCATTTTCTCTACTATCTTCCTGCTCATAATATAGCACCCAAGATTAAGATTGTATTTTGGGATTTTACGATTTGTTTTCTCATTTAACCAGTAGACGTCTTCATCTTTAGGTATCACCTTTAAGTAATCTTTCATGAAGATTTCGTTTTTAGCGACAACAGCTTCATTGAAGCCGTATTGCATCATAAAGTCATCATCTTTGTGGAACTCAAAGATATCAGGAGCAATCTTACTGACAACCATATCTAAATCAAGTAAAGCAAATTTTTGATAATCAGTCTTAATGAATTCATGAAGAAAAAGAATTTTAACAAAAGTGCTTTTTTGATAATGAGTAAAATTATATTGATGTATTTCTTGATAGCCAGGAAAGTCATTCATGGAGATGATTTTTAAATCACAACCAATTTTTTCTGCATATTTTTCAAGTGATCCCAAGCAATGAGGTACCCATGCTACATCTTTATAGCCGGGATTAGCGAAGTCCGTATCCTTAGGTAGATCGTTGATTACATATATTACATTACTCATAGTTTTGTTACCTCCAAATCTTCATCTAATAAACCCCAATTATCGGGATTTGGGTTTTCAATCATTTTATTTCTTATATCGAGAGGGTTGACTTTTCTCTCTCCTTCTTGTTGGGCATGAGGCTGTGTAGAATCATTTGAGGCTCCATCGTTTCTGCCATGATATTGATGATAAAAATCTGCATCGATAGCTAAGCATAGATTATATATATCTTCACGTTGAGCGATTCGGTTTAAAAATTCAGTATCCATGCTGTTCATATAGACGAGGTCTTCATTGAACCCTTTGTGTTCCAAGTAGCAGTCTCTGTCAACCATCATAACACCAACAGCCCCACCATAAAAAGGAAAAACTTCTTCATTTGGCATTAGGCGGCTATAATGATTATGCTCATGACAGATCTCCACTTTTTTAGAAAGCTTCTGGTCATAGACAAAATCTCTGAATACAGAGTGATGAGATTGCTCTTCACTGAGATTGCGGCGACTAGAAAAAGCCGCTCGAGGCCAAGGCCAACCATAGTCTTTGACTTCATATTCATGATAAAACCAATCCATGAATCTCTGGCCAACTAATGTGTCTTGGTCGATGCGAGCAAAATGCTTGCCTTCTTGGTGCCTAAAACCAACATTCATTGCATGAACTTCTGAAAACGGAGAGTCTCCTTGGTGCTTGTCTGCGATATCAGGTGGAACCGTAACGATTTTAAGTAAGCCTTGTACTTCTGGAGAAAACCTAGAAGATAAAGATTCTTTTAAAGAACCGCTTCTGGAACACCAGTCGACAAGAATTACTTCAGATTCATCGACTACATTATTTTTACGAATGATTTCACAAGTATGGTTGACAGTATTAAGGCAACGACCAACAGAATCTCCATTGTAATTATCATTGCGAGACACTAAGATATAAGATATCCTTTTCATCTTTGGGGAACTAATCGCTTACAGTTAAAAGAGAATACCCTATTAGGATTGGGTACGGTTACTTGTATACCACCTATAGATTTTAGCATGTTAGAATAATAAGAGCCTGGTGTAGATATATGTTTCTCTAAATGCTTTAAGCAATGAAAGTTAATACTAGGGCGATATTCATCTTCGATGTTTAAATTATAAGTATTAGGAACGATATAAAATATTTTATTCATCCAGTTAAATACATTATTTAATTCTAACATTATATCGTGAGAATCAGTTGCCACAAAGAAATTAGCCTTGCGGGAATTGATCTGAACTTTGTTCATCTGAGCAATGTAAACATTAAGGTCTTGAACTTTTTCAGACTCCAATATAACCCCCCATGTTTTGTCTGTAATTCGTTTGTTTATTCTGATGATTTCTTCAATAGCTGGCTCTGGCATGGAACTCAAGCTGTGAATTTGGTTTGAGAATGCATATTCTTTGTATTCCATTTTTAATTTTGTTGTTTTTTGTTGATCTGTATAATATTTCAGTGATTGTTCGTATAAAAGTTCGCGGTCTAAGAAGTCTATTATTTCTTGACTCTTATTTTTATACACTTCAGAGACCGCGTTAAAAGTATTTTTAAATATTTTAAGCATAAAATTATGTGGGAGGAGGGGGAGGAGGAAGCTTAACTATCAATCTAGATAGCTTACGAACTAATAAGCTCGCTGTTTTCTTGATAATTAACCTGGCCATTTAAATACTGATACCCTAAAATATTCCTAAGCATGACTGCGCCTTTTTTTTCCGTAAAAAAAATCTATATAACTATAGTCGAGTACAAGAAATAAAAAGATAGAGTCCATAAATTATGTATTACACTTGATTTTTGATGAAATCATGTATTATGTGTGGCCTTTTATCGTTGCTGGAAAAAAACCATAACCAAGGATAACTTGTCATCATTTTGTTGATTTTATCCCTAGTGTCTTGAATGCTTTTTTCTATAATCTTAATATCTGAATACCCTAGTTCATTAGTTTCAATTTTTAATTCTTTAGCTATAGAAAATATCTTGCTAGCATCTTTTACTTTTTTGGCCGCTGTAACATCATGGTAATAATTGACTTCTGTTTCATTGTCTCCCTGATGTTTGTCAGGATGTGTTTGAATGGCTATTTTTCGAAAAACAGATTTTATGCCATCAGTAAGTTCAGATTTATTATTTTTTTTATTTGAATCAAGAGATTCTAAGGGGTTTTTAAGAGAATTTTCTCTACAAAAAGAATCGACAGAAGAGCAAAACAATAAAGCAGCTTCATTAAATGTAGATTCAACATAAAGAAGCTCTTCTTGAACTTCTTTAGATTCAGATTTTAACTTTCTTATTAACTTTACTTTATAATAATCCAATATAAATTATTATAAAATTATAAAATAATATTTTAAATTAAAAGTCGTCTTCTAGAGATCCGCTTTGCTGATATTCCCTTACCCTGCGTTCGAAGAAGTTTCCCATAGCCTGAACATCAACAACTTCACCTAGCCAAGGGAATGGGTTTTTATCACTTGGAAATCTGTATTCAAGCCCTATAGCTTCAAGTCTTCTATTTCCGATATAATACATGTAGTCAACAAACATGTCTGAGTTTAAACCGAGAATCCCCGTAGGTAGAACATCTTTAGCATAAGCTATTTCGAGGTCTACAGCTTTTTTAATATGGTCAACAAATTCGTTTTTAATTTCATCCGTCCATATCTCTGGATTTTGATCAATTAATGTATTGATTAAGTATGTTCCAAATGCTATATGCGAGCTTTCATCTCGAAGAGTATACTTAATTTGATCAGATATGCCTTGAAGTTTATTTTGACGCCCGAGTGCAAGAAGCATGGCGAAACCGCTAAAGAAAAAAGTACCTTCACATACAATCCAGTAGGTCAAAAAATTTCTTAAGATTTCTTGTTTACCTTCTAGGGTGTTAGAGTTAAAGTCTTGTCTGCTAATATCATCAGTAATACTCATAAGGAAGTCATCTTTCGCTTTTATGCTAGGAATCGTTTCATAAGCGGCAAAAACTTCTTCGATATCTAAGTCAAGACTATCACATATATATACTATCGTGAGGTTGTGAAGGCTTTCTTCAAAAGCTTGACGAAGAATGTATTGACGACACTCAGCATCCGTAATAAATCTAAAAGCAGAAAGCAAAAGGTTATTACCAACCAAAGACTCAGATCCAGCAAAGAATCCAAGACATCGTTTGACGAGGAGTTTTTCATCTTCTGTGATTTCATTGTTCTTCCATTGTTTAATATCGTTTTGCATGGATATTTCTGTAGGCATCCAATTGTTGGCGCAACTTTTTAAAAATAAGTCCCATGCATACTTGTGTTTGTGTGGTAAGATTCTATTAACTCCGGCTATATTTTCAGTAAGTAATTGTCCTGTTTTGTCTTCCATATTAGATGTATATAACGAATAAAAGTAATACTAAGATTAATATCTTACTTTATTTTTTAATAAAAGTCAATATTTTTTTCTTAATATAAATACATATTTTGTGAAAAACAGGAAAAAAAGAAATTAAAAATACCAAAAATATAATAGAGGTAAAAATTATACTAGGGTTAATATAATCAATGTCAGGATGATTAATTATGGTTCTTGGTAATGCTGTAGAATTTGATTCAGCTAAGTTGAATTCAGTAGAGTTTATAACTTTAGGTAGCTTGTATGTACAACCAAAAAATAATAAAAATAATAATAATATATTGAATTTACTCATAATGAATATATCCTTTAAGTACACTTATTATATGATGTAGATTGTCTGCTTTAATAAATGGAACTCTTATATCTCCATCATCTGGATGCATTAAGATCCCAGGTTCAGGCTCTGAGTATGTGAGTAGATATGTTATGTAATCATGTGCACCGTGAGACTTTAACCATTCCCAGTATATGGTTCTTGTTCCTTTTGGACAAACTAATAATATATCTTCGAAGCAATATGTCTTACCGTACAGTGTGACATCTCTAAAGCAAGAAATTTCACTAGGAGGCTCAGAGAGGGTGCAGTCTATAATTAATTTCACTAAAAAGCATTACACAAACTATTGGTATGCATGCTTAACAATGATATCTATGATATTGTGGTCAATTTTATCGGGGAAAGATCCTAAATTAAAAATATTAAACCAACCTGATTCAGTGTGCTCAAAATTTAAAGTAGGGATAACTAGTTCTTTTTGGAAACAGTAATGTATGTGAAACTTGCCAGTTTTCTGATTTAATGTATCGGCATAAAAAATATTCTTAATTGAACATTTAATTCCAGACTCTTCAAGAAGTTCTCTTTGAGCTGAAAGCAATGGAGATTCTCCTGTATCTATAGCCCCTCCAAATATGGACCAATAGCCACCAAAGGGTACAGGTTGACCTTTATATAATTCTATCCGCTTATTTAATAAAATAAAATCTCCACAAAGAACTGCTATACCTGAGCAATCTCTACTAATAACGCCTGTCATCTAGAATTAAGTTCTGATTCAAATTTTTTATCCCAATCAACTTGACCGTTTTCATCAATCCATGTAGGTTTTACTTGGTCATCACTTGATAAAAAAGCAATGAGAATAATTACAAATAAGCTAACAAGAAAGGTGGTAAACAATATCCAAGATATGTTTTTTTTTAAAAAACCTAGCTCTGGCTCCGGTTCTGGCTCTGGCTCAGGTTCTGGCTCAGGTTCCGGTTCTGGCTCCGGTTCTGGCTCGGGTTCTGGCTCAGGTTCCGGTTCTGGCTCCGGTTCTGGATCAGGTTCTGGATCAGGTTCTGGTTCGGGCTCTGGGTTTTTATCGGGAGTGCCTAATATCATTTGGTCGGCATCAATAATTCCATATCCCCATGACTTATCTCTGCCTATGATTCCAGCATCATCAGCGCAGTTTATTAAAAGATTACGTATATCTTGAATTGTATAGGAATGTCCTTCAGATTTAAGTTTGGAGATAAGCAGGGCAACCACTCCAGAAACAAAGGGGCAAGCCATAGATGTGCCACTAAGCTTGGCATAAGTTTGGTTTTTGTATGTACTATATATAGAAACCCCTGGGGCTGCAATTTCCACGGTTTTTCCTATAGATGAAAATGATGCGATCTTTTTGTTTTTATCAAAAGCTGCAACAGCAATACATTCTTCAAAGGCAGCAGGATAATTAACTCCACCAATTCCTGAATTGCCAGCAGCACAAATAATAGGAATATTGCGATTGTATGCTTTTCTTACAGCGGCTTGCACTAATGGACTTGCTGATCTACCGCCAAGAGACATGCTAATAATATCAACGCCAGATGAAATACAATACTCTATAGATTTCGCAATACCCGCATTAGAACCACTACCGCTATTAGATAAACCTTTAACGCATAGGCATTTAGAATCGGGGGCTAATCCCACCATACCTATAGAATTATTTTTAGCCGATATAATACCTACGCAATGTGTTTGATGGCCATTTTTATCATCAATCGATTCGTTTTGAATAAAACTTTTGCCTTTAATGGCGTTATCTCCAATATCTGGGTGGTCTGGCCAGCCAGTATCAATCACCCCAATTAATACATCTTGGCCGGTAGTGATATCCCAAATTTTAGGGATATTGAAATCAGACAAACTCCAGTCGGTAACTTGACTCAGCGAAGAAACAATATCTGCAACATCAAAATCTGGAATTTTATATTGAGGCTTCATTAGGAAGGTTTATTGGCAGGATTCGCAAGTTCCTCCGTTTTTCATAGCTTCAATACTACATGCTGTGGGATCTTTTTTTTCTTCAGAGCCTGTTGATTTTTCAATTTTACTTGCAGCCCTATTCCTTAAATAATAGGTGGTCTTTAGTCCTTTTTCCCAGCAAGACATGTAAATATCATTAAGATATTTAAGGGATGTTGTTTTATTGTACAGGTTGAAACTTACAGCTTGATCTATCCATTTCTGGCGCTGAGCATTACAGTCAATTAATTTAAACATATCACGATCAAATGCAGTCTTGTATTTCTGTTTAATATCTTCTGGTATAGAGCCATTGAGTAAAGAGAGGTCTCCGTCGCAACTCTTAATCATTGCAGATATTTCAGATGTCCATAATCCTCGAGCTTTCATATCTTTAACGAAATGAGGATTAGTGATGTAGAAGTTGCCACTCTTGTTTTCGTACACAAATAAAACAGAAAAATTTGGTTCTATACTCTGCTCAACTCCATTGATATAACCAATAGTGGCAGTTGGTGCAATAGCCATAACATTACTATTACGCATTCCATTTTGTTGAACATTGTCACGAACTTCTTTCCACGACTTAAGAGATTCCCCTTCTCCTGTTTTGTAAGATTTAGATTTATCCCTGTATGATTGTAAATTATTCCAACTATCAATAGGGAAGATATTTTGAGACCATAGTGAGCCTTTGTAATTGCTGTAAGAGCCGCGCTCTTTTGCTAGATTAGAGCTTGCAAGTATAGCCTCCCTGCTAAAAAATTCAAAAAAGTTGCTGTTCCACTTGATAGCTGCATCGCTGTCAATCTCTATGTTTTTAATATGTAAAACATCATGTATACCCATGACTCCTAGGCCGATAGGTCTATTTTTTAAGTTAGAGTTAGATGCTTCTTTTGTTGGGTAAAAATTAATATCTATAACATTGTCAAGCATTCTGATGGCGGTATGTATAGAGGATGTTAATTTATCAAAATCAATATGACCTTCAGGGTCTAAGTGGTTTAATACATTAATAGAGCCAAGATTGCATACAGCAGTCTCTCCAATCTTAGTTTTTTCGCCCTGAGAATACTCTGATGGTTTAGTGTGGAGAGTAATTTCAGTACATAGATTAGAGCTTCGAACAGCACCTTCATGCTGATTAGTATACCGAATATTACAGGGATCTTTGAATGTATTCCATGGATGAGAAGTTTCGAATAGAACCTTGAGCATTTTTTTCCAGAGCTCTTTGGCTGGAATTTTCCTGAAGTTTTTAATTTCACCATGTTCTGCGGCAAGGCATGCATCTTTATAGCGATCATCAAAATCTTGACCAAAATAATCATGAAGAGTTTTACCATCTTCGTAAACCATTTCGCTAGGATCAAAGAAATACCAATCTTCTTCATTTTTAACCCTACGCATAAATTCGTCTGGAATCCATGATGCAGTATTCATATCATGACATCTCAGTCTATCGTCGCCAGTATTCCTTCTAAGGTTTAAGAAATCTTCAAAGTCTAAATGCCAAGGCTCAAGATAGGCACATCCGGCACCCGGGCGTTTGCCTCCTTGATTAACTGCAACTAATAAATCGTTAAAAATTTTAAGCCAAGGAACAAGTCCACTAGAGATACCATTAGTTCCCTGAATATGAGCGCCTGTAGAGCGAAAGGGGGTAACATCAAGACCAAGACCACCGGCAAACTTTGATTTCCGAGCCTCTTGCCAAGCCCCGTCAAAAATGCCGTCAATACTATCATCAAAAGTATTAAGATAACAGGAACTAAGCTGAGAGTGTGTAGTGCCACTGTTAAAAAGAGTAGGGGTAGAAGGAGTATATAGTTGATTGCTTATTAAATTGTAAAACTCTATAGCTCTTTCGTTTTTATTGTCTTCATTAAGTGCAAGACCCATGGCGACTCGCATAAAAAATGCTTGAGGAGCTTCCATGATTTTTTGGTCAAGCCTAATAAAATATCTATCATACAAAATCTGTACACCTAGATATTTTAATTTTTTATCCCTCCTGATTTTTAGAGATTCAGAAAGCAATGATAAATCAAAATCTAATAACCTAGGATCAAGCCTATTTTCCTTAACGAGTTTTTTAATGTTCTGTATAAAGCTTTTGCGATATTGTAGTTTGAAGGTATCGGAATCAACACCTTCCTTAAAGACTTCTTTGTATAAAGTATTTAGTAATAGTTGACCAGCGGCAAAAGAGTAATTTGGCTCTTTTTCAATTTTTTCTCTGGCTGACAATATGAGCGCTTGATCTATTTCCTTTGTGGTAATTTTATCAAATAGTTGTAATTGAGCATCGAGTACTATTTCACTTGCGGAAACATCTTCTATACCTTCACAGGCTCTTTGAGCACTGGCATTGATTTTATCTACATTGAAATCTTCTAAGCGACCATTTCTTTTTTTTATTTTTATATCCATGGGGTAAGTATTTACACGATACTATAAAGTATTAATAATAATTCAATCTTATTGCAAATAATGATATTTTACAATAAAATATTGTGTATTGCAAGACTAATCTTGCGGAGTTATTAACAATGATTTAAGGTCGATTGTTAAGAACCCATTCTTCAAATTCTTGAACAGGATTCCAGTGCAAGAGTTTTTTGGCTTTGGTATTATCAGCTAAAGTTTCACGAGATTCACCTGGCCGAGGATCAATGTGGATATGTTCTCCTCCTACTAATTTTACAATATCGAGCACGGAATAATTTCTTCCAGTGCCAAGGTTAAACATTTCACCAATGATTTCTTTGTTTTCTGATTCACCAGCTAGATACATAGCTTGGGCAATATCTTTAACATAAGTATAATCTCTTGTTTGTAAACCATCTCCTACCACTGTCATTGGTTCTCCGGCCTCCTTTTGCCTGAAAAATAATCCAACAACTGGAGCATAATCTCCGCTTAAAGGTTGACGTTCACCATAAACATTAAAAAAGCGAAACAAAACAGTTTCTAACCCAAAAAGTTTGGTGTACATCTTGCATAATTCTTCACAGTTAGCTTTGCTAACAGAATAAGGATTTAAGCAATCATTGGGCATGTCTTCTTTTAATGGAATAGGATTTGCTAAGCCATAACAAGAAGAAGTACCAGCAAACATCACCCTTTTGCATTTGTTGAGTCTAGCTGCCTGTAATACATTTACGGTTCCGAGGGAGTTGTTCTTAACCGCATCAGATGGATCTTGGACACAAATTTGAATACGAGACCTTGCAGCTAAATGAAAAACTAAATCTACACCTTTAAATAAGGGTTCTAATTTTTCGAAGTCACAAATATCGACCTTATGATTTTCGGTATCATCTCTCCAGTTGAATTGGGAATTTGCGGTAGAAGATTCATCATCAATTACTACAACATCATGACCTGCATTAATTAAGATTTCAACAAGGTGGCTGCCAATAAAACCAGCCCCTCCGGTAACTAAACATTTTTTCTTAGACATGATTCTTATTACACAGTATTTTTATACCATTGATAAGTTTTTTTAAGACCTTCTTTTAGGCTGTGTTTTTGTAGATAGCCTAAGCCTTTTATTCTAGAATTGTCCATTTTTTTTCTGAAAGTACCGTCAGGCTTAGATGAATCAAAAACAACATATCCTTCGTAATTGATTGTTTGCTTGATAGTTTCAAGTAATTCTCTGATGGTAACTTCATCTTCAGATCCGCAATTAAGATGCGATATCCCAGATGAATATATGGATTCAGCGGTGACATTCTCTAGGCAAAAGCAAATTGCATCGGCAAGATCATCAACGTAGAGAAACTCTCTTAGTGGTTTACCACTACCCCATATTTCAACATGGTCTGAGTTGGATTGTTTGGCGGTATCTACTTTACGAATAAAGGCGGGTAAAACATGAGAAGTTTCTAAGTCAAAATTATCTCCGGGGCCATATAAATTGCAGGGCATTAATGAATAAAAGTTAGAGCCATACTGGTGATAGAATGCTTCACACATTTTTAGGGCAGCTATCTTGGCAATCGCATATGGTTCATTGGTATTTTCAAGGAGACCAGTCAGCAAGGACTCTTCTTTTATTGGTATCTCTGCATGTTTTGGGTAAATGCAAGAAGACCCTAAATTTATCAACTTTTTAACACCATTAGAATGGCTTGATTTTATAATATTAGAAGATATCTGTATGTTATCATATATAAAGTCGGCCCTATATGTATCGTTAGCTAAAATGCCTCCTACTTTTGCAGCACACAAAATAACATAATCAAATTTCTCATGAGAGAAAAAAGATTCTACTTGATTTTGGTTGGATAAGTCTAGCTCACTCCTTGTTTTTGTAACAATATTAGAGTATCCTGAAGATTTTAATTTACGTACAACAGAAGATCCGACCATCCCTCGATGACCAGCCACAAAGACCTTTGAATCTTTCATTTAGATAAAAGAGAATAGTCGTTGTGGTACATTTTTTCAACAAGACCATTAAAATCTGTCTTACGTACCCAACCCATTTCCTTTTCAGCTAAACTGCAATCTCCGCAAAGTTCGTGGACTTCGGCGGGACGATAAAATTTAGGATCTACTTTAAAGATGAGTCTGCCGTCTAGCGTACGGTATTCCTCTGTATCGTCCGACCCTGAGCTAATATAATCAATCTCTGCGCACTTTAAGCTTTGATTTAAGAATTCTCTAACTGTGTGCATTTTTCCGCTGCCAAGTACGTAGTTTTTTGGAGCATCTTGATTAAGCATAAGCCAAACACCGGGCATAAAATCTTCTGCATCACTCCAGTCTCTCTTAGCATCAAGGTTGCCAAGATATAATACAGGGATATCCTTGTTTAATTCTATAGCTTTTTTGATGCTTGCAACTCCATGACTGATCTTCCTGGTAACAAAATCAAGTCCACGTCTTGTTCCTTCATGGTTGAATAACCATCCTTGTACAGCATACAAACTGTAAGACTCTCGATACACTCTAACCAAATGTCTTGCAGCACATTTTGCAGCACCATAGGGTGACTGGGGTCTAAGTGGGTGACTCTCGTCTTGAGGACTAGTTATAACATCTCCAAATTCCTCAGACGATCCTGCATTATAAAATCTACATTCTGGCGCAAACCTTCTAATTGATTCGAGCATATGAAGAACAGAATTAGAGTCAGTGTCCCATGTTTGAATAGGGAAATCCCAGCTGCCAGCAACAAAAGACTGGGCAGCAAAGTTAATAAAATAATCAGGTTTAATATCAATAACAACATCTCTAACACTATGAGCATCATTTAGGTCCATATTGATGATCCTGAAACGATCAGATTCTTTTAGGTGAGCGATATTCTCATGATTTTTAACACTAAGACGACGAACTGATCCATAAATCTCAACACCAGTATGCTTTAATAAATAATCGACCATATGACTACCGTCTTGGCCAGTAATACCTGTTACAATAACTTTTTTCATTAAATAATAATTTACACTTTGTATTAAAAATTACAATTAATATTTTTTACTTGACATTTTCTTATTATATGTTATAATATTTTCCTTAAACTTTAGTTTAAGGATATTCTTATGTTAATCTTACTATCTATCGTAAACCTCATAATAATGTTGACATAACATATAATATTATGTTAACATTTAAAAAATTCAATATGGAAAATTTAAAAAACATGACAGACTTCGAATTGATTTCAGAAGTCAAGGAAACAAGCGCATCCGGAGAGTGCCTGCAGGAATTAGTTGCGAGGCATAGTGGTATTTATATGACTATGGTGCATAGCTACTTACCTAATTCTGGCAGCAATGGGCCATCTTATAAGAACGAGTTAATTTCTGACAAGAATTACTTCATATACAAAGCCGCAATGAAATACGATGAGACTAAAAACACAAAGTTCTCAACCTATCTAGGAAACGAGACAAGATGGATGTGTCTGAATCTATACAATAAAAACAAAAACAAAACCATGCGCGAAACAAACTTGGCAACATTATCCCAAAAAGATATAATCACTGAAGATGATATAAAGTTATTAAAAATAAATAAAGAAATGCTGGATAAAATAATCAATCTAGCTGAAAAATCTAAAGATGAACGAGTTTTAAAGATTCTTAAATTAAGATATATCGAAGCTGAAGGAAATAAAGTAACACCATGGAAAAAGATTAGCGATGAATTAAATTTAAGTATACAAGGTTGCATTAATATTCACAATAAAGGTATCAAAAAAATACAAAAACAACTTGAAAAAGAAATATGATTAATAAATTTATAGGTATAGGTAATCTCACTAAATCTCCCGAACTCAAGGATTTAAATGGCTATAATAAATGTTCGTTCTCGATAGCAATAAATAGCTCCAAAGAAGAAGTTTTATTTCTGGATGTTGAATGTTGGAATAAGGTTGCAGACAACTGTTCAAAATACCTATCTAAAGGGTCTTGTGTTTACATAGAAGGTAAAGTTAAGCTAAATAAATGGCAAGACAAGCAAGGATGCCCAAGGCAAAGGTTCTTTATATCAGCTGATATAGTTAGGTTTCTACCTAATGGAAAAAAAGAAAATACAGAATTAGTTGAAAACCCCCAACCTTCAGATAATATAAAAGAAATTATTAATCCCGAAGACATGCCTTTTTAATATGGAGTACATTAATTTTTCAGCCCCTATAAATTCATTAAGCTTTGGAAATGTATCACTAAATATGCTGAGAGCTTTTTATCAAATTGATCAAAAAGTCTGCTTCTTCCCCATTGGTAATAGTATAGAATTAAAAGCATTCGATAAGATTGACGATGATTTTAAGTCTTGGATTCAGGACTGCTATAATAATCGATACATTAATTTAAATAAAGATAACCCAAGTTTGAAAATGTGGCACCTGAATGGATCAGAGTCAAACATAGGTCCTAATAGTTTTCTGTATACATTCTACGAGTCTGATAATCCTACAAAGTCAGAACTTAATATTTCATCAGTTCAAAAAAGAACTATATTTAGCAGCTCTCATGCTAAGGAATGTTTTCAAAACAAAGGTGCATCAAATACTAATTATATACCTATAGGTTTTGATGAAGATTTTCATGTAACAAATAAAACTTACCTAAAAGATAAAATACTCTTTGGCTTAGTTGGTAAATTTGAAAAAAGAAAACATACATCTCGTATCCTAAACCTATGGGCGCAAAAATATGGGGACAATCCAGATTATCAATTAACTTGTTGCATCACTAATCCTTTTTTTGAAAAGGAACAAATGAATACATTAATTAGTCAAGCTTTAGAAGGTAATAGATATAAAAATATCAACTTCTTACCCTATCTAGAAACAAACTCTGAAATGAACGAACTTTACAATGCTATAGATATTAACCTAAGTGGATTAAGCGGGGCAGAAGGATGGAACCTTCCTGCATTCAATTCCACCTGCTTAGGTAAATGGTCTATTGTACTAAATTGCACATCTCATAAAGATTGGGCAAACTCCAGTAATTCAATCTTAGTGGAACCCAACGGAAAAGAAGACATTTACGATGACACTTTTTTTGTTGAAGGTAGCGAATTCAACCAAGGAAAAGTGAACACATTTAGCGACGAAGATTTCTATACTGCAACTGAAATTGCAATTAAAAAACATAATCAAGAAAACAAAGAAGGACTTAAATTACCATCTACTTTTAACTACAAAAATACTATTAACCAAATACTAAAAATTATAAAATCATGAATAATATAAGACGTGAAGGACCAAATGTTTTACTTTGTTGTGGAAAAGGCAGATGCCCTGCATTATCTAAACTTGAAGAAAAGGATGATCTATACTCTCTAACCGACGATTTTGGAGGAAAGGTTCATTTAACTAAAGAACAACTTCTAGTAATTCAAGAGGCGGTACAAGAACTTGATAAGTCTTAATTTAATTGCTGCTATCGGGTTGATGTGGATTCTGAGATACGGATCCATATTTAATAGCCCCAGAACTTATTTATGCGATAAGTCTAAAATTCTAAATAAACTATTTAATTGTAGTTTATGTTTAGGTTTTTGGTGTGGATTAATTGTTGGCTTTTTTAATTATTTTTATATACAAGAAAGCTTAGTATATATATTATTTCCTTTTGCTTCATCTGCATGTTGTTGGTTTTTTGATTCTTTACTTGATTTAATTCAATTATCTTGTAATTTTTTAGATAAAAAAGATTGACATTTTGCGGTAAATTGGTACAATCATTAGTTATGCCAATGTATTTATTCCAGCACCCATCTACTGAAGAAGTTAAAGAGATTTTTTTTGGCATGAATGATGACAAAAAATATACTGACGACAAAGGTGTTGAATGGAAAAGAATATACTCCCTACCTCAGCTCAACACAGAAGGCAGCATAGATCCGTGGAGTAATAATGATTTTGTAAACAAGACGGCCAATATGAAAGGTACAGTGGGAGATATGCTAGATAAAAGTAGCGAGCTATCTTCAATGAGGGCAGAAAAAAATGGAGGCATTGACCCACTAAAAAAACAATACTTTAAAAATTACTCTAAAGAAAGAAAAGGTGCGAAGCATCATTTAGACAAACCCAAAACTTACGAGAGTAAAAATGTAAAAATAGAATTTGATTAATTATGAGCATACAAATATACAAGCCAAACAAAAGCAATTCAGGCTGCGGATTCAGCTTCACAATGGGCTACGATAAAAACAGCAAAGAACCAGTTGTTTTCATATCTGCAATCTTGCAACACTCGTGGGATGCAAAAAACCACAGAGGTACATTTATGGGTAGTAAAGATGACCCGCAAAAAAATATTAGTGTTAAGCTTAATGAGTTTGAATGTGGAGCCATCATTTCCTCAATCAAAAGCAGGCATGAATGGAATACATTTCATCAAACTACTGACACTAAAACAACTATTAAATTTAGTCCCTGGGATAAAGAATCATCTATCAAGCAATACGATCCTCAATCAAAAGAGTACACGACCAAGAAGCAGATAGTTCCAGCTTTTGGGCTCAGTATATCAAGGAGCAAAGGCAATACATTTAAGATGCCACTAGAGCCCGGAGAATTAGAGTGCCTATCCAATTTTCTCAATGTTGTTCTTTCCAGGATTTATGACTACAGAATCAATAAAATAACCCAGAATTCTTCAAGCGACATCGAACCTTTTGATGACTAAAAAAAAGAAAATTTTATTTCATAGTAATTTCTGTAAAGCTTTTACTGGTTTTGGTAAAAATACCAAAAATGTTTTAAAGTATTTACACTCTACTGGTAAATATGAAATAATCGAAGCCGCGAATGGTTTCCCCCAATCCCACAAAGGGTTATCAACACTACCATGGACATGCATCGGGACACTGCCAGACAATAAAGCTAAACTTGCAGCTTTACAACGAGACCCCAACTTAGCTAAAGCTGCATCTTATGGTTCCGAAACTATTGATGACATAATTAAGGAATATAAACCAGACATATATTTAGGTGCAGAAGATATTTGGGCATTCGATAAATACTGGGAGAAAAAGTGGTGGAACAAAATCAACTGCATGATCTGGACAACCTTAGACTCTGAGCCCTTACTACCCATGGCTGTAGATGCCGCCAAGCATATAAAAAACTATTTCGTATGGGCTAATTTCGCAGAGAGAGAGATGAATAAATTAGGGCACAGTCATGTTAAATCATTACACGGCATTGTTGACCCCTCAAATTTTAAAAAACAAGATTCCTCTGAATTAAGAAAAAAATATTTAATCGATAGTAACTGCTTTATTATAGGTTTTGTCTTCAGGAATCAATTAAGAAAAAGTGTGCCTAATTTACTTGATGGATTTTTAAAGTTTAAGCAAAAGCACCCCAATGCAAATGCAAAACTTTTACTACATACTCACTGGGATGAAGGCTGGGATATCTTGAGGTTAATGAAAGAGAAAAACATTGATCGACTTGATATACTCACCACATATTACTGCAATAAATGTAAAAAATATGAGATCAAACCCTTTTCTGGACAAAAGCAAGATTGCAAATTTTGTGGAAGCGCTGAAAGTCAAAACACCACTAATGTAAAAGATGGTGTTTCTGAACAGCAGTTAAATGAAATTTACAGCTTAATGGATGTCTACTGCCACCCCTTCACTTCTGGCGGACAAGAACTACCTATACAGGAAGCAAAATTGTGCGAATTAATTACTTTAGTTACTAACTATAGTTGCGGAGAAGAACAATGCACACCAGAAAGCGGCGGCCTACCCTTAGAGTGGACAGAGTACAGAGAGCCCGGCACTCAATTTATTAAAGCAAGTACATCTCCTCAAAGTATATGCGATCAACTTTCCTTTGTGTATGAAATGAAGCCTTCGAAAAGGTCTAAAATAGGAAAAAAATCACGAAAATATATAATAGATAATTATTCCCCGAAGGTTATCGGCTCGAAACTAGAGAAGATACTTGATGATATGCCTTATCATGACTGGGACTTTGATTTTTCTGAACAAAAAAGAAACCCTGATTATAATCCCCCCAAGATAGAAAGTGATTCCCTGTGGTTGGTTGATATATATAAAAACATATTAAACATGGATGTGAATCCTGAATCAGATGAAGGTCATAAACACTGGATGGAGAAATTAAACTCAGGTTCCTCTAGAGCAGAAATACTTAAGTATTTCAAAAAAATAGCCAATGAAGAAAATATAAAAATAGATAACTCATTTGAGTTTGAAGATTTTCTCGGGGATGAAAAAGCCTCCGAAAGAATTGCGGTTGTAATGCCTGAAAGCGCTGGCGATGTATTAATGATGAATTCATTAATGGATAATCTATTTAAAATTTATCCAGATAAAAAAATATACTTTTTCACAAAACCTCATTTTTATGATTTAATTGAAGATCATCCTGCTATACACAAAGTGTTACCTTACAATAAATCTTTTGATTTAATATTTTCCCTAGAAGGCCAAGGAGAATACAAAGGCTTTTTTGATGTCGCATATTTACCCTACGGTTCTACACAAAAATTTCCAACATATACTCATAACGGTAAAGATGTTATGCAGATTAATTTTTTTGAAGAAGTATGAGCCATTTAATTGAAGAGTATGCCAAATGCTTAGGCGTAAAAATTACCAAACCCCAGATATCTTCTCATTTTTTTCCGATCCAATGTGATAAATATATAACGATTCAAAGTACTAATAAATTTCAATCCCGTGATTATAGCCATTGGCATCAAGTAGTTTATTTATTAAAAAAATATATTAAGGATATATCTATTGTACAAGTTGGAGAAAAATCAAATCCCACTATCAAGGGCATTGATATAGATCTAAGAAGCAAAACTACCCTCAAGCAATTAAATTATATAATTGAACACTCGAGCCTTCATGTAGGTATAGACAGCTTATGCGTTCACCTGGCTTCGGCATACGATATTCCTTGTGTTGGACTTTACTCTAACATGTGGTCATCTAATTCAGGACCCGTCTGGCATAAAAATTCTGACTTCATTTGCATAGACTCAGATAAAGGGGAATCAAGGGCTTGCTACAGCACAGAAGAAGAGCCCAAGACTATCGATAATATCAAACCAGAAAAAGTTGCATCATCTGTACTTAAATTGTTAAATATAAAAAATAAGCTAGATTCATACGAAACCTTGAATATTGGTCATCATTATCATACGAAAATTATCGAGGTGATCCCCGACTTTTTACCCGACGAAGACCTATTTGCTAATAGACTCATCAATCTTCGTTGTGACTATCTTCTTGAAGAAGACTCTCTTAAGTACTGGTTGCATCGAAAAGTAAATTTAATGATAAATCAAAAAATAGATTTAAATTTATTAAATTACTTTAAGAAAAATATTGCTGGCTCAACCATATTTCTTGAGGACGATAATATAGATGTAGAGTATCTAGAATCATTAAACTCAATAGGTGTTAAATACAACTTAATATGCAAAGATAAAAATAAATTAAATGATTATAGATTTAAGTTTTTTGATTTTGTTGTTAATGAGTATATTGTTAACCAGAAAAAAGACCTTGACTTTTCTTCTAAGCTATGTCATAATACATACTATCATAGTAATAAACTAATCATATCCAAAAATAAATACTACTCAAGTAAAGCTGCATGGAAAGCAAATGTTCAAAAATCAAGCAATCCAGAAAAAATAATAGATAATGCAGATTTCTGGGAAGAAGTAGATTATATAAACATCTATAATAATTATGACAAAAAGCAAAAAAACAACCGAAGTTCAAAAAGTTGACAATTCATCTGGTCCATCACTTTTCAATCGTGATGAAAATGGGTTGCTCACTAATGTTCAATATACTTTTAATGAAGATGGCTCAATTAACTGGAGAGCCATGGTAAAAGAAGAACACCTATTTCCAAACAGAAGTTGGTTTCAAATGAGAGGAAAAGATACACCTAGATCTATAGAGGGGTTAGCTGACCACCAACTTTTGATAAAACTTAGTGGCATTAAAGAATTAGCTAAACTTAGAGGATTTTCTGATGTTAGTTATGAAACCGTTAAGTGTGAAATAGATCATGTGGCTGTAGTTTGCAAGATGACCTTTCTATCTAACTACGAGACATTTGGCAGTCCTGTCATTTTTCAAGATATGGCTAATGCTACGCTTGATAATACTAGCAGCTTTGCTACTAAATTTCTTGAAACTATTGCATGCAATAGAGCTTTCGTTCGCTGCGTTAGAAACTTCTTACAAATTCATATTGTTGGAGATGACGAAATTGATAAATCAGACTCATCATCACCTAACTATAGCCCAACAAAATCAAAACCTGGAGTTAATCCGTTAAGTCCAACTAGCCTATTAAAACAGGCTGCGGAAGAATCTCTATCATGTTCAAGCTTTGAGGAATTTAGAAGTAAATACATAAAGTCTTGGTGGCAAGAAAAAACAGATGGAATATATCAAAATGAATCTATCAAGAATGCAGAATCATGGGAAGATATACCAGGCAAAGAGACAAGAATAATTCTTGGTTTAATAAAAAGTTTATAAAGTTTTTTTATAATACAACACTAAATAATTTAGTATTAGCTAATTTTAATTAATGCTATACGAAATCCAACGTTGTTACTTTGGTTATCAGGTGTGCGGATGGTGCGGTAGGCTGAACGCGAGTACGAGTCTGGATATTGCCACGAACCACCCCGCATGACCCGCTTATCGCCCGTAGCTGGACCCTCAGGATCTGTTTGAGCATCCGAACTGTACCAATCATACCAATCCGCCGTCCATTCAAAAACGTTCCCATGCATGTCAAAAAAGCCCCATGGGTTCGCACTGTAAGAACCTACATCGGTAGTTTCATTTATCGTACCACCATAATTGGCATCGCTTGTACTGATCGTGTCTCCCGTCGAGTAAACCGTGGTGGTACCTGCCCGGCAGGCATACTCCCACTGAGCCTCGGTGGGCAATACATACGCCCACCCCGCAGAGATATTACCCGCCTCCTGTGCATTTAAACGGGTAAGGAATTTTTGAATATCATCATGTGAGACCTGCTCCACCGGACGATTGGGATTGCCAGAGAAGTTGCTCGGCGTGGCATTAAGTCCATCTGTATTCCCCGTCATCACCGCTTCGTACTGGGCCTGTGTAACCTCATATTTTCCCAAGTAAAAACCTTCAGTTAGGGTAACAGCGTGCGGTGAAGCATAATTGATATCATTTTGCCCCATGGTAAAAGTACCAGGTTCTACCCAGAGCATTTCCAGATTTTTATCAGTTTCATTTAGAGCTAAAGGTGCGGTATATTCGGTGGCAATAGGTTCTGCTACAACTACATCCTCAGCAGGCATAGAAAATGTTTTAAAAGGTCCATCTTCTGTAAGGGTAATCTCTTGAGACGAAGATTTACCCTTTGCAGATGCAATGTTTCCGCTGACATAGACCTCATCATTCTCCTTGTATAAAGGATAAATCGCTGGTGGGTTGTCGGTTGGATCAATTTCGGTACTATTCATAACAGAATAACCACCATTGGAGGGCCATGCATTCGGTGCAGTGTAAATTACATTTTCCATATAACCACCATTGGTTACTCCATTATACGCATTTGACCCGCAAAATAAGTAACCATAGGTTAGGAACATTGGATGGCGCCTAGTTATAACTAGGTATTTATGACCTAAAAAGAAATCAGATATGGAGTTCAGCTGCATACTATTTGAGTTCAGTGCACCATAATTAGAGTAACTACCATAGCTAAGAACTCTTGTGGGATGGAATTGATTGTCGGGATATGAGACCTGCTCAATTTCCTTCCCTTGGCCTAACTGACCGTCTCTACCTTCGCCAAAAGTATATAAGAAAGTATCCTTTCCTAGGATGTAACTATTTCCATCCTGAACTCCAATTTTAATTGCATTTGTAAAAACTTCTATATCTTCAAATGTTGCTGGGAAATCACCATAACTGCCGCTTTCCATAGGTGCCATAACTGGAGTTGCGTAATTTACGGGAAAAACAGAAGAGGAAATCCTTGACCCGTACCCACATGCACCCCGGTAAGCACTATCGGAACATGTAGAATAAACCGTTCCATCCTTCTTTAAATAAAGAGCATGTTTAACACCTGCGGCAACATCAACAATATCGCTAAGTAAATGCTCGTTAGTAAACCTCATTCCATCGCCACCTTGAGACCGCAATGCCTCTGCTACATTTAGTGTATCATCAGTTAAGTGACTACCCTTTTCATTCTTGCCAGCCTTATATACATTGCCATCTTTCGTTATAAAGAAAACGGTACGCCTAGCAGAGCATGCATGAATTTTTACAATGTTAGTTATAGGAACTGCTGTCGACTGATCGGCTGTTCCTAAATTGTCTATATGGTAGCACATTACATCTACGGGATAAGTGGTTACCGCATTCGCCCCGTTATCAATTAATTCAGTGGCACGACCAACCTGCACTACAGTTCCATCTTTTTTTAAAATAAAGGTGGATTCATTAAAAATTGCAACATCTACAACATCCGTAATTGGCACTATTGTATTACCCACCATTTCGTGTGACATGTAGTAATATCCAGATTCTATGCATTGCCTAGGGTGACATACATGAGATTCATCTATTGGCGAATTAGTTGTTCCATCAGGCACATGCAGTTCTACATGACTAAATGTACTTAACGAATCGTCGCTCCATCCCAGTGCCAACTGCCCATAATTATTTCTTCCACAAGCATATAGGTTACCCTGTTTGGTAATGAAAAATGTTGAAGTTCCTGCATTTCTTACAGATACAACATCTGCAGGATTAAATTCAGTAAGAGCAGTATAATTTATATGATCTTTGTCCGAGTAAAATATTCCATGTTCAGCAGGTAGAACTGGAGCTTCCCATACAGTATTAACATCAGTGCCGTGCGAGGAATCTGATGCGTAGTCGTACCCAACGCCAAGTGTGCCGTACTGATTAAGCCCGCTCGCAATTACCTGTCCTCCGCCGATGCGGATATGCCTACCATCCCTTGCGGTTATAGTGTTTATGTTAATACTGTTATTTAAGCTCATTCTGATTCAACTGTGAAAAGTGTGGTGTTTCTATAGCTTGCTGATATATTTACCGAGCCTGGAGCTGTAGGCATTGTGAACGTAACAGGATTGCTTGTTGATGTGCCAATACCAGGAACATTAGTCCACTGAACGAATTCATAATCTGTGGGCGGTGTAGCAGTTAATGTAATCTGTGATCCGCTTGTATATGTTCCCGTTTCACTCAAATCAGAAGTTATCGAATAATCAAAACTAGAGTTTACTGTAATTGGTAACTTGGGAGCCGTTCCATCCACATATCCATCTTCTGGCTCGGTATCAAATCCAGTATAAGAGACACCTATATCCTGGGCGGATTCACTTGCTATAATCGATCTATATGACAATATTGGGGAATTAGGTGCCTCACTAAACCTCCATTTGTACTCAAATACATGGTGCTTATGAGGAATATTATCATAGTAGCCACCGCCTTCAATATAAAGACCTCCAGGTTGCCCAGTATACTGATCAGCATCAGCAACATTTGGGATTGGGTAAATTTTAAAGTCTTGAAGAAACCCATAATGTTCCTGAGAGTCGTTACCCAATATTCCAACATACGCCTGTGTGGACTCAGCAACCATTTCATATCCCTCTCTACCCAAACTAAATCCCCCAGTAAATATGAACCCAAATGCGGGATCGTCATATTTTGAAAGATACGCCATAGATGTACTGGTTCGGCTTCCAGTATACCAAGCACCGTCTTCACCATTTGCATTTGCAACATATACTCGTATTGTAGTTACAACATCACGGTACTGAATCTCACTCCCCCACCTAGTATCCGGCAAGTTAGTGGTAGTGAACTCCCAGTCTGAAAGTGTTATCCCAGGAAATGACTCACTTGTCGTAAAACTGGAAGGAATTACAAAATAATTCATGGCTGGAGCTCCATTCGCTACATAATTCGCCGTTACAGTAACATCGCTTGACGGCATCGTAAACTTTACAGCATTTGTATTGGCGTTCGTGCTGTCCACAAATGTAACACTAGGGCTAAACGACCAAGATGAAAACTCGTATCCCGATGGCGCAGTAGCTCCAAGTGTTACGGTTGAGCCTGGAGCATAACTATCCCCTCCGATTTCTTCACCATCTCCACTTACGGTTACTGCATAAGTAATTAGTGTATAATTGGCGGTTGCAGTAACATCGCTTGACGGCATCGTAAACTTTACAGCATTTGTATTGGCGTTCGTGCTGTCCACAAATGTAACACTAGGGCTAAACGACCAAGATGAAAACTCATACCCCGATGGCGCAGTAGCTCCAAGTGTTACGGTTGAGCCTGGAGTATAATCATTCCCTCCGGTCTCCTCACCATCTCCACTGACGGTTACCGTATAAGTATTTTGTGTATAACTCGCCAACAAAGTTACATTTTCTGATGGCATAGTTAAATTAAAAACATTATTACCTACAGGGTCTTCAGTGACCGCCACAGGATTGCTGCTTGTGTCTCCTGATGCGGATATTGAAACGAGGGAATGATCCGGCTGAGGTAATATTGCAAACGAAAGTATTTTTCCTTCATTTGATAAAATAATTCCAGATAATTGTAAGTCACTTATATTTGATTGTATAGGATTTTTATTCGTCGAACCACCACTAGTGCCGTTTCCTAATTGGTCAAAATCATTTGAACCCGAAGCCCATGCATTGCTATCGCTTTTTAAATATGCCGCATGACTTCCGCCTGCCGATATTCCGACCACTCCGTTAAATATAGAATTATCCACATTAGTTACCTGCACTGGATTGTTTCGATCCGTAGTTGTACCATCTCCTAATTGGCCTTTGATATTTAAACCAGCTGCCCAAACCGTGGTATCGCTCTTCGAATACAACGTGTGATAATTTCCTGCCTCTACCGCTATAACATCAGTAAAATCAGTCGTGTTTATATTCTTTACTTGGGTAGGATAATTTCTATCCGTGGTTGTACCATCTCCTAATTGGCCAAAATTATTTCTTCCGGCCGCCCACACTGTACCATCATTCTTTAAATACAGGGTATGATAACTTCCTGCAGATATTCCTACAATTTCGCTCAGAACAGTACCATCTGCATGCTTCACCTGTACCGGATTGTACCTTGCGTTTTGGGTACCGTCCCCTAATTGGCCGTAAGTATTCGTTCCTGTCGCCCACACCGTGCCATCACTCTTTAAATACACCGTGTAATTCGATCCTGCCGCTATCTCTATAACATCAGTAAAATCATTTCCATTTTGGTTTTTCACCTGAATAGGGCTGTCATAGCTATCAGTCGTACCGTCACCCAATCCGCCATAATTACCATAACCTACCGCCCACACCGTACCATCACTTTTCAAATACACCGTGTGAAACTCACCTGCTGATACCGCAACTACTTTGTTAAATTCAGCACCATCCGCATGTTTCACCTGTACGGGATTATTTCTTTGTGTTTTGCTACCGTCTCCTAATTGCCCGCTATTATTCCTTCCCACTGCCCACACCGTACCATTGCTCTTCAAATACACTGCGTGATTATAGCCTGCTTCTACCTGTATAATATCAGTAAAATCAGTTGCGTCTAGATTTTTCACTTGAGTGGGATTATTTGTATTCGTGGTTGTACCGTTTCCTAATTGTCCGTAATAATTATGACCCACTGCCCAAGCGGAACCATTCTCCCTTAAATATACTGTGTAATTGTTTCCTGCGGAGATAGATTTTGTACCTTGAAGAACTCCACCTGTGATGTCACTAGTCATACTGTAGATATTAGCTTTAAACTCCACGTTAAGTACAGGGGCACTTGTTGCACCGCTGGGCATCGTAAATTTAAAGTTTGGAGCGGTCGGATCAGGATCAACTGTAACAGCAACACTATTAACAGTTACTGTAACCGTATCGATTTCTTGTCCAGATGGTATATCAGTAACCGTAAATTTTACAACCTCACCGGCTTCTACATTTCCATCGGTTGGCTGAGTATAATTAATATTGGCATGTGTTGGCAGGTCGTAAACCGCTACATAATTCGCGGTTGCGGTAACATCGCTTGACGGCATCGTAAACTGCACATCATTTGTATTGGCATTCGTGCCGTCCACAAATGTAACGCCAGTATCAAACGACCAAGATGAAAACTCGTATCCCGATAGTGCAGTGGCTCCAAGTGTTACGGTTGAGCCTGGAGCATAAGTACCACCTCCAGCCTCTGTACCGTCTCCATCTACGGTTACTGTATAAGTAACTAGTTCATAATTCGCGGTTGCGGTAACAGCTCGTGCTGGCATTCTAAACTGAACAAGACTCATAGTAGCATCTACTCCATCTTCAAATGCGACAGGAGTACTAAATGTCCAAGATGAAAACTCTTGCCCTACCACTGGTTCAGTAATTCCAATTGTTACGGTTGAGCCTTCTGCATAATCACCAGCACCAAATAATATACCGCCCCCACTCAAAGATAGGGTATAAGTGATTAAAGATTGACTGGGGTCTTCAGGATATGCATCAAACTCATCATCTACTCCATCTCCATCTGAGTCAGCTCCAGATGCACGATTTGGATCTATTGGGTAAATATCCTCTAAGTCAGAAACCCCATCTCCGTCATCATCCGCATCGTAAATATCTGGAATTCCATCACTATCTGTATCTGCAATAGGTGATAATTTTGTACCCGATGGTATCGATTCGGAAACAACCGTATTTGATGGGGCATAGTAACTTTTTCCTCCGATTGTTACTAATACCCAATCCTGATAAGGAACAAGTGATAATGGATATATATATCCAGTTTCTTCCCCTAATGATCCCCATGCATAATAAGTCTCAACTGGATTTGCAGGATCATCGATTGGCGATGTCGGGAAATCTTCAGATGGAGATGTTCCCTCGCCATTGCCCGTGGATGGCCCTAGAGCAACTGCAGTAACAGTTATTTTCCCATTCATTGATGCATGATTTGAGCATACATATGTATACTCTCCTGGAGTAGTTGGGTTAAAGGTGTAGTTCCCTTCAGCGTCAACACTACCAACCACATTGCCCCCTGAGTCTTTTATCTGTATTGGATGACTTGAGTGAACTAAATTATCAAACACGAATGTATCTCCTACCGCAAGTGTTAGGGTTGGATTTCCAACAGATCCATCATTTTCCCCGCCTGTGAAATAATAATTGGCACCATCTCCGCCCACTGAAAGGTCGGTGGTTGTCTCACCTTCCATGTAATAAGTTATACCATCTATGGTTTTCGAGATGGGATTGCTTAGTCCAAATGCATTAAGGTAAACAGGGTAATAGTAACCTAGCCCTTCATTGCCGTATCCATATACTTGGTAAGCATCGTTGGTTATTGTTTCAGTTACCTCTCCAGTTGATGAAAGCGCACCTACTCCAGCACCCCCATCAGTTCCCCCGCCAAGGTAGGCCTGAGTAATTGCACCGGATATAATTGAGGATCCATCCCCGGTATATGTAGCATCTACATGACTAGATGCGGAGGATGCGTTAATTAAGTCTGCAATTTGTTTCTCGGTGTATGTTGAAAGGTCATTGGATAATCTTACCGTTATAATCCCGGTTTCTGGATCAAATATCACCTGATCGGATTCTGCCCCGCCTTCTATTGTAACACTAATACCAGAATTTGCACCATTGGTCTTAGAGGTAATAGTAAGATTGCCAATTGTGAGAACATCAGGAGTTGAGGCCTGCGGTGCAATAGTTGTACCAAATGAAATACCTTGCCCCTCCTGGGTGCCATCATAGTTGCCTAAATATCTATTCACGCCGGTTGGCATGTAGTAGAGCTTACCATTGAATACATGCTCTGTGTAGCCACCATCCCCCACTCCTTCAGCAACTGTCTTATCAAAATACAAAGGATAATAGCCATCTACTGATGTAAGCCTAGTATCCGTATCAATCATGTAGTATGTAGCTCCATCAATAACCACAGGTATTGAATCTACTGGACGGCCTTCTTTGTCTCTAGCTGGAGGGGAGTTATATAATGGGTAATAGTATCCCAGTCCTTGTGGTCCATTTCCGTATGCCCAGAAACTATCATCTTTATTATCAAGGGCATTAATGATTCCATCTAAGTCATCATCTGAAAGAGGCATGTTAGGCATATCTGGTTTAACATCGGATACTATGGTGCTACCAGTGGTGTAATAAGTTTGTCCATTTATCTTAACTTTACGGTAGGATCCTGGAGTAAGTCCGTTAGGTGTAACATATAATGGAGATATGTACCCTTTTTTATTGTGATCAACTTCCTGGCCTGATCCGGCTGGGCTTTTTAGTCTTATCTTTCTACCAGCAGGGTGCCTCTTAGTAAGAGCTGATGAAAACTGTATTGACCCAAAACCGCTAATTACGGCATCTTCCTTTTGCTCAATAGGAACAAAACTAGCTTCTGTAGTGCCAAAAGCAGCATACAATGTATTTCCGTAGTAAGTAGAAGATGGGCTAACCCAATAGCTTATATTTGGGTCACCCCACCAATCTATTGCCTGGGTTATATTTACATGCATAGTACCTCTTGCCCTTAATTCTGTGCCCTCAAGAACTATCCAAACATGACCCTCTAGCCCCGTGTCAAATTGATTGCTTGTGTAATATGTGCCATCTTCCCTGATTCTTTGAATAAGCCAGCCATTCAAGGTGGAAGAAATCACCTCAAATCGTTCACTTGGCCCAGGAGAATAACTTCCTCCACGTGGATTTGTCAGTCCCCCTCTCGCATTGACTATTGAGCCCACAACTATTTCGCCAGTTCCCCATGTATCTGTTCCATCAATTCTTATCTCTGGCAACCTAAGGAACGGTGCGCTTGAGTATTCAGCGATAAATTTTGTATAAATGTGACCTTCAGCAAATGTATAGAGAACATAATGAGAAGAACCTCCTACGTTTACTGTTGTTTCTGGATTAGTTATTGAGGAATCGGATGATAGGCTAAGTGTATCTCCAACCAGGAAATAACTAGAATCATCAATTTGAATTTCTGTATCACCTATTTCAGCATCTTCTGTCATTGTTGCAAATGAATCAGATGTATTTCCATGAACATAATAGGAGTCGCCCGATCCTGGGGCTACTAGCACATCATCTATACCATCTTCGTCAGAGTCTACGCCACTAACACTAGCATCAGTATCATCAGAATCTATAGGTGCGTAAACACCATCTCCGTCAGTATCTACACCATCAGATGTAGCTCGAAATGGACTGTCAGGGTATTGGTCAATTAGATCATCGAACCCATCACCGTCTGTATCAGTGTCAGTGTCAAATTCATCGTCTATTCCATCACCGTCTGTATCAGTCCCAGATGAGCGAAGCGGGTCATTGGGA